AACTTTATAAATCGTTCGATTTACCTTCACCGCCCGCTGCCGTGCTACCTGAACCAAAGTCGGTAGATTTCGGGGCGGCTGCGGCTGTTAGTCCTAATGTTGCAAACATAATTCAAGGACTTAGAGATTCGAGCAACAAGCCGTCACAACCTCAAGGTTTGATGAGTACTATGCCAAGTAGCTCTAAACCTCAAAGTGCGTTGTTTCAAATACCTAAAAACATAATTACTGTCGACACTTTGTCAGATATGACCTATAAGAACTTGTTAGGTGATACAAAGTTGAAGTATGATTCTTACGAGGTAGGTAGAGATAACGAAGAACTTCAAGCTCAAAAACAAACACGTTTAGAGAAGTGGGGTAAAGGTGTAACTGCTATGGTGGGAAAATCTTTAGTTCACGCTATTGGAGGAACTGTTGGCTTAGCTGTAGGTATAGGTGAGTGGATTAGACAGGGTAATTTTAACGCTTTTTACAATAATGATTTTGCTAAATCGTTAGATGACTTGAACAAGTCAATAGACGATTCGCTTGCCATATATAAAACCCAAGAGGAAAAGAATATGAACTTTTTGGAGCAAATGACTACTGCTTCCTTTTGGGCAAAAGATTTTACAGACGCGGGTGCTTTCGTTTTAGGAGCAGTAATTGTAGGTAAAGGAACAGGATTGCTAACGAGAGGGCTTCCTAAAGCTGCGATGAGAGCTTCGTTTGGCAGCTCCGCTCGTACTATTCAAGCGGCAAGGAACGCCACAACTGCCGCACAGAGTGCGAGATTGATGTCCACTATTAAATCCCCTATTAAAAGATTACTTCACTCAGCTTTAAACGGAGGTAGTGAGTTGAGAGGTGGTTTAGTAGGTGCTTATCAAAATGCAGCCAATGTAGGTCGTGTTGTGAAAGGTTTGAACACTTTCGGGCAAGTTACAATGGCGGCTACTTATGAAGCAGGTGTTGAATCGCGTCAGGCATTGGAAAGTATGCGTGACAACTATCTGAAAATGTACAGAGAGCATTATGGACACGAACCTTCTCCTGAAGAAATGTCAACATTTATGGAGGATGCGGTTACGAAGTCCAATATGGTGTTTATGGCTAACGTACCTCTTGTTGCAATAGGTAATTATGCAACGGTTGGACGTATTTTAGGTTGGCAAACACCCAAGTTTTTATCAAGAATAGGTGATAGAATTAACCCTCTACGATGGGGAGAAAGAACTGCTCTTGCGGGGGTATCTCGTACGGCTACAGGTTTTGCTTTTGAAGCTCCTAAAGGTTTTGCAAAATACGGCAAGAAATTCTACAGCTTAATGTCAGCTCCAATAAAAGAAGGTCTTGTTGAGGAAGGTGGTCAGAACTTTGTATCTACCTTTGCTGAGAATTATATGAAGGCTAAATATGACCCTGACGCTACGGCAGAAAACCTTTTGTTTATGAAGGAAATGGGAGACGCTTTACTCCAAGCCTACGGAACTAAAGATGGTTGGAAAGAGATAGGTATGGGTATGCTTATTGGTTTCTTAGGTAATAGTACAGGTAGAGTTGCTCAATCAGCGAGACAAGGTAAAGGCTTTATGAGTTCTGTAGGTTCTTTCTTCGGTACAGAATACGGAGATGAGTTAAGAAGGGGTAGAGAATTTGTCGATAGTCACAATGCTTTAATTGACGCCCAAAATGAGGCAGGTGAAGGTTGGTTGTCTACACAACAAACAGACGCTTTTAACAGATTAGGTGTTGTTAATCAGCAACGTGTTGCCGACGGCAAAGCAGAACTTTCTAAAGATGAGCGTGAAAAACAAATGATATACCGAGCAAACCAAATGGCTCAATATCGTTTAGCGCGTCAGTACGGAATGGAGGATTTTATTGGCGAACAAATGTTAGCGCAAATAGACGCCCTTACCACTGAAGATATGAATGCTTCAGGTATTCGTGAAGATAAACATCAGGAGTATAAAGATTTCTTAAAAGAGCAAGTAACACGACAATTAGAAATTGACGAGCAGGCTTCAACTATTGCTGAAAATTTACACGAGAATTTGATGAGTCAAGCTCAACTTGAAAGTTTTGCTAAGTTAGGTGTTAGCTATGAAGACCTCGTGACAATGACCGCTCAGGAGATAGCTATGGGTTATGATGCTGTAGAGCGAGTTCAAGACCAAGCTAAAGAACTTGAAAAACTATTAGGTGTTGAAGGTGCGGGTTCAGCAATAATGCTTAGACAACGAATTAGCGAAACAAAAGCCAAGCAGGTAGAAGAGCGAAATAAACTTCAGAATGAGAGAAATGAACTTGCTAAAAGACAGCAAGAGCTTGAAAATGTGTTAGTTAATGAGCGTAAGAGAACTCTTACTCAGTCAAGTGATATAGCTAATAACGCTGAAAAGAAGAATGAGAAATTAAATAGTGTTTTAAGTGAAATAACCGAAAACGAGCAAAAACTTAGAGAGATAGACAATCGAATAGAAGCTATCAATCACAGACAAGTTAAGTTAGAAGGAATAGATGCTGACGCGCTTTTAGGTGGTATCACTAAAGGTCTTGAATTTTGGGGAGACGGGATAGCTGCTTCAGAGACTGAATTGGACGCTTCATTCCAGAAACTACAACAGCTTGACGATTTAGTTAAAGGAGTGAGAGAAGAGTTGCGTGACCCTAATACTTCGGAAGACAGAAAACGTGAGTTAGAAGAATGGTTAGACAAATATTCACATTTAGTTGCCAACATTCGTCAAGACGTTGCTACGTATCAAACATTACATAGAAACTTTACAGAAAGAACAAGTCCTCGTTATGCTTTTTCTCGTTTCAGCAGAGAATTTAGTAAGAAAAACAGAGACAAGGAAGTAGAGATAGATAAGGATGCTTCAGATTATTTCAAAGAGAAATGGCAAGAGGTAGAAAAGATTATCGAAAACTCTGAATTGTCCGCTTATCAGGAATATCAATTCCGTGCCAATGCTAAGATATATTTCAAACAGCGAGAACTACACTTGTTTGACAATGACGCTCTTTCAGCAGCTATTGCTGAAAACGACGAGGTTATAACAGACGCTATGTGGGAGCAGGTTCAAAATGGTGTAGATGTACCAGGACTTAAAGAGAACATAGCTGATAAGTTAAATTCAAATGTAAATCTTTCTTTAAGAGAACGAGAAGTTTATGCCAAGTTTAAGAAAGAAATAGACGGAATTGTAGAAAACTTGCAGTTGGAACAAGGTGATAGTATGAGTTATGGATTTAGTAATGGACAACAAACTAACACTGAAGTACGTAGAGATAAACCATTCTTAGAAGCTCTTAAAGAAGTTATAGATAGTTTCATAGCAACCAACAATCGTTTGTCAAGAGACATAGTCTCTAATGTTGAAAAACCTACAAAAGAAGACTACGAACGTTTCAGAGATTTACATAAGAAGAAAACAGGTCGCGACGAGAAAGGTAAGATGACCGATAAGAAAACTCGTGAGAAACTAATGCAGGAGTTTGCAGAGAATGAAGACGAGTATGAAGCACTGAAAGAAAAGATAAACAATTGGGGAGTTGTTTCTGGAACTATTGCCAATGGTGTTCGTTTATCAGACCTTATTGAATTATATGAAGAGTTAAGTGCTGAAGAACAACAAACCTCTCAAAATAGAGTTACACAGACAGAAGTTTCTTTAGACGACTTACTAAGCGAGAATGAAAGTGAAGCGGAATGGCAGGGGAATAAAAAAGGACGTAGATTTGACATAGCGCAAGTTTACGATTTAGCAATGGTTTCGAAAGATAAAGACGGGAATTTTGTACTACATCATTATGGTGTTGATAACATTATAGAAGATGTACAACAGCAATATCCTGATAGCAATATTAGAGTTGTGGGAGTTGAACATATTTCAGGTAACAAACCTATTTATCAATCCGATAAGATTTCAACTTATTCAGCAGTAGAGTTTCAGATAGAGAATGAGGACGGCTCTGTAACCCAATTTGAGGTAAAAATAGATGCTCAAAACAACTTAGTCTTTCCTGAAGATGTTGCTGAACATTTAGGTTCTTTAAGATTAATGCAGATACCTTCTATATCTCGTAACTACCAACCTTTATACAGAGAAAACGAAGACGGAACATTTGAGCAAGTTCGTTCTTCATTCTCAGGAGGGATAGACACACAAGCTACTAAGGAAGTTCGAAAGGGAGACGTTTTAAACGCCGAAATAGACCTGAATGACCCTTACACTAAGAGTTTAGTAGATAATTATAAAAAAGCTCTTGCAGAAGCCAAAGGAGATGGTAGAAACGCTGCAGTTAAGGAAGCTAAAAAAGCGTTAGAGGATAAAATGGTAATCCGACTTGTAGATAGTAAAGGTCGAGTTGTTTCTGTAATGAAATCAAACGCTAATAGTCAAGACTTACAAGAATCTGCCACTGCTTCTGCGATGATAAAGTATCGTAAGAACGCTGTAGTTGAAGTTGTAAAAGCTATTTCGGAAAATCCTGATGTTCAGCTTGTTAGATTGGGTAAAAAAGGAAGCGTTTCTGTGGAGAGTGTTATGTTAGGTGTTCCGAATGTACGAGTTTCTCGTAATGAAGACGGAGAAGTTGTTGTGGTTTCAAAGACATTGAGCGAGCAAGATAAAGGTAAAATAGTAGATGTTGGTTATATGTTAGACGGACATATCCATTCTAAAAATGGAACTACTATTACAGCGGGACACAACTTGTTAAATCAATACAAGAAAGACAAACATAAAGGAAACAGAATACCTCTTGTTTTCATTCGAGAAAACGGACAAGTTGTAGCTTACCCTGCACACTTACAAAGTAAAGGTAATCTTGAAGAGCAGTTTGACGAAATTGTTGCAAACAATGACCCTACGCAAGCTGCAATTAAGCTCAACAAGTCGATGTACGACAATGGAATTTCAACACAATTGTTTGGATTGACACCTAATATGATTGTTGAGAACTCTCCTGAGTTTCAGAGCGCGAGACAACAAGCAGCCAATCACAATCTCTACTCTGACCTTGAAATGTGGGTAACCGATGACATAACAATGGAAGATGTTCTAAGTCAGCACATTGAAGTGAATTTAGATATGCAAGGTGACGCTTTCGCAGCTCCCAAATTGCAGATAAATTACGGAAACAGCAATGAGGTTGTTAATGAAGACGATGTTGAATTAGATGACAATAGTGGTACAACAGCTGACAATTTGTCACCTCTTCCTTCCAACCCTAATTCACAAGTAGAAAGTAAAGGTCGAAAAACACATAAAGATAAGGACGGAAACGTGTATGAGGATTACTATAAAGGTGTAGACAAAACTTTCACCTTTAAAGGTAAGAATTACAAAGTAGTTCGCTCTATAATAGATGGAGATAAATCTTTACTAATGTTGTTGGACACTGCAAGTGGTGAAGTTATAACTGAAGCGGATATAATGAAAAGTCATTCTATGACAACTGCTGTAAATAAGTGGGTCAGAGACAATGTTGGTAAGAAAGAGCCTTCGCCTATAATAACAATGGGAGAAAGTATCCCTATAAATAAAAAAGCTGAAAAAGTGGAAGACAAACCTATTACTACCGAAGTTGAGCAACCTTCTGTTGAGGAAGAACTTGAAAAAGAGTTGCAAGATGAGAATAACAAAAAGGTTATAGACGAAATAATAACTCCTTATGACGAGGACACTGAGTACAATGAAGAAAATCCCGTTTATAGAGAAGTTGAACAAAAAGTTTCCGATTTGATGGGTGATTCGTTTAATGAGTGGATTGAGAGTGAGCGTGTGAATAATCGCGAAAGGGTGTTGAAACCTTTTAGAGAAGAAGTTGATAAATTCTTTGAGGGGAAAGCTAAAAGTGTAGATACATATACCGACGAAAGATTTCAAGATTCAGATTCATTCCTTGTATTAGAGAAGAAAGGTAAGAAAATAAAAGTACAATTTAATTTCTTAGGTAACACTTCAAGAGTTAATAAGGAAGGTACTTTTAATACTGAGGAAGAAGTTAGAGAGTTTTTGGAAGATGCTTTCAACAATTCGTTTGAGGGTTATGAATATAATGTTGGACTTTCAACATTACAAAACAAGTTTAACGAATTATCGGCAGAGAATAAAATTCAAAAAATCAACTACAATGATATTTCTGAAGCAGACAAACCTACTGAAATGTTAAGTCAAGTAGTTGAAAAGAGGAATAAATGCTAATTTAGAACTTTTTCATTTTGTATTATAAATTATTGGTAATCAGCAGTCTTTATAGATTGCTGATTATTTTTTATAAAATTTTCTTTCAAAAAGTTTGCAAGTTTCAAAAATAGTCGTACCTTTGCACCGCTTTTGAAATTCACAATTTAGTGGATAGACTAATATAAAAATACATATTGAGAAACCTTACAAGGGAAATACATAACTAGTGAATTTCAAAAGCAACTTGTAACGGTTTCTCTTTTTTTTGTTTTAAAAAAATATATAATGAAAAAAGAACTACAATTAGATTTGTTCAAAGAAAACGTAAATGAACAAACTACAAATGAGTTGAAAATCTCAAGTCGTGAGATTGCAGAATTAACAGGTAAGAGACACGATAATGTGTTAAGGGATTGTGATATTCTTAACCAAAGCTATGAGAAGATGACCCTCCTCAAAATTGAGGAGGGGTATTATACCCACCCGAACACGGGTAATCAGCAACATAGGGAGTATCTTCTCACAAAGATTCAAACACTTGACTTGATGACAGGTTACAAAGCAGACCTTAGAATTAAGGTCAATCGTAGATGGGAGGAGTTGGAAAAACAACAAGCAGAAACAAAACTTCCACAAAACTATATTGAGGCTCTTGAAGCACTACTTGTTTCTGAAAAAGAGAAGTTGAAACTCCAAGAAGAAAACAAACTTATGTTACCTAAAGCTGAGTTTTACGATGATGTCACAGGTTCAGATAGTTTGATTGATATGAAAGAAGTTGCTAAAGTTTTGAACTTTAAAAATATCGGTAGAAATAAATTGTTTGAATTGTTGAGAAACAAGTCTGTTTTAATGCGTGATAACACACCTTATCAAAAATATGTTGATTGTGGTTATTTTAAAATCATAGAAGTGAAGTGGTTCAACCCGAAAAAGGCTTCTACTCAGATAACTCTTAAAACAATGGTTTTCCAAAAAGGTTTAGATTTTATTTCAAAACTGATAAAGAGAGAACTTAATAACACCCTGCAATAGAGTGTTTTTTTATGCTTATTTCTATATGATTTTCTTGGAAAATATACTTTTTTTTATTATATTTGCACTTTGAAATTTACACTTTTGCACTTTGGATTGCACTTTGGAATTTCAAAACGTAAGTTAATTGTAAAAGATGACTAAAGAAAACATAACAACGGCTAATGGTAAGAAAGGAATGAACCGCGAGGCTCATCCTTCCGCTATGCAGGAGAATGAATACAGCTTTATGTTGAATGGTAATATAGAAGAGAGTTCAGGTAGTGTAATGATGTTGCAGAACGAACCTTCTACATTGCTTGCTACTCGTTTTAAAGCAGGTTATAAAGTAATAGGTGTTAAAGCTGACAGATTGTCAGAAGATACTTATTTCTTTTTAACCAATCCCGAAACGGGTTATTCTGAAATAGGTGTTGTTAGCGGTAAATGCAACTACCAAGATTTAGACGACAAAGAAGTTAATTGCGACCAATGTAACTCAGTTAATGAGCTTGGAACACCTCTCGAAAATCAAGAGCAGAAAGAGGGTTGTGTATATAAAACATTGATTTCAGATGAATGTGATAAAACACGTAGTTTCAACTTCGATATTTACCACCCTATAAAAGACGGAAACATTGTAATCAAGGATGAGAAGTGCGGTAAGAGAATGTATTGGACTGACAATTACAATCCACCACGCTACATTGACCTTGATGAATTAGAAAAATATAAATACATAGAAGACGCTGTTTGCAACATTCCTGCCAAATTAAAGTGTGAAGATTGCGAACAAAATGATTATGTGAAGTGTCCAAATGTAGATAAGATGAGAATATTCCCTATCTATTCTAAACCTTGTTTAGAGCCTGATGTGATAATGGTAGGTGGTAATCTCAAAATGGGTACTTATGAATTTCTCGTAGCTTATTGTACTAAAAATGGCGACGAGATAACTCCGTATATGTCTGTTACAAACCCTATCTCTATATTTGACAAACAGAACACAACGATGAATCAAACGAATATTGCAGACCAAACAAATTTAGGTATTCGTTTAAATATTCAAAATTTAGATAAACAATATAAATACTATAAAGTTGCTGTAATACAACGTACAGACGTAAATAATAATACAACTTACTTCATTGAAGGAATACATCCAACAACTGAAGATAAAATTTATTATGTAAGAGAAGGTGAGAAGAGAACAACTCTTGAGCAACTCTTGCAAAGAAAAGTTGTTTACGAGAAAACTGAAGGTATAACAGAAAGCAACAACACTTTATTTCACTACGGATTAACTGCACATAGAGAGTGGAATTTGCAACCTATTGCAAACTTACTTGGAGCATTTATGAAGTGGAGTACAATGAAGGCGGACGAGAGTTTGTATGAAGACGGTGTGAATTGTTCGTTGTATAGAGGGAATATGCGAGATGAGGTTTATCCTTACGCCATATCTTTCTTTACCAATCACGGATACAAGACAGCTCCTTTCCCATTGATTTCTCGTCCTGCATATCGTGAAGAGAAGCGTTTGGTAGTGAACTTGCCTAAAAATCCTACAGCACAACAAGTTCGAGACGCTTTAAAAAATACAAATGACATTAATGTAAGGTCTATTAATGAAAACAATCCTGAGTGTGCTGAAACAAATCGTTTACAAGTGTGGCAGTATTACAACACTGCAGGTAAAGGTGAATATTGTTTAGCAGACCCAAATGAGGAGTTTGAGTTCTTGAATGTAGATGAAGATAGAAAATTCTCTATTAAGAAAGTTGCTTCTTTCGAGTTAAACAAAGAAGATATTTATAAACAGCTTTCTAAACGTGTGTCGTTCAGATTGGACGTTTCTGGATTGTCTGCAAGAAAAGCGAAAGAGTTAGGTATTGAAAAAACAACTTACAACAACTTCTTTGACTACTTTAAAACATTATCTTATGCGGTTTACGAAAAAGATGATTTGGAAGATTTGTATGCCCTTTACAAAGATGAAGGTGAAGACAAAGAAAAGAAATTGTTATGGCAAGATTTCTGTAATTTTGTAATGAGAGGTGACCCATCGAAAGACCGCTCTCGTACAAATTTTGAAATAACATTTAAAAGTAAGAAGTTTAACGAACTTTTGAATGTAGATGATGAAGAAGCTAAAAATCAATTCGATATAGGTATAGACCCTGCTACTCAAACAGGGTGTAACACTCCTATATATGTACCCACAGAACAAGATTTAGAAAAAGAACAAGCTGAAAAGGAAAATAGACCTGACAACATAGGTAGAAACTACTCACTATCTATAAATGAGGATGAATTGATACCTGACAATTTCGAAGAACGTTTTATTTATAAAAAAGCTGAAGAGATGGAACGTTCTTACGAATGTACTGCTTGTCGTCCTTATGAAACAGATGCGGAGACAGAAGAGATAGTTAAAGCTCGTGAGAACCCTGATGATTTAAACACACCTGATAAGGTTAAGAAATTAGACCAATTTCACGCACACGATGTTGAATTTATGTACAAGTATGCAGATTGGTTTAAAGAAGGTAATTTTACCTGGGATTATGACTGTAAAGGGGGTTGTAAATTTTGGAGACAGGGTATAGGTGTTATTTGGGATAGGAGTTGTCCTGACAAATGTAAAGATTGGTATCAGAAGTGGCATTATCAATTAGCAAGACCTAAAGAAATATTTTTAAAACGAGATTTACAACAGTTTACAAATGTGATAACCACTAATTGCAATCAGATTGTAGGTCGAGCTTTGGAGTTACAACCTTCATCTGAGCCTTACGAAAATACAATACCATTCTTTTTTGGAAATTTTGGAGGTGAGATTAGTTACCCTGATAGTGACCTTTTTTTAAAATATAAAAAGAACAACGGAAAGCAGGTTAACATATTTGAATATACAAAAAACTTTTCTGGAAATGGTATAATCAGATGGGTTTGGGATTATCACATAGCTTCTTTTTCAAATCAAGGTATAACTAAAGGTTCGTTTGCATTTAAAGCTAAGTTTGAGGATGGGGTAAAGCGAATGTTTTTGGAAATTGTACCATTGAGCAAGTGTGTTAGAAACAACGATTATCATACCATTAAACAAGGTCAAAGTGAACGCAGTAACTTTGAAAGAGCCAGAGAAACCGTGAGAGTTACTATTTTTAAAGATTCGACCCTCAAGAAGATATTGGTACATCAGGTTGTGGATTTGAAAACAGTTAGTGAGAGTGATGAGGATGGTGTTTTTATAGAATTGAAGCAAGAACCTAACAAGTTTCGTAAAAATCAGTACTTCTATATTGTTGTAGAACCTGGGTATGAATGGGTAAAGGTTAAAACTCCAAGACGTTTGTCTGTTGAAGAACAAATGGTGAAAGGTACGATTAATGACGATAGAAGGCGTGCTTTGAATGCGTATAGGGACTACTTAGGTAACTGGATTAGTTCGGATGAACTGACAGAACGTGAAGTGGTGAGAACACTTGTCCCTTGTGGATGTTTTTCGGTAGTTCTTAGAAAGGAAGAAGTTAAAGAGACAGAACTTTCTTTTTCTAAGATTTATTTGGATAGAAATGTAACTTTCAATTTCGAATGTACACATAAAGTACCTTTATATAAAGGTTGTAAACCTGTGAATTATATGAAGGGAGAAGTGGCGTATTGGGAATCTGTTTTTAATTATCCTGATAATAAAGACTTATACGATTCGTCCAAGTTGTTAATAGAGGTTAGCGACATACCTAAAGTTTATCGTTCTAAGTTCCGTCAGTTTTATGGAACAGACGGAAAGTCGGATAAGGTTATAAACGGAAAGAGCTATTTTAGTTTGAACGAGGAAGCTACACAATTCTTTTGTAAACCTATCCGTCACTTTAAAATGCCAGATAACATAACTGCTCCATTTATCTCTCAAGAGGACTTGAACCCTTTCCAAAGAAGTTTAATTTATCCTCTCGGTGTAGATTTAGACCCTCGTCTTATTCACTCATTTTTGAATATTGCTGAAAAGAACGGATTACTTACGAATGAAGAGAGAAATTCAATTATAGGCTACGAGATACTTAGAGGTGACAGAACTCTTGAAAAAAGCATTGTTGCCAAAGGTTTGTTATACGATACTTATAAATACACAGAAAATGGTAAGGATGTGTTTTATCCCAATTATCCTTACAACTCTTTAGGTATAGACCCGTTACACTTAGATGAAGATAGAAAACATTTAATAGACCACCCTTTTAAAAGTAATCGAAATAACAAATTTACATTTCATTCTCCAGATACACACTTTAATAAACCAACTCTTCCGAGAGAAATGAAAGTTGAAGGTGTACAATATGGCTCTTCAAAAGGTGTGTTTGCTACGGTTGAAGACCACTCAAAATGGGTAATTCTCGGAGATAAAGCCTTTAACAAAGCATATCAACTTGCTTCTGCTGAAGTCTTGTTTGAGAAGATTGTCAAGGCGGGAGAATTAACTGTTGAGGCTTCTAAGAATGGTTGGTTTGTTGGTGGTTTCAGTAACGGTGGTGGTATGGTTGGTGCTGTAATATCAGCTGTGGCATTAGGTCTCACTGTTCATCAGATGATTGAACAAGCTAATTTCAAACGTAATAAGTTACAATATGAGTGGGAGAAAATCTTCTTGGAAAAAGGACAACCTACCAACTTTGCTTCTTATTATACTTCTGTAGGATGGTATAACTTTTTAAATGCGGATTTAGCAGGTGATAAGAAAACAATCCAATCCAATGGAGGTTCTTATTTTACAAGACACTCTATGCGTGGTTTGTCTGCGGCTAAGTATTTGAAACCAGGTCGTTATGCTGTTACTGAAAATGGGGCGAACGATTCGTATCGTTTTAATAATTTCCAAAGAGAAAGTTCTGTATTTCTATCTTTCGGTAAAGATGTTAAAAATGCGATAGATTATGACGAAGTTTATAAAACTTACGATTACTTAGACAGAGATGGTAACTATTTAAGTAGTAGAGATACTGCGGGAAGTAGAGGTGTTAGAAGCAAAGGTATTAGTAGAGAACTAACTTCTCAAATCTCCTCTATGTATGTACAACTTAGAAATTATGTTCCTGGTCAGTATGGAAACATAGATTCTGTGAATTGGTTACCTACAGGCTTTTGTGGTTCTTTAACGTTAAAAGAAGGTACTAATAATAAAACTTGTACAACTGTGTTTGGTGGAGACACTTTCATTTCTCGTTTCTCGTTAAAACGCAAACAGCCTATGTTTATTGCAAACGCTGTAGGTCTCGCACCATTAACTCCGTTCTCATATACTAAACAAATGAACATAGGTCGTGCGAGATTTTACGCAGATTACCTTGTAACATCCGAGTTAGATGTGGGTTCTGGAATGATGCCGTCACTACGTTCTAACATCAACTTTGACACTGATAGAAAAGGTCTAAGCTCAATGTATGTAGAATCACCTGCTCGTTTTTACTTATATTATTACGGAATACCTCAATTCTTAGTAGAAAGTGAAATAAATTGCAATTTCCGTTATGCTAAAAAAGAATGGCACGAGAACTTTTATCCTAACGTAGGAGATTATATAGAGTGGACACAAGAGAAAAATGTGTCTATTAAGAAGGACAACGAATATCACTACAATCAAGCGTACTCTAAGTTAGTAACTCCGATGGGAGATAAAAACTTACCTGCAATATATGATAAGAAGAAGTGGGATTGTATGAACAACGCACCCAATGGTGTGATTGCTTCTCAAACAGACGGAAGTGAACAAGATTTGAATGACCCTTATTTGATTTATAAGCCATTAGATTTTTATCAATTTCCTAAATCTTATGGAAAACTTATAGATATGCGAGGAGTTGATGTAGCTTCAGTTCTTGCGCGTTTCGAAAATACTTCCGCAATATTTACAGCGGTTGACACGACACAAGGTAAAGGACAAACTCCTTCTAACTACCTCTTAGGTAATGCGGGAATGTTTGCTCAAAAACCTCAGCTGTTATCTGCTAATGAACTTGGTTATGCGGGAACTCAAAATAAGGCTTTTGTTAGTTCTGAAGCAGGTTACTTTTGGACTGACGCTAAACGAGGTCAAGTTGTAATGTTTGACGGAAAATCTGTGCAAGACATTACAGACGGCTTACGAAATTGGTTTAAAGAGCAGCTTCCTTTCAAAATGTTGAAAAAGCGTGGTGAAGAAGATGTGCTACAATTAGATAATCCATTCTTACATCACGGACTAAGTATGGGTTGGGACAGCCGTTATAGACGTCTATTCTTAACTAAGTTGGACTACATACCAGGTGTTTTAGTAAACAAGGAGATAGAACAGACTTTACGCAGATATGAACGTGTGTTGAATGTGGAAACTAAGCAGACTGTTGTAGATGAAGATGACCCTAACACGTATAAAGAAGTTGAAAAGGTGGAAGTTTCGTTTGAGGAAGATAGAACTAAACCATTAGTTAAACCTGGTAAAGCAATAAGTGATTTTCCGAGAGACCCTTTTTATTTCTTTTATAAAGATGAAAAGCTCAAGGAAGCTAATTGGAGAAATTCACAAACCGATAAGAGTTATTTAAATAACAAACCGTTTGTGATGTTCAACAAAAAAGCAACAGATAAAAAGGTGTTAGAGATGAAAGACATTGTTCAAGGTGATAACGAAATAGTTGAAATAGAAGCCAATGACAATGTTTTGAAAGTTACAACAACTGTACAACTGCCTCCGAAACCACCAACTCCTGCTGTTAAAGATAAAACTAATGTTTTTGTGTTCATTGATGTGAATAATAGTGAAGGGTTAAAATCTAACGGTGTTCACAATTCTAAGAAATTTGTAAATGTTTTATCTTACATAATAGATTGGTGTTACGATAAGTTTGGAGGTGACTCAAGTAAGTATGAAGGTTCTATTTATTTGATAGGTCGTTGTGGTAAAAACTTTGACTTTATGCAGGATACGTTGAATGTACTATCGGAAGTTTCAATTTCTTTAAGGGAAACGAAAGAACTTTTAGACGAAAAGAAAACAGAGTATCGCTGTGGAGATAGTTATTTCCCCATAAGTCCTTCTGTTGTTCAAGAAAACTATGACGTGGATTCTGAGAAGAGAGGTTTTATAGAAAGTTTTGTCAAAAAAGATTTTAAAGATGTCTTAACGCTTGAAAATTCCCTTATAATTTCTGCGTTTACAAACTCTTCAAATTTAGGTCATATATCTGAAGATATTCAACTTGTTAAAGAAGATTCTTTTGGAGGAAACGATTTTGCAAGAAAGGACGAGAAGTTTGTAAGTTTTTTCACAAATCCTGATTACACTTATACTCAGTTTAAAGAAGAAGCGTTCAAGAAACTAAATGTTACAGAAGGTAACGCTTCTAACGAACAGAAAGAAATGGTTTATAAAGCGTGGACTTACAATGGTCTTAAAAAAGAAGGTAAAGACAACGAAGACTTTTTACGAACTTTTGAAGAACTGAAAGCAAGTGTTAATAAAACCAAAGGTAAAACAATTAGGCATTTACTTTTACCTATTTATCAAGAAGAAACTAAAACCTCTGAAGCGAAAGGTGTGTACGAAGGTACATTCAATAGCTTGAGGTTGTACAATAGTTTATTTGCATTAGAACACGCAGACAAAGAAACCTTTGGTGCTGAAGAAATCGCGGAATACACTAATACAGTAGGGGTTGATTTTCCACATTTCAATATACAACAAGGAGAGATAAACCCTTATTATTACAGAAATGCTAAATATAAAATTAGTGACTTAGAAACCAAAAGTGTTAATAACACTGAAACTTTTTGGAAAGCAACAAATGAGGTTTTTTCAATTGACTATAATCTCAAATTTAAAGGTTCTTCTTGGTTAGTTGGAAACTATTCTGAGTTGCTACGGAAGGCTTTAGATAAAGCTGTTGAAGGAACTAATTTGTTTAAAGGTTTCAAAGCTGAAGGTCAATCTGAAAATGTAGCAGAAGATGTTCAATCTAAGGTTGAATTAGTACCTGTTACTGAGGAAAACAGATGGGTTGAGTGTGAGGAATGTCCTGCCGAATACCCTAAAAAAGTCGTAACAAGGAAGTACAAAGTTAAAGAGCCTTTACTTTACGAAGTTGTTACAGAAAACATTGTATTTAGGACAGAGCGAGTTAAAAAAGTAATTCAAGAGTATGAGAGAAAACAAGACGCAAGTTTCACATTAGCGTACTCACCTCTTACAAAAACTTGGATTTCTTATTACGATTTCAAACCTGCATATTATGTTAATCATTTCAACTATTTCCAAACAGGCATAAACTACGGAAAAGACGAAAGTGAGTTTGGTTTATGGTCACATTTACTAACAAATAAATCTTATCAAGTGTTCTATGGAAAACGTTATCCGTTTACAATAGAACTTCCAATAAAAGAAGTTTTTGCAAACAGAATACTTCAAAACGTAGAATATTGGTTTGAAAGCAGACGTTATCACAACGATTACGATTATGCTGAAAATTCTCAAGTAGGATTTACAAAGGCTTGGGTTTATAACAACACAAACAACTCAGGGCAACTAAATCTCTATTTAGCAGAGAAAAACAATCGTTATCAGCAGTTACAATTCCCTAAATTCCACATAAATTCAATGGATATTCTAACAACCAACAACGATAAGAAATGGACATTCAACTATTTCTTCAATCAGGTTAAGAATGAATTGAACAACGTACCAATTTGGAATTATGATGTAAACGCTATAGACAAGGTGATAAACGAAAAGGCTATCTCTTACAATAGGCGTATGCAAGATAGATTACGAGGAGATTGGTTTTTTGTAAGATTGTCTCAAGACAAAGAAAGTCGTTTCAAAAACATCTTTAAATGGCTATCTGTTAAAGAAACACTATACACTTAATAAAGTTGATTTATGTCAGAAAATAAACAAGTAAAGAATGGGGGTAGGGAAGCTGAACCTACCTCCACCTTTAAAATAAGAACGAAAGACACTTCCGTAAATCTTAAAAATATAGACAAGAACCTGATGGGTTACATAAACACTCTCCCTGAAGAAATGCAGAAGGAAGTTCTTGTAACAAGTGGTAATGATTCCGACGCGCACTCCAAAACAAGTTGGCACTATCACAATAAAGCCGTAGATTTACGATACAGTCATAAGTTGTACAATTATATGGCAACAGACCCTAATAGGGTTAAATACCAAATATCTTTGTACAATCCAAATCACGGAACAGGGAAACATTTACATTTGTCTCACATTGGAGAGGACGGAGTGAAAAGCGGAGCGAAGGAGCATTTGAAAGACGTGTTTATGAATGTGTATTCTCCTGAAGCACAAGAGTATTTAAAAGACCCTAATAACGAAAGATACAAATCTTTAAAAGATAAAGCTATCGGTTATGGAGCACAACCTTATAGAGGTTCAGCGGGTGCTTATAGTGTTGCAGGTTCGGGAGGTGTTTGGCAAGATGTTAATTATAATTCGAGAGGTGACGCACACTCTCACGGAGAACACTCTCACGATGAACACTCTCACGGAGAAGAAATATTAGGTTATAATCCTGCACTTATGTATGCAAGCAGCTCTTCTTCTTCGGATAACGAAGACTTGGTTGCTCAAAATCAAATGCTCATATCTAAGCTAATGGAGTTGGAAGATACTAAGAAGAAAGAGACGGAATACAATGCTCAGCAGGCAATGGAGAACAAGAAGAAACTAAAACTTGCAAAACAACAGCAAGAGTTCGACTTCATTAAAGAGCTGATAGTTAGTACACCTTCGTTGGTTGCGGAGAATAGACAGCCGCGCGAAGATATAGTCTTTGACCCTAATATGTTTCAAATAACAGATTTTCAAAATAATTTTAGAGTTGGATAAAGATGAAGAAAAAAGATTTTAGTCATAGATTAGGAGGTTATGAACTTCAAGACCTTGAGATATATTTTAGAAATCCCGATGAGATTTCTAAATTTACAGCTTTTGGTTTAGGACAAGTTAGTTTTTTACTTACAGATACAGAGGACGGAACTCAGGTTACAGAGACCGCAATTGTTGGAAGTTTAACAAAGGTAGGTGATAAGTGGATTTTACCTAAAAGAAATTTTATAGGTATGACAACCTCTCCTCAGCAAAAAGACAAGTTTCTATTGAAGATAGTGATGATAGGACAGATTGAAGGTAACGGAGATGCCAACTTCGTTTGTGATAGTCGGGGAGAGAGTTTTGAACATTCAGGTGTACATATTAACAATTATTACGGAAATAATTGTGGTGCGGACACAGGTAACAAAGCGTCTTTCAATTTAGATAGAAGCAATATCTATCAAGGACATCGTTCTGTTATAGTTACATTTGAAATTGTTCCTCAATGGGGAGGTAGGTTACCTTCTGTGTCGAGAGATTTGCAATTTTTAAATAAAATAGTATTACCTTTAACAGCAGATATTACATAGGTTATGAAAAAAAAACAATTTATAGACAAAACGTTGAATTTTGAAGTGGAAGAGAAGATTATTATACACTTTAGAAATTTTCATTGTGACACACGTTTTCTTTCAGTTAGAGGTGATAAACAAAACTATGGTTATTGTAAGATGAAATTTGTTGAAGCTAATTATAATGATGGTTTTAATTTAAATAAAAATCAGTCTTATCAACATTCTTTACCAACGAATGTACCTTATGGATATAAAGGTGGTAATTACGATACAATAATTTACGCAGGTGATTATAAACTTTTCAGTGTGACTAAAGTGGACGGATGTTTAATAACTGGTAAAGACCCTGCTGAAAATAGATTTGACATAGAGTTGTTGGATTTAACTTATATGTTTGAAAATACAAAGTTGGTGTTTGAAAACATTCCACATATTAAAGTTTTGAAGGTAAGAGCTTCACAGAAGGAGATGTTGAATGAAAATTTTGTGAAAGGTATTTGGAAGTTACCGAACATTATAGATAGAATAGAGGTTATTTAACAACCTAAAACACAAACACTTACAAATCGTAAGTGTTTTTTTTTTGCATTTTTGTTGAAAATTCTTTGTAAAAAATTTGGTAGTTATAAAAACTCGCCGTATCTTTGCCGCGTTAAAAAGAAGTGAAAAAAATGATAAAAGATAAAGAGTTGTTAGACGCATTAGTTGAACAAGATATTGAAAGGATTTCTAAGATTTTAGAAAATGTTCCTATTTTAGAAAAGGAAGGAATTGAAGAAAGTCTTAAAGAAACTTCAAAGAATTGGTTTGAAAATCTTAAAGGTGTTAAGTATTCAGATTGGCGAGCAGGTTTGTTAAAACACACTTTTCCTTACCAAGTTTTATATTTCAGAAAAGAACTTGTTAAGAGGGCATTAGAAGAGGATAAAGAAGCGCGCGAAGAAATGGTTAACATTATAGATGAGTTAATATCAGAAGGTCAAGATTATTACAAACCTTGTATTGAAAATGGAATGTTTGTAAAGTTAGTTAGTAGAAGTCCCAAAGATTATATGCAAAACTATCCTGAAAATAGTTTAAAACCTTTACGAAACGGTACTGAAATTGTAAATGCTTTGATGTATTCAATGAGAACTTTTGAAGACTTGTGTTTTTTGGTTAAATTAGACAAGGATTACATTCGTCTGTACATTAAACCTTTTGAAGAGTTGAACAGAAAAGAAGAGTGGAGAGTTTTTGTCAGAGGTAGAAAGATTGTAGGGATTTCTCAGCAATTTTATGAAGAAAAGTTTGATTATGACGATAGATATTTAAATTTCATTCGGGATAATCTTAAAAAATTTGTAGAAGAGATGGTTATCCCTAACATAGCAGTTGAGAATTTTGTTGCAGATACTGTAGTTTTTAAGCACTCTCGTTATTTACAAATGGATAATAGAAATGAAAAACACAAAATCGTCTTAATTGAGACAAATCCATATTATCTATCTGACCCTTGTTTATATGAAAGTTACAAGGTTTTAGAAGACATTTATGAAGGTAAAATAAAAGAAAACGATTTAATTAGATATATAAAATGAAAGATTGTGCAAATGAATTTTCAGTAACGGAATGGTTGATAGAATACTTTATCATAATTGTGATATGTTATTTACTTGCAAGATTACTCTTCTACATTTTGTGGAAGAGGTATGATGGTGAAGACAATGTTTTGAAAGAAAAACTGATTATTGGTTTGAAGATTACAATTCTGTAATGCGGTATTGTAAGGTTTTCTTCATATTATCGTTGATACCTTTCGCTAACATTTTTGTAGCAATTATATTAATAGCTATCAACATTGGTATTTTAGCGTTTTATATTGCAGATAGGGTTGTTACACTGTCGTGGATACCCGAGAAGAAAACAAAAGACAAATTGAAATAAAATGGCAACAACAGAAAGAAGTTTTAAATCGTCATTCACATTGACGTTATTGTATGGATTGTTACTTGTGTTTTTGATAGGGATTTCAATATCTTTATTTGAAAGCGACCAACCTTTTTTAGGTTTTATAGGAGCAATTGTTATTATTTTAGTTCTTGTTTGGTTTCCCTACAATAAATTGCTTTATAAACAAATTAAAAATAAATCAAATAATAATAAAAACAATTAAGAAGATGAAGAAGTTTAAATTTTTATTCTTAGCTTTATTGGGTCTCTCCTTATTAAATAGTTGTATGCGACCCGAACCGAATTACGAAGGGATTCTGATGACTGAGTACGGACGTAACGGTATTGAATCTTTTAAACCTGTAACTGGCGCACAATGGGTTGCTTGGTTTGGACGAGAACTCTACGAAGTGCCTATGTGGGAGCAAAGTGGAGACCCTGCCGTAGTGGAAATAACTGCAAAAGATGCAGGTGTTTTTACGGTAGACCCCCTTTATACCTACACTCCTATTCGAGGTAAAGGTAGAGAGATTGTCTTTAACTATAAAAACTATAACGTAAACAATCCTGACACATTCTTCGAAAATATAGAGAATAATGTACTTAACAAGCGGGTTACGGACGCATATAGAGAAGAAGCGCGCAATTACACCACCGATAGTTTGATGAACAACTTAGCTAAGTTTGAAGAAGCTGTACAAACAAGATTGACAAAAGAATTTGAAAATAAATTTTTCAACCTTACAACTCTTACTTCTGGTTTAAAGCCACCTAAATCAATGTTAAAGGCTGTGGAAGATAGAAATAAAGCAATTCAAGAAGCTAATCGCGTTAAGAATGAATTGGAAACTTCACGAATGCTTTTAGAGAAGGCTAAGATAGACGCAGAGACCAATAGAACTCAGTCAGGCGGTTTAACAAAGGAAATTTTAATGCAGCAATATATCGAAATGCTTCGAAACACCGATAATAAAGTTATAATTACTGACGGAAAAACTCCCGTTATATTAAATTAGTTATTAACAACAAAGTCCTCGTGCTATAGATTTCAACGAGCGTTCGAGGACTTTTTTTATTTTATTAATTATTTATGACATTTTTTGAATTTTGTTTATTGTCTTCTGCAATTTCTTTAATATTGTGGATTGTGTTTGTAGTCTTATACAGACGTTTTGGCGTGTGGTTTACTCTATTTGCAGAAGAAGAGGAAAAATACCCTGAGTTTTTAATAACGTGGTTCTTTTTGTCCTTTTTACCTTTTACTAGCGGTCTATCTGTTGTGTTAATTGTAGGAGCTTTATGTTTAAGCTATATCACAACTTTTGTGCGTGTTATCATCTTAGGTGGAGGTGTTTTAACTATGACTGAGTTTGAAAGCGAAATTCGCTTTAAATTTACGGAAGAAGCTATTGATAGAACGGAAGAAAGACGTGAACGTAAAGAAAAACAACGTCGAGAGAAACAACGAGAAAAACAAATTATTGAAATAGTGAAATATAAGTAGTAATGAGAACAAGAAAAGATTTTGATAATGCAAAAATAGGTGATTCTGTTTTGTATGAAGGGAAAATTACAAAAGTTGTAGACAAAACTTCTATATGGATAGTGTTGAACACTTCTGAAGAGAAGTTAATTTTCATTACACGTGGTTTGTTACCTGAAGAACTTCCTGAGATAGAAGATTTGGAAGAAAAAGACCGAACAAGAAACATTGATGAAAGTCTCGCAAATTTCAATAAAGCTGTAGAAGAACATCTTGAAAAGGAAGCCGAACTTAAATATAGAGAAGGTGTGAAGAAAATCTTTGAATTTAAGTGGGAGTGTGGTGATAGAGTTAGTTATACTTCCGCTGTTGCAAGGAAATGTAGTAGAGCCAAACGAAAGGTTAGACGTTTTGTAGAACGTTGTTATAATGAAAAGGTTACTAAAATTTCATTAATAAGTGTATCAGATTTACTGAAATAGATAAAACAATTAAAACGATTAAAACAGTTAAAATAGTTAAAACAGTTATGACAAAATTAGAACAATTTAAAGTGAATTATGATAATCGTAAGAAGGCTTTAGCGTTTCACGGAGTTTCTGAAGAATCTATTCGTGACGAGGAAAGAATGATGACGATTTTCAATATTATCGAAAACATCTACAACTATGAAATTACAGACGATGTCTTTGAGGAAGTTGAATGGAGTTGTAAAGATACCTACAAGCAAGGTAAGTATTGTTATATGGCAATGGTGTTGGACAAAGGTGTGCGTCGTACGATTGCTGTAGCATACAATCTTGACTACTGCTTAAAGAAAGCCTATTCTTTTGTAAAAGAACATCCTGAATTAGTTTTTACTCACATTAATAAAGTTCTATGGGGAGAAACAAAGGAGCAGAGAAAGATTTTCATTAAAAATAAACAGAACTAATGACATTGAGAGTTTTTGAAGGTTTTGCAGGAATGGGGGGGCGTCCTTCGCGCTAAGAAGATTAAAGCAAAAATATCCTTCTTTCGATTATGAACTTGTAGGTTATTCTGAGATAGATAAGTTTGCAATCAAGTTGTTTGAAGCAAACCATTGTAAGAAAGGTGATATTAGAAATTACGGAGATATTACCAAGATAAACCCTGAAGAACTACCTGATTTTGATATTTTTACAGGAGGTTTCCCTTGTCAACCGTTTTCTGTTGCAGGTTTAATGCAAGGTGTAGATGACTTTCTCGGAAGAGGGACGATGTTATATCACATTGTTCGCATTCTTAAAGTTAAGAAGCCGAAATACATTTTATTAGAAAATGTGAAAGGTTTTTTATCTGAGAAATTTAAAGATACAAGAGAAGCTCTTTCTGAGATGTTGAAGGAAATAGGTTATTCTACTTTTGAAAATTCTTCTTTCGTTTGCACATTGTTAAACACTAAGGATTATGGAATACCTCAGAACAGAGAGCGTGTTTGGATTTTCGCTTCATTGGAGAGGTTACCTAAGGATTTCACTCTTGTTCCTTTTTCAACTTGTAGCAGTGGACACGTTAAGAATTTCTTAGACCTGATTGATGATATTGACGAAAATCATTATTTGTCTGAACAACAAGTTGCAAGATTAAAAGAACGATTAGGAATAGCGAGCTTTAAAGTTGATGAACCTTTATGTTTAGACGTTTACAATAAGAAGATTAAAACTGATGGGATTTGCCCTACACTTACAGACCCTAAACATTGTTCTCTTAGAGTTTTAGAGCCGCGTAGAGGTAGAGAAGAAGTTCGCAAGATGTCAATTAACGAAATGTTTAAACTTATGGGATTAGGAGACCTTGAAGTTGATTTGGCGAGATTGTCTTATTCTCAGCTTGCTACGAGAGCGGGTAATGGTTGGGACGTGAATGTAACCTCAATTTTAATGGAAAACATTTTTAAACAATTAGGAATTATAAAATAAATGAAATTATGACTTTAACTTTTATTTAGTAAAGATGATACAAGATTTATACGATAGTTTTTACAAAGCTGTTAAAAAAGAAGCAGAATGGTTGTACAAAGGCAATAGTGACGAATTTATCGACTCTCAGGCTGTTCGTAATATCGCTCACAAAATGTTGTGTGATATGGAAGATATTATGCGAAAAGAATTTTACGAACGACATAGAGAATGGGAGCGCAAGAAATTATTAGAAAGAATTGTAGCATTCAAGAAAAAACCTATTAAAAGTGTAGATTGGCTTCAATACCCTTTTGACGCATTTAGCGAAGGTAAGTATGTGGCTTTTCTTCAAGGAAATGTTAATTTTTTTACACTTATGGACTTGACAGGAGAAAGAGGGTATCGTACAACCACTGTTACTGGTTACTTAAATAAATTTATCGAATTTTTATCAAAGAAAGGCTATATGAAGGATAAACGTTATGCTTGTGTAATTAGCAATTCTATAGATAATTCATTAATGGAAATACTTGAAGAAGAAGGCTGTTATGAAATTTCTTTTGCAGGTAAAACTTTAAAGTTTTCTATATTTGAAGGTAGTAAGTATAGAATCGGTGAAAAAGTGTTGAGTGAGAGAGGTAATCCGTGCCGCTGTTGTCTTTTAGACGTTACAGAAACAAATTAAAAACATTATAAAATGAAATTAGATACGATTACAAATAAGAAAGAAATATTAGGTGATATAAACCCTAATGACGAGTTTTACACACCTTACTATGCGATAGAACCATTATTAAAATATTTGAAACCTAATAGTAAGATACTTTGTCCTTTCGACACTGAAGAAAGTCTTTATGTTAAGGTTTTAAAGGCTAATGGACACTATGTACAGTGTGAACACATAAAAGACGGTAAAGATTTCTTTAAAAGAAGTCAGGATTCTTTTGAATTTTATGATTATGTTATTTCTAATCCACCTTACTCTAAGAAGACGGAAGTTTTAGAGAAATTGTTCTACACAGGCGTTCCTTTTGCAATGTTGTTAGGTGTGGTTGGGATTTTCGAAAGTAAAAATAGGTTTGAACTTTTCAAAAACAACAAATTTGAAATTATGTATTTCGACAAAAGGGTTAGCTTTATGCGTGATTACACAAGCGGTAAGACAGAGTTAAACCCTCCTTTCAGTTCGGTTTATATTTGTCACAACGTTTTACCTCAACAAATAGTTTTTGAAACAATAAACAAGAAAAACATCTTATAAGATTAGATTATGAATTTAGATAAAATATTAATCCCTAACAGATTGGCTGTAAGGATAAGCAAACTTGCTTTTGGGACACCTGACCCTTCTTGCGAACTGACTTGGGAAGAGGGTTTTGACTTTTTCAGAAAAGAGAAAGGTTGCTTCTTTTCAATAGAACTTTATTTAGACCTTGTAGCTGAGCGTTATTATGGTTATGAGTACTATATTGAAGTGTATTTAAAAGATGGTAGTTCTACCCAATCTAACGAATGGTTTGAAACTTACGAAGAAGCTCGTGAAGCCTGCTTAGAAAAACTTATATTGATTAAGGAAGGGAACTATGACGGAATGTCAAGAGGGATTGACGATGATAAGGTTGAAGGAATACGAATAAAATTCCTTCAAGATTGTTTGAATGACCCTGAAAAGATGTCAAAGATTGAAACGAAATCTATAAGTGACGGCTATCACACTTTTGGAGAACTTTACGAATACCGAAAGTTATACAACGCGCTTCTGTTCAACGAATGGGGTATACAATTACCTGAAAACAGAGAAGCTGTGGAAGGAGTGTTTACTAAAAACTACGTTCACAAATCGTGGAAACATTACAACGGAGAATGGTGTTTTGGAGAGCCTAAGAAATGGTTTATTGTTTGTGCAAAGTTGGATAGCGGAATAATAACAAATCATTACAAGGCTGAAGATTGGGATTTGTTCAAAATTCCTGAAACTGAAAAGTGTATTTTTGAATATGATGGACACACTCCTCAAGACGTTCTCGTAAGAATGAAAACTCAAGCTGAGAAGGACAATTTTATAGAAAAGATGGTGAAAAACTTTAAGATAAAAGAAATTCTTAGAGTAAAAGAAATTGTTAGAAAACACAAAGAAGAAAATGGTGAAATTTGAAAAGAAATTACCTTATCGTAGGAGAGAGATAACTGGTATGTTGGAAATTTATCTAAATAAATTGAGATGTGCGCAAAGAATTTGTAGAGGCGAACTTCGTAAAATTTATAAAAAGTATGGAACGAATTTGTTGGAAAACGACGATTTGTACGGCTATGACATTGAAGGTGTGCCTAACTCGCACATTATTCAGGAAAGTAAGTTCGAACTCGTTTGTAATGACAGATTGAGACTTAACCGAATTGAGGTGGAATTTCCTATTTACAACTACGAGGATACCGAGATTGTAAAATTAACATTGTTTGCTAAATGGATTGGTTATAACAAAGAGCAAATGAGAAAAGAAGTAAAGTCTCGTGTACAGTGGATTATTCTCAATACTTTGAAAAGTTTGAAAGAACAAGTGGAATTTGTTTCTAAAACTTCAGAAAAGAGAATTAAAGCAATTAGTAAATTTGAAGAAGAATTAAAATCACAACAAAAAGATTAAAATGAACATTACGACAGAATTAACGATTGACACGAATGAAATTGATAGTGATTTCATTATCAACATTTTGGAAGATAAGATTATGGAGGAGCGTTTCGAAAGACACAAGCCTGTAACTTCTGCAATATTCTCATTAGTAGAAGGTTTAGAAAATCCAAATGTTTCTATTTTGGAGAACGATAAGACGATTTTCTTCCGAGAGAACTTTGATAAGATTTCATTATCAGACTTAGAGAACTTAGTAAATTCAAAATAATTTTTCAGATTATACATTTTGTCCTACAACAAAAAAGTGTTATATTTGCACTATAATTGTTGTAGGATTTTTTTATTTATAAACGAAGAACATCTATGAGGTTTGAAGAATTTTTAGCAGAGTTTAAGTCTGAGAAAGAAAGTTATTTAGCGGCAGGTTTGATTGATGACTTGTCAGTGTACAAGTGGGTCACTCAAGCACTGAAACCTCTCGGCAACAACATAATGGTATTGCAGGACGCAGTTCTTGACGTGAAAGGATACGAAGCGAGAGTTCCTGACAATTTCTTTTCTCTTTATGCTGCATATCAATGCGAACCCAAAAGTTACTATTACAAGGAAGAAGATAAACCTGTTTTACAAAACGCAATTCAATGGGTTGAGAAAGTAGAACAAAGTGTAAAATGGAACAGCTGTGAATTGTGTTGCGAAGAAGAGGAAGAGAAGCTGATAACCGAAAAAGTTTGGATGAACGATAGAGAAGTGAAATTCTATTACCAACGTCCTAAACTCCTAAAATTAGGAAGAGGTTTCAAACGTTCAGCTTGCACAGAACATTGTAGAAACTTAGTAGTCAAAGATAATCCTAATGAGATAGTTATTAATGGAAATGTAGTTTATACCAATTTTAAAGAAGGTACTATCTATCTGCAATACTACGGAATGGAGCTTGACGAAAAAGGTTATGTTATAATTCCAGAATTAGGTTTAGGAGAAATCGAACAATATGTAACAACCTATGTTAATTGGAAGTTCTACGAAAAGTTATTAACAAATCAAGATGAACCCAATGTTGTCACTTTATTTCAATATTACGCTCAGATGGTAGAGAGACACAAAATACTTGCCATTTCGGAAAGTAAGTTTTCAACTTTACGCCCTGAAGATATAAAGATGTTAGGTCTTAAAAACAGAGCGTTGTTTGACAGATATGAAAAAGGTTATAGTTTTAGCAGGTAGTTATGAAGAAGAAGGAGAGTTTTTGTTTCAAACTAAGTACAAATTTTAGAAGAAGGGAATCTGTTTTAAGATTTATATTGCGATTTGAAGGTTTAGAGGAATTACCGATGGAGAACGTCGAGAGAGAATATGGCGAGGATTTGACTATTTTACTGAGTCAAACCTATCATTTAAAGTCTGGACATTTTTCAATACATAACACTGAACCGCTGCTTTTAAGTTACAACAAGGTTGAAAAACAATTTGAAGGTGCTATGAATCAGTCGTTAAGTTCGTTTTATAATAGTGTTAGACAAGGAAGTGAACACATTAAAAATAACTTGAAATCTTCTCATTGGGACATTAGTTTTAATTTTTATTATAACAGTTTTAGATATGCTAAGAATGTGTACCCTATAATTATGAAGTATAAACCTGTTGATTTTCAATGGGGTAGTAGTTCGAACGGAAATCCTATTTTAAATTTTACATTGTGGGGAAATATGTACACGATAACTGCAGATACCAATGAAACTTCTAAGTTTTTCAAATACGAAGGTGACGACTTGGTTTTAACCATTCCTTTAATTAAAAAATAAATTACTATGAAAGCGCAACACAAACACAACTTATACATATTTGTAATTTTGGCTATCCTTATAGCTGTAGTATTATTACAAAGGCGTTGTAATCACGAACCTAATCAGCCTACAGAAAAGGAACTTGCTTACAAGCGTGAAATAATTGAGAAAGATAGCCTTCGTAAAGAAGATAGTGTTACCTACGCACGATTGGTAAATGATATGTACAAAGAAAGAGAGTTGATGGAACAGCTTGCGATTGAAAATCAATATTTGTACGATAAACTAAAAGCTGAAGAAAGAAAAGTAACTTCTCTTACTAAAGTAGTAGGTAAATTAAAAAGTAAAAAATCAGTAATACCTTTAAGTAAAACAAATGGTTACACGTATTTTGAAGATTATTACCCTAAGAAAGAAAACTATTTTGTGCGATATAAAGCACAGATTGAAGAAAATTTAGTTATTAGTGAGTTTGACTTTCAGCCCTTACGTTTAGATTTAGTAGTTACCGAAAAACAAAAAGGTATTTACGAAGCATATCTTAACGCTCCAAGTTGGCTTGAGATAACTTCTGTAGAAGTAAAATCTCTACCTATACAATCACCTTCTTTGAGAGTTGATAATTTTGATTGGATGTTTGGAGGTGCTTTTGGATACTCTTATCTTTACAGACAACCTATTGTAGGTTTATCGGGAGGTTTTAGATACAAACGTTTTGTGTATTATCTACAAGGTAATTCCAATCAAACGCTTTATTTTGGCGTAAATAAGTTTTTCTAATAAAAAGTAAAAGAATGATTTCTAATATTAAAATAGATTTTCAAGTTATAGACACGGGAGACCCTCGTGTGTTGATGATAGCTGATAATTCTGTATGGGCGCAGATTGAAAACCAACCGAAGGTGATTGAAATAACCACTCCTGGTAATGACCCTGAGACAGATTTTGTAGCGCATTATTTTCAACCTTATCAAATCAACTCTTTCAATTCGGAGACGTTAGGCTTATCTTGCAGCGACGATTGCCCTATAGAGCTTGACCCTCTTCCTGATGGAGTTTATACAATAACAGTTAAAGGTTCTCCTGATAAGTTCAATCTTACAAGAAAGTTCTTGAAAGTTGATAACACCCAATTAGAATTGGATAAACTCTTTATAGCGTATTACAACTCTTGTAAAGAAAACAACAAGTGTTTTAAAGATGTAATAACTGATATACAAATGTTGATTGATGGAGCTAAGGCTTCTGTAAGATTTGACGATGTTTGTAAAGCACAAGAGTTGTTGTTTAGAGCGCAAGAACTTATAGAGAGAGTCAAACGTTGTAAAAAATGCTAATATTATGGGATGTGGATGTAATAAAGGTAATAATGTAATACAGAACGTTGTAAATATACAACCTTCACAAAACGATTCGCTAATTAATGACGATATGGGACAGATAAACAGAGGGTCGATAAACGACAATCTATGCGCAGTTTCGTTAAACGAACTGCAAGACTTGATGTTCAAGACAAAAGCGGTTCTTGGTCAAGTCGCACACGCGGAGATTGAAAAGAAAAAATCTCTTATTCAAAAATGGTTTGAGAATTATGGCTTTGAATGCCCTGATAGAAAACAATTTTTAGACCTTAAAAAACTTGTAGAAGATGAATACACAAAGTCTGGTACATAACACTAACTCCGACCTTTCCTACTTAGCGGATACAGCTTTAAGTGGGTTAGGTCATTCTTATATGCTTAAAACAAGATTTGGAATAGGGGAAGGTTACAACAAATATGATTACTTCGCGCTTAAAACCTTATCAAGATTACTTTGTGAAGGACGTTGTGATTTTACAGATAAGGAATATGAAGAGATTAGAATGTCGTTGCAGAGACTTTCATTTAAATACGAAAACTAAAAGATAGAGAAGATGACAAATTGTGGTTATAAAATAAAACATACTTGCGGAACTAAAACAAAGGCAGTGTGCGTATATTACGATACAGAACTCCCTGAATTTTCAAAACTCAAAGATGAGACTTGTGTAACGGCTGAAGAGACAATCTCTGAACTTTATAAACTCATTAAAGAGATAAAAGAAGGGAGTGATTTAAAAGATTTAGGAGCATCTTGTGTTAATTACGGAGTTGAAAAGAGTAAGTTGACCTTAGCTGTTGCTCTTAAAGTTTTGGAAAAAGAGCTTTGTGTTCTTAAAAACGGAGGAATTGGAAGTTCTTCTAATGGAAGCGGAGGTGTAGATATTTCTAAATTGGATTTAAAGTGCCTACAATCTCCTTGTGATACTGGAATTAGAAGTTTGCAAGACTTGTTGCAAGCTATTATTAATAAAATTTGTGCATAAAATAGTAAAGAAATATGGCAAAAGTTTGCAAACAGATAAATAGACCTACAGTAAATAACGATAACAATGTGTGTGAGTTGTTGCTCTCCACTCGTTGTGTTACTGTAGAAAACCCCATACCTATTTTAGGTACATTGTCGGGTGAGAACTTAACTAAGATAATAGACGCCCTTAACGAGTATTTAAAGAACTTGAAGACCGAAATCAAGGACTTAGAATATACAGTTCGTAATGGAAATGGCGGAGGTACTCCTCAAGCACCTTCTGTACCACCTTACAATTGGCGCAACGACACCTCTCTTATCAACTTCTTGACTACTAAATTCAATGAGAAAGTAGATAAACAAGACGGAAAACGATTAACTTCCGAAGATTACACGGTTGAAGATAAGAGATTAGTAGGTGAAGCAAGACAGAAGTTAGATACCTTTAACAATCTAATGCAGAACATTCAATCTTCTTTAGGTACAACTGTAAATAAGGTTGCTTTCTTGGAAAGACTTGTAGAGGTTCTTAAAAATAAACTTACAGAAGCTGAAAGAAAGGCTGAAAAACCTATTACTTTTAGAGACAAGTTGGGTCGCACCACCGAAGTAAAAACAGGAGAGACTTTCAATTTGTTTGGAAAGCTACCTAATGTAAAGGTTGAAATGGAAGACAAGCAAGCTAACATAAGTCTTGCTGATAAGATTACCTTAGACGAAGTTAATACAGGTGATGTTAAAATGTCTTCTCAAGGTTTAGATTTAGGTAACAAAAAAGTAACCAATTTAGGTGACGGGACAATAAGTGCTACAAGTACAGACGCTATTTCTGGAAAGCAGATAAACACTATTGCTACCGAGTTGGCTCGCCAACTAATGGAGCTTGAAACAAACACTAATACTGAACTTGCAAGACGTGAGAAGTTGTCAAATAAGGTAGACAATCTTACTTCGGGAGACGACGAAAATAAATATCCGAACATCAAACTTATTAAACAGATTAAAGCGGATATAGATTCGATGATTTCAACATTAGGTTTAGCAGGTAAGGAAGATAAGGCAAACAAAGTATCCGAGATAAATTCACCTGACCCTGACGATAAATACCCAAACATCACTTTACTTAAAAAGGTGAAGAGTGATTTGGAGACCGTGTTGAACAGACACTACACTGCAATTCACGATTTGCAAGACCAAGTTAACGCCAACGACAGTGCTGTACATAATGCTGAGATAAACCCTACTACAGCTGCGCTTACTCTTAAAGACAAACACGGTGTGACTGTTGGGGTTTTAAACCTTGCGTTTCTTAACAACGAAGGTACAAAATTCCACGTTAACGAAACAGATAAAACGTTAGAACTTAAAAACGATAAAGACGAGGTTCTTTCCACTATACCTCTTAGAACATTGGTTTCTAATTTAGCTAATGGGTTGGGACTTGATGGTAAGAAGTTGAAGCTACTAAATAGTGACGGAACAGAAGCTGCTTCAGTCGACCTAACTGCTTTATTCGATTTATATACAACTAAAGTTAAAACACAAGAAGTTGAAGACAAGTTAGCGACAGTTGAAACTCAAGCTAATGCTAATAAAAGAAATGTAACTTTATTAACAGATAGAGTGACAGCGGTTGAAAACGATAGAGAGAAGATTGCTAATAAGGTTGACGACATAAGTTCTGTAAGTAGTGCTGACGAAAGTACTAAATATCCTTCTGTTAAAGCGTTGAAAAAAATACAAGAGGGACTACAACCTCAGGCTGAAAATGTACAAACTATTGAAATTCAAGCCTCTCACGTTATAGGAAGTATTGTAAGAATCGAACTCACACATAAGGTAGATGACACTAAATTTTGGAGTGTGTGGGTGAACGGAGTTTATGTACCGCGAGCTGCAGTTAGTTTCTCCGATAAGATTATGTCTATTGACAATACAAAAGTTGGTTATAACATCGACGCGGGAGACGAGCTTGTAGTTCAATACAAAGTTAAAAGAGATTAGTTTATAAAAACATAAAAGATGGCAAAGAAAATACAAAAGAAACAAATTGAGGACGGAGTATTTGTAGAAACCAAAGCTACATACTCCGCCCCTACTCAAGATAACGAGTTTGTACAGAAGAAATATGTAGACGAAGAAGTTGCTAAGAAAGCTGACATTTCTCACACTCATTCTTGGACTGATATAACAAACAAACCTCGTATTTCTGTTACATTGGCGGACACTGCTATTTCCAGAACATACACCATTGGACTTACAGGTGCTAATGGTAGTAGCGGAAAACTTATTATTCCAAAGGCAGTTAGTTGGAATGATGTTACCGACAAACCTACATTTCCAACGCTACCAAGTTGGGTAACACAAACTAAACCTACTTACGATTGGAGTGAGATACAAAATAAACCTTCTTTAGATTTTATCCCGACTTCTTGGAATAGAATAAATGGTAAAGAGATTATCAAAACAAACGAAAATAACGGTTGGTTGTATCTTGATTTTGAAAACTCTTTTGCTAACGGTGTGTATTCAGGTGATAAAATATTACGAACTGATGGTCAATTACAAGTAGGTAGTGAAGGTAGTGTTTTCAGAACACACAAAGAACAAAATAATGATAGTGTTATTATTGGTAATAAAATAAGAATAAAAACAGGAGAAGATGATAGTTATATAGCTTTTGGAAACCCCAATTGGACTAAATTAGTTTATGGGGAGTTTGCAGGAATTAAAATATGGAATAATGTAGATAACAACAAAGTAGTTTTAGCAGGCGGTGGGGTTACAAATCTTTCAGAACTTAAAAATGAAAATATAAAAGTAGGTGGTCGTAACGTTGTATTAAATTCAAAACCAAGAATATCTCAAACATTTTCAGTGTACGGAGAAATTAAATTTTATGGTTTATCTCAAAATTTAGAAGTAGGAGAAACTTACATTTTAACATTCAAAAATTATAAAACAGAACCTTTATTTTATCTTTGGGATGCAGGTTGGGGTAATGCACAAGAGATTCATAAGGGTGTTCCTTTTACTCCATCATTACCGTACGAAAAAATTTTTGTACATACGAAACAAGTCCCTTTTGAATGTGATTTTGAGATGTTGAAACTTGAAAAAGGAAACATTGCGACTGATTGGACACCCGCTCCTGAAGATTTAGAAAACAATTTAATTGAAAAAACTATTGCAAATAATGAAAAAGTTTTAGAATCAAAAGATGAATTACCTATAAAAACTCGAAGAAATGTTTTGATGAATAATTCTGGAAGTAGAATTAATTTAGAAACTTTAGGTAACGAACTAACTGTTACAACACATTCAGGTTGGGCAAGAGTTAATTCCAATGGTTATAAAATTCAAGGAAAAGATGACAACTTTGTATTAACAGCAGGAGGTAATTCAATATCTAAATCCGAATTATTGTCATTACCGAGAGGTTACGATACTTCTACAAGTGTTGTGTTACCTGCAACCACTGTTAATGACACCGTTTTTGTAAAAGCCTCTATAACATTAGGTTTGGAAAATATACCTAACAAAGGAAGTGTTTCTTTTTTAAAAACATTTGACGGAGGTTCTGTTACTTTTGTTTGTGCGGGTAAAAACATTATATATACTGGTGACAACTCGTTTAATGGAAAAGATGGTTCTACTGCAACAGTTACTATTTTTGAAAACAAATGTTATATAAGAATCGCTAATGTTTAAATTTTATAAATTATATGAATAACAAACTAAACGAAGATTATGTTGGTATCTAAAATAAAACAAAACCTTAAAGGACAAGACAAATTAAAACATAGTAAGTGGGGAAATATAATTTTCCTACTTACTTTTATAGTATCTTTATTTTTCCTAAGTTTAGGAAAATCTTTACTATTAGCTTTCTTTACACTTTTATCTTTAGCTTTTGCGAAAGAGTTGTACGATAAGTATATAAAGAAGACTTTTATAGATTGGTACGATATTGTTGCTGCTTTCGTACCTTATCCATTAATTAAGAAATTACAAAATTAGATGAACGCATTGTTATATTTTGAATGGGGTAGAAAAGCCAATAGAGAAATAGAGAATAGAAAGGGTAGTTTGAGTACAGAACAATCTGTGCGACCTATTGGTTACAATCCCTCTGCTTTTAACCGAAGAATAGACAAGTACATTTGTAACTTCGGAGAAGAAGTTAGAGTGTTTGCCAAGTTGCCGTTAGTAGATTTAGGAGCTGAAGCAGGAAAAAATAAAATGAAAATAACTCTCAATAGTTCTGAAATCTTTGAAATCGTAACTGTAACCTATAGTTGTAGAGCTGAAATGTATTCTATACCAGGAACTGAGTTGAAATACATATTTTTAAGTAAAACCAATTTCACCTCAGATTTCAACTACGAGGCTTTTGATGAAGGAAAGTTATTTAATGTATCGTTTGATAACAGAGAATTGGACGCAACAATAACACTTGAAAACCCTAATTTATACTATATCTATTTCATATTTGAAATGCAAGTCAACCCACCCTTTGACCCAGACCATTGCAGTTCAGGTTGTGGAGAATTTTCATTTAAGATTAATCAACCACCACCTGGTTTTATAACTTTTGAATAGTTATACGTAGTAATTAAAATTCGTAAAAATGAAAATAAGAATTAGAAAAAGTAATTTTTTTGTACCGAGTGGTTATAGAGCTATAACCCTTTATCCTTTCATATTTGTAGGTAATCACAGCGACAAATATAATAAAACCCTCATCAATCACGAGATGATACACATTCATCAACAACGTGAACTACTCGTAATACCTTTCTATTTATGGTATATTTTAGACTATGTTAGAAAGTTGTTTATTTATGGCTCAAGACGCAAAGCGTATCGAAATATCTTGTTTGAAAGAGAGGCTTATATTAACGAAAGCGAACCTTCTTATTTGATGACAAGAAAGAGATTTGCGTTTTGGAAATTTAGAAAAAGAAAATTTGAAATTTAAATAGGTTTTAATAACCTAAAACACAAACACTTACGAATTGTAAGTGTTTTTTTTTGCATTTTTGTTGAAAATTCTTTGTAAAAAATTTGGTAGTTATAAAAACTCGTCGTATCTTTGCCGCGTTAAAAAGAAGTAAAAGTATGGAAGTACGAGAATTAACAGCAGGGCAAATAGGATTAGTACAATTGTCCGAAGACGGAAGAATAAGACAGATTGGTCTTACAGAAGCACAAAGACATCTTTTAGAAGTATTTTTAGCTTCTATCTCTAAAGAGAAACCCTTTGTATTGTTGGGTGAAGAATGGGATTTAAAACTTAAAAACAAATAATTAAAGAAAATGAAAATAGCATTATTAGTAACAGGTTTGTGGCTATTAAATATTACGACATCTTTTGTAGTACTAACCGCAATCCGTAGAATTGACATCTTAAAAGATAAATTAAAAGAATTGGGATTTGCCGCAGAACTTATCTCGCAAACCAACACAACTTATAGAGGCTGTGAAGTGTTGTTCAAAATTTTGTGGTGGGTAAATTTCTTCCTAAGTATTCTTTTAGCAATACTAACTTTTAATTGTTTTTAAGTTATGATGAAATCAGAAAAAATAAAATCTAAAAGTTGTAGATTTAAAGTTAAATACGAGGACGTAAGATTAGGTCGTATTGTAGGTGCTTTCGAAGATAAAGACGGAGATGAGTTTTACAAATTCAGTCCTTATTATAGCGAAAAAGAATACAACAGAGAGCTAATGTCTTTCTATAAGACATCTTATGAGACTTACGGCTTTATAGAAAATGTTGTAGGTGTTCGCGTGCAAGGTGAGAGAATTTATATATTGCCTAACAAAGTCTTATTTTACATCTTTAAAAACTTTGAAGCAAATAGGGATATAAATAACGAAATCAAGTCGAATATTGTAGATTTAAAGGTTATTACGGTTCGAGACGAAGACGAATTTATTGAAGTCTGCGAAGAAATAGGTTTCATTCGACAAGAGCTAATGTTACCTAAATATTTTAATTATCCGAAAGAAAAATTTAGAAACGATGAATAAATTTTATCCCAATTGGCTCGTGCCGATAGAATTGGCGGAGGAGCTAAAAGCAATAGGTTTTGATAAGAGATGTCACTTTTATATAAGTTATGGAGTAACAGATGATAGTCCTGATGTGATTAAAAGTTCTCATTTCAACGATTTTAAAAGAAATGACAACTACAACCTTATAAAAGGTTGCACTTCACTTCCTACTTGGGAACAAGTATTCGAGTGGTTTAGGGAGAAATGTTTACATTGTTATATTGAAGTTTTATATACGAATGTGAAATATGATAAGAAATCACTTAAATTATTTAACAAATTTAAGAAAGAAGTGTTAAAAAAACCTATTGTGTTTTATCAATATTGCATAGGTCATAAAGCTATTGGAACTTTCTTTTTCAGTAGAAGAAATTCAACTGAAGTTGTTTATATTAAAACTTTTAAAAGTTACGAAGAATGTCGTAAAGCATTAGTTTGTGAATTAATAGAAAAATATAAAAATCAAATAAAATAAAATGAGTAAGACAATTAAAAATGGAGAACAGCCTATTACTCCCACTTCATTATTGCTTTGTGAAGACGGAGAAAAGATAATAGCGAATGATTATCTTATGGATAGATACCCATCAAACATAATTCATTGTATAGGAATAACTAAGCGTGAACAAATAGCAATAGAAGCAGCAAAAGCTATGTTAAGTAAGGGGAATGAAAGTATATACATAGTTGCAGGAAAGGCTGTGCTATTTGCAGATGCTTTATTAGAAAAACTTGAAGAAAAACAACAAGCAAATGAAAACAATATTTAAAATTGGAATGAAGGTTTATGACCAAGTGGTGTTCCCTGACAGGGAGGGAGAGGTTATGAATATAGTTGAAAAAGATGCTTTCCCTATTAAAGTATATTTAGAAGGTATTGGTGTTACTCATAGTTACACAAAAGATGGGAGAGTGATAGAAAAAATATCACCAACTTTATCCACATCATCTTACAATATGGTAGGCTTTGAACAAAAAGCACCTGTACCAACTTTTGAGGAGGTGTGGGACGAAGTCGAAAGAATTTACGAACCTAAAAGTGAATATGATAAAGACGAATATAAAGGTTATCCTTCACAAAAATTAGCAGATGCTGCTGAAGCGTTAAGAAGATTGTTATTTCTTAGAGACTATTGCAACAAGGGTTGGCAACCCAATTGGGAAGATGATGAATGGAAATATTTTATTGAATGCTATCGAGGTGAATTAGAAGTTAATAGAACTTGTGGGAACAGTAGAGTATTACATTTTAAATCAAGAGATATGGCAAAAAGATTCCTCAAAGAGCAAAAAGAACTATTAGAAATTGCAAAACCTTTATTATAACTATGACAAGGATAAAAAGACCGTCTATAAGCAGTAGACGCAAGATTGATGAGCTTTTCGACTTTTTGCAGAATAACGATATGGAAATATTAGCAGGCGGGAATAGCGACAATCGACTCGTTATAAGAGTTGGGGATAACTATTATGCTTGCGTTAATTCTGATATTATACCGCCTACATTTGACAACTTTGACCTGATTAAGTCTAATTGTGAAGGAACGATTGTAGAATGCGATGAAAATGATAATATGTTATTTGAAGTATGAAAAATAAAACAGAATCAACAGTTTTCAAGAGAAGACAAAAAGTTTACGACCAAATCTTTAAGCCTGATATGGAGGGAAAGGTTCGTTGCGTTTCTGTAGGTTCAATCTGTAACTACATAATTGTAGATTTTGAAGATGATACTGCTTTACTTTATACATTTGAAGGTGTAATGTATGATTTGGAAAATAATTACAAACATTCGTTTCCAACATTGTCAGTCAAACCTTATAGTGTAGATATGAAAGGTTTCTCGCAAGAGGAAATTGACCTACCTGCTACTTTAGAAAACGCTACAGATTGGTCGAAATCAAAAGGTAATTTTTATGTTGCAGAAATAGATTATAGTAGTGAGCCATACACCAGTAAAGAGATGTTTAATGCTTTTGAGGCTTTAAAATGTTTAGTCTTTTTAAGAGATTATTACAACAAGGGTTGGCAACCTGATTGGAATGAATGTTCTACTAAATATTGTATAGAACAAGAGGGATTAGATATTTCGGCTATAAACCACATTTTTAATTCAAAGGTGATGGCGTTCAAAACTACAGAAATCAGAGATAAGTTCCTCGAGGAACAAAGAGAATTATTGGAAATTGCAAAACCTTTATTATAAATGAATAGAAAAACTTTAAACAAAATAGCTGAGTGCCTTTATAGAGAAAAGGAAAAACCTAATAAATTAAGCAAATTAGAACTGAAGAGAATAGAAAGAAGTGTTTTAAATAACCCTGAATTTTTTAAAGAAAGTATAATTAAGTATTTAAAAAAAATATAAATACAGATAATATAGATAAAAAATGAAAAAAGAAATAATTAAATCAATTAGTAGTTTTTATCTTCCTAATCGTTACTATTATAAGGAAAACAAACAATGGGAAGAGGATATTATAAAAGTGTTAAAAGAAGAAAAATTACCAATCTCTTTAAAATATAGCGAAGCGGAAGGTTACAAAATAGTTACAGATAAACAAACTATTTTTATATTGATAGCGGGAGAACAGCAATGTTGCGAAGAATGGGGATACGATGCTTGTTCTGAGAAAGGAATTATTGATTCGAATGATGATTTTAAAGATTTTATTGAAGCCGAACTCCTTGAAGTGAGTGCTGTGCGACCTTACAATCACGATAGTGTGAAAATTTATGATAAGTTATTGGAAGCCTCAAACTATGATTGTACTGACACTTTGGCTGAGTTTGTGAATTTTAAAACAAGTAATGGTTTATTACAATTTTCAGTTTACAATTGTCAAAATGGTTATTATGGACATTCTGTTTATATTAAATTTAACGATACTGAAATTAAAAGTGAAGTTTGAGTAAAATGGAAAATAAATCAGAAGATAAAACATTAACTTTATCAGACGCTTTTATTGAACACTTAAAGAAAGATTGTAAAGAAATGGAATGTTTGTTTACAAGCGATTACAGAACAGAATATGTTAGACGTAGAAATGAAAGTTACAACAATATGTCCCATCAGCTTTCAAAAAGAAAAACATTTGGAAGAAAGTAAATACACGGATGAGTTCTTTGAAGAGTTTTCCTTTAGAGATTGGGTTGCTTGGAATAGCGAAAGTGGTTTTGAATTATCCTACGAAGATTCGGAAACAATAAAGGAAATTAAAGTTAAAAATGGCAAAGGAATTAGATTTAAAAGAAGTTGTAGAGAGATTTAAGCTATACAACATTGCTTTCAACAAAAAACCCTATGTTAACAATCTTGCTAACGAGTTGGGCGTAAAAACCACAACATTGATGAAATTCATAGTGGATAACAGAGAACATTTTGTACTATTTCAAAACGATAAGGGTACTCACATTTCCAGAATTTATTTGGAATTAAAGGATAAACCTGGCTTGAAAGATTTTGTAGAATACAACAAGGAAAAATACAAAGACACTCTATTTCTTGAAGTGTACACGTATCCTTACACGAATGATATAGGGTTTCATCGTCTTAAAGTGGATGAACGAGATGAGGAGAGAAGTAATGAATGGCGGAACACTCCTGAGAAGATTGAAGCCGTAAAAGAATTTATATCCAATACAAAAGTTTCAATTGGTATGGACACATATAGATATGATGATTACATATCGAAGGAAAACATAGAACTTCTTATGTCAAAAGGTTGGAAGTTTGTAAATTACAGAAAAGATTTAAAATAGTTATTAAAAATGAAAAAGTTAATTAGAAAAAGCGTTTTTGAGACGAATAGTTCGTCTTCTCACTCTCTGTCTTTCAAGTATGAGAAAGAAGGAACTGCAATTTACGAAAGTCTTGACGAGCATATTCAAGATGGTGCAGTGTGGATAGATTGTGATACTTGTAAGTTTTATGACAATCACTCGTTCGCCGCCGAAACAGCTTACGAGAAAATAGCTTTGTTAGCTACTTTGTGGAATAGCGACGCTGTGTGTTTAGATGATTATTATGACCTTCATACTTTAGAAAAAGTTGTTTCTAAAAACACAGGTTGTGAGAAAGTTTATTTTCACGGAATAGAACTTTTGTGTTTTCTATGGGAAGACGATTTAGACGATTTTGCGATTTTTAAAGACTTCGACGAGCTTTATGATTTTGTTTTCAATCCAAAACGTTCGATAGTAGTTAAACATAATCAATATTAATATTTTGCCTATGAAAACTTTAACAGAAAATGTCAATTTAAGAAGTGAAATTATAGATAGCTTATTTCCGAAGTTTGATAGTAAAATAAAAGTTGTTTATGAAAAATGCAGTAAAGAAGAAACTATTGCTATGGAGAAACTTCAAAGCGCGATTGAAGAAAGTTGTAAAATAAATAAAATTAAAAGTTATGAAGTGTTTTAAAAAATTAAAATATTTTTTCTATCTAAATAGAAAAGAAAGAAAAAAGGATTTCGAAACAAGTATGGACGTTTGCGGTGACACTTATCAGCGTGATATGGACACAAACAAACTAAAACGATTTAACAGAAGTAAAGTTGAGAACATTACTTTAAGTGTATATGAAGACTTACAAGGAGGATACACAAGTTCAATTAGTACAGAGGTGCAAAAAGACATTTATCATCTATTCAAAGATATTTTGAAGTTCGAAGACTTTTTTAGACAAGATTTCTTAGTTGCAAGAGGTGTAAAAATGAACAATAAAAAACGAGATGAAATCGAAGAGATAGTCAAAATTTTGTCAAAATTGCATCCCGAATTAGGTTTCAAGCTAACATTCAATCCTTTTGACTTTAGAGACGAAGACCTTTTTATAACGGTTTTGTTTTTGAATGGTAAACGAGAAACTTTATTCCCTAACATAGTTGTTCGCTATGATGAACCTAAACTATTCAAAATCTAATTATTATGGAATTTACAGAGAAGGGAAAGGTTTTTGAATTTCTAGAATATTATTTCAAGGGTAAAATTTACAAACTCTTGAAAATCGAAGAGAAACAGTATGGTTGTTATCAAATTGTTTATCAATTTTTAGGTGAGTTCGGGGAAACTGTAACCGCCACTTTCGAGATTAATGAAGCACTGATTGATGTCCTTTTGGAGAATTTGGAAACAGAGAACAACAAGTCTAAATTTATTAAACATAATTAAAAAACAAATAAAAATGAATATAGAAATGAACGTAAACAATCAGTTTGCTCAAATCGGAGAACAAATCAATTTAGGTAACATTGAAGCACTGAACGAATTAGATTTAGACGATTTGTTCAAACCTACAAAAGAAGAAAGTAGAAGCGAAATAATCTCTATGTGGGTTACTCCTTCTGTTGCTGAAAAAGTAAAAGAATACGAAGATAATGTTAAGGAACGTGAAAAAATAGTTCTTGAATATCTAAATAAAGGTAAAGCACAACTTAAATCTGAAATCAACTACATTAAAGAGAGTTTAGTTTTTTATAGAGAATTGACAGATAATCTTAAATCTTGTTTTGAAAAAGTAGAAAAAGAATTTAAAGAAAGTCTTCAAGAAATCTATGAAACAACAGAGGAAGATTATGTGAAAATGTATCGTAGAAACGTTGATTTCGTAAACAAAGTTGAAGATTCTGTAAACAAAGCTAAAGAGAAGATGAAAGATTTGCAAAACTCAATACGAGATTGTAATATCTATGGTGCTGACAAATTACTTGAAGTTGTTACTAAATTTTCAAGAATGAGTAATGAAGAAAAAGAGCTTTTGTCTAAACTGTTAGAAATAGAAAAATAGTTATGTTGGAAAAAGCTATTGAATTTGCTAAGAAGGTTCACGAAGGTCAGATTGATAAAGCAGGAAAACCTTACATTTATCATTGCCTGCGAGTAATGGAGATGGGACAGAGTGAAGAAGAGAAGATTTTAGGTGTTCTTCACGATGTTATTGAAGATGGAGGTCACGAAGTCGAAAGAGAGATTTACGAGATTTTCGGTGGCAAGGTTTTAGAAAATGTAAAGTTTCTAACTCGCAGAAAATGTGAACCTTACTTTGATTATATTGCAAGATTTCGTAAAAATGAACTTGCAAGAATAGTAAAATTAAACGACCTTAAAGATAACTTGGATGTAACAAGATTTGATAAACTTACAGAGAAACACTTATCTTTGTTAAATTGTTACATTAAGGCTTACAATATTTTGAAAAATCCATTTTAAATACAAAAAGATGATAACAACTGTAATAAATTTAATAGGAAGTCCTGGTACTGGTAAAAGTACTATTGCTTCCGAACTATTTGCAAAGATGAAATGGCAAGGTTTCGATGTAGAACTTGTTTCTGAGTACGCAAAAGAGCTTGTTTGGGAGCAAAGACAAGAGACTTTTAAAAATGAGCTTTATATCTTCGCCAAACAACAACATCGCTTGTTTAGACTGAACGGCAAGGTTGATTATATTATCACCGACAGACCTTTGATTTTATCTGTTTTCTATAATAATAAATATGGTGACGGAAGCGAGAACTTTAAGAACATTGTTTTTGAAGAGATAGAGAAATTCAACAATATTGACATTTTCTTAAACAGGACTAAACCTTATGTGACGAAAGGTAGGAATGAAACAGAGGAGGAAAGCAAGGCGTTTGCTGATGAAATCCTCAAACTTGTCAGAGATTACAACAAGGATTGTGTGGTTTTGGACGCTGTTGCGAACGAGACCTCTAACGAAATAATAAATATTTTGAACGATATTACAATCTAAACAATTATGCAAAAAATAGAATTTAGAGCTTATAGTGAAGAGCGAGGTGAGTACATTTTTGGAAATCTCGTTTCTTGTAGATTTGATTGGGATACACATTACTTCATTACAGATAATCGCAGTATGGAAGCTATGGTGAAGCCTATACCTATTGTGGATGATACAATCGGACAATTCACTGGTTTCTTTGACATAGATAATGTCGAGATTTACGAAGGTGATATTTTAAGACAAACAAGAAAATCTCACAGACCTGATTATAAAGTAATTCGTTCTGCAATGAGTGCTGCTTTTGTACTTGTTCCTACAAATCTGAAAATGGCGAACGATTCCTTTATGGTTTTAACAGAAGTTTTTGTACAAAGTGAAGGTTTGAAAGTAGATTTATCAATTTATGATGAGAAAAAAAACAAATAGAAAATGAAAAATAATAAAGTAACTAAAGTAACGGTTGAAGAAGTTTTGGAAAAAATGACTGACGTTAAAACAAATCTTGAAAAGATTTCAAAACTGTTGGATAAAGCGAGAAGACAAGCGTTAGCCTTCAGAAAGTTAAAATCTTCAATTGAAGATTTCGAACCCTTCAGAAATGATGAACGCATTCAGTTGGTGAGTAGAGAAATTCTTGAACTATCTGACGCAATGGAATTGAAAGTTGATGGTTTCAATTAAACAATATAAAACATTATGAAATACGAAGACGTAAAAGGCAAAATAGAAAAGTTCTTCGACAACATAAGTCCTGAAGAGCTCTACGACCTTGCAATAAAAAGCGGTTTTAAACAAATTCCACGAAAAAAGAAAGGTTGTTTTCAGTTATTTAAAGAATCGCTTAACAATATGACAGACGAAGAATTTGAGGCTCATTTGGACGAAATGGAAGAAGAAGCTGAAAAATACGGCAACAATGGAATAACTGTTGGTGAATTTTTAAGTAAATTTATCACTAATTACGACGATTTGGAAGATTACGAAAACGATGACGAAGAAGAATAAAAACATAATAGCACTTTTCGGAGTGGAAGGAGCGGGTAAGGATACTATAGCTTATATGTTGCAAGATTTGTATAGCAACAATTGGAAGTCATCAACACTCTTAGGAACTTTACCTAAACACGTATCAGTCATCTTTCACTATCCTGAAAGAGAAGGTTACACCGTGACTTCTTTTGCAGAACCCATTCAGCGCGCCGTAGCTGCTATGCTTGACGTTCCTTTAGATAAAATACAAGGACACGGATTTAAAGATGAACCTCTTGAATATATTACTTATGCTGTAGGTGAAAATATCTTTTCAGATAAACACGAAGCCTTAGCTCTTGTAGAAGATTTCATAAAAAAAGGTTATGATGTCGAATGTGAAGAACTCACAACAACTCCAAGAGATATAATCGTGCATATCGCAGAGACGATGAAAGAGTTTATGGGAGACGGAATTTGGGCTAAAATAGCCTTAAATAAGGTAAAAAAAGATGAAAAGGTAATCTTTACTGACCTACGCTTTAAAAGCGAGCTAAAAGAGCTTAAAAAACGAAACGCGTTAATTGTAAAAGTTGTGTGTGCAGATGAGAATGGGAATGAACTGAAAGGTAATTTATATCAAATGCACGATTTTCCAGAAGAAGAGGTTGATTACATTATCTACAATAAGAAAGGTGATTGGTCTCATCTTAAAAGAGAGGTATTAAGAATGATAGAAACTTTAAAACTTTAATTTTTATGAATTTTATTGAAAGATTTTTAAAAGATGTTTTTAAAAAAGTTAGAAGAAGAGGGCGGATTAAGAGCCGTGAGAATATGATAAATAGTTTTTACCTTTACAGGTGTGCAAGAAAACATCTCAAAATGGAAGACAGAAAAGATAAGAAAGGTAACATTAAAAGATTTAAAATTTAATAATTAAACTTAGATAACCAATGAAAAAGATTTACGATTATAAAACAATAACTACTTATTTTATTTTTAAGTTGTTATTAATTACAGCCAAGTTAGGTTGGATTTATCTGCTGTTTTCAGCAATTTCTTACAATTGGAACATTCCCAATTGGAGTGGACTTTTGCAAGGATTTTTCATATTCTTTGCGTTAGTTTTTTCCATAGAACTTATCGATGTATTTAATGAACTAAAAATAACCGTTACAAACGATGACAAAGAAAACAAAGAAGAGAACAACCCTCTCAAAACAACAGATTGAAGCTAAGAAAGAAAATAGAGAAGACCTGTATCTATACGGATTGCTATTTACTGCTCATTTGCTAAAAACAATATCTGCTGAAGATAGAGTTGAAGATTATAAAAAAGCTATAAAGAGTGGTAACACTTCTTATCAGGACGCTGAAAGATTTTCGGACTTGTTGAAATCAATAGACACCTTTAAAGATGTAACTCCTGAAGCATTTATGTTAAGTACCGATGATAAGTTGGATATGCTTAAAGACGAAATGGACGAGAGAGATGAGTGTTACGATATGTTTAAAGAAATTTTTAATGTAAAAGAAAAAGATGTTAAAGGACTAATAAAGGCGTGGAAAAAAGAAAACAAAGAGTTTGCACGTCTTACACTTTTGCAAATATCCTCAACAGCTGCACTTTTTAACTTCATTTATTACTTTCACGGATTAGTGAGCAGAAAGGATTTTGAAGCGGCTCTAAATAGCTTTAAAGATTTTGAACTTGTACCGAAGAACTTGTTTCCACTAACAAGGCGTCTTGTTTTCAAAACAGCAAGAACGATTAGCAATTACTTTAGTACCAAGATTAAAAACGTAAATTTCGACATTACTAATAAACAGCACGGAGAGTGGTTGAATATTGTTGCTAAAGTAATGGAACTTGCAACAACTTATTCAGAAAGAAAAGAAATAGAAAGAAGAAGTCTAATTGAAGAACAATAATAAAAAAAATAATGGAAACAGAAAAATTTAAACCCATTCAATCAATAAACAAAGAACAGGAGGATATTATTAACAATATCCTCTTTTTACATTCGCCTAACAAAAGAATAGACGTAGATGTTACCTATTCTAAAGGAGTATTTTACAAATCAGGAAAGGTTGCGCAACCTACGCACAAGTTTGACCTTATGCCGCAGACAGAGGACACGATACAAGCAGATAGTAGAAACTTGCCGCTTGATAATGAAAGTGTTGAGACTATTATGTTTGACCCTCCTTTCGTTATTGCAGGAGAAACTTATAAAAATAATACAGATAGCAATAGTTCCAAGATAGCTAAACGCTTCTCTGCATATAAGAATTTCGAGGAGCTGAAAGAACATTACTACAATTCTCTTAAAGAATTTTACCGAGTTCTTAAAAAGGGAGGGATAGTGATATTTAAATGCCAAAATACAATATCGGGAGGAAAACAGCTATTTTCGCACTATTTTATCCTCAAATCAGCATTAGAAATAGGTTTCTATCCAAAAGATGAATTTGTGCTATTATCTAAGTCTAAAATGACTTCTTTTGGAGGTAGGTGGAAACGCCAACAGCACGCAATGAAGCATCACTCTTACTTTTTAGTTTTAAAGAAAGAAAATTGTAAGGTTGATTACGATTTGGGTGCTGACAGAGATATTCTTTAGTTAAAGAATAGATATAAAAAGAAAAGAAAGCCTAAAATAACATAGGCTTTCTTTTTTTATCTTCTCTTAATTCGAGTATTTTAAGTTCTTCACAATTCAAAGCGTGTGTAAGTCTTGGATACGATGAACCTGATTCTGTAATATAGGAATCTGCAACAAATACACCTTCGTTACGTTCACTTTCTATTTTGGTTAATTTGTCAATAATTAAACCTTTAGAATTTTCAATAGAAAATACACAATATCTTCCGATATAAATATCATTCGGGTGTCTTTCACGACCTGTTATTTTCAAATCAGATTTCAAAAATATAGAATCTTTCGACTTTGTGTCTAAAACTTGATTTAGATTTACAACCTCACCTTGTAGATAGAAATCAACAATACTGTTCGTACTTGTGTCGTAAACGAAAATGTAAGGGTTAACAACTCCTAATTGTGAATCAAATAACACTTCTAAGTGACCTTTTGAAGGTTTTCCATTTTCGTCCCTACTGCAATAAAACGGAGTGTAAACCCTTACAATTTGACCTAATCCGAACATTTCATCTTCAACTTCCATATTTAAAAGAGCCTTAAAGGGAGATGGTTCTTCTTTAAATTTATTCAGCTCAGGATTTTGAATAGTTTTAATTAAAGTCTCAATGTAAGGGTTTTCGATTTTATCAATTTTACTCATAGCTTGTAATGTTATTTTATAACTTTTAAGAATTTCAATTCTTCCAATGTTAATGGTTGTATTTCATCACAAGTGTGGAAACCATCTTCGCATAGAAAACGAATACCATTCCCACCTACACTAACAGATACTAACTTGCCGATACATCGAAACTCTCCTTTGTGATAAAACTTTACAAACTTACCTACAAAATCTTTGAAATGTCCTTCTTCTTGAACAACTTGAGTAAAGCCTTCTAAAAGATAAGGTCTTGTAGAAAGGGTTGGTTCTTGTTCCTTCAGTCTCACTCCTTCGTTGTTGAAGTGGAGAATAGAAGTTGCAATTTCACTCGTTTTGAAAGCGACTTTAATTGGGTATGCAGGGTAAACGTTACATTCTGTTTCTACCACCCTACCCGCTTCTGAAAATCCTGCACAATAGACTTTCTGACCAATAAAAAACTTTTTTGTTTTCATTTTTTAATTTAATAATAAAGATTTAGGGAGAAACATTTATTTCTCCCATTTGTTTTCTGTTAAGTTGTAAACGCCTTTTGGAAAAAACTTCATATCGGGTTTTTCCTCGTATTCAAACGCAAATTCCTTATCAAATAGTTCAAACATTTTCTCACGAGGTTCTTCGTCGGTTATTTTAATGACGCAGTCCTTATCCAAGATTTGTCCGTTGTAACGATGTAGGTGTCTCTGACCTAACGTAAAATAAGATGTCTTTTTCATAGGTTATTAATTTACTTTTTAAATTGACTTTCTAAATCTCCATAATCGAACAGCTTGAACAGCATTCTTACAACTGTTGGTATTTTATCATTAATGTAGAGGTTTTTAACCTCTTCTGGATAAAACATTCTCTCAAGCAGTTCACACAAACGAGCCTCATTTTCTGTAGAAAAAAGCTCTTTTTTATCTTTTATCTCCCAATAATTGTATTTGTAGTTGTATTTAATGTCTCTTGCATTTCCGAGTTCTGCAAGCATTGTTACAACTCTTCTCACTCTCATCTTTTCAGAAAAGCTAAAACCTTTCTCGTCTAAGAAATTGCTAAGATTGTTGTAAATCTCGCTTCTTTTATTTTCTGTTTCTGTTTTCATTCTATTTTTCAGCTAATTTTTTAATTAATTTTTCTTTAGTGTTTGAAATTTCATTTGTTTTAAAGACAATCTCTTCTCGTAACAAATCATCTTTTATGTAACCTTCAACTTCAACAAGTTTTAACTTTTTACTTTCGTAATCAGACTCGAAAATAAGTCTTGATGTTACAAACTTCTGAATCCGATTGCAATAAATTGCGTAAAAGTGTTCACAAATTTCACTTTCAACGTCTTCCAAACCTTTGTAGTTTGTAGTTAAATAATAAGTGCCTTTCTTAATGTTTTCTTTAATCTGATAGCTAATAATGAGATACAAAATTATTAAACCTACAACTAATGCAATAACATTTTCAATTGCCATTTTTTATCTCCTTTCTTCTAATTGTTTAAAATAATCTGTTAAAGAAATAGTGTCCCATTTCGTGTTTTCTCTACTTCTACTACTCGGTGCGTAATAGCCATCAACAGCGTTTATGTAGAGACTGTGCTCACCTTGATTGAAAGTCTCGAAAGTAGATTTGCTCAAAAAACGCTGAGGTTCAACTTGTTCCAAAGCTAAGTTATCAAAGCTAACCACCTCAAACTTATCGAAAAGCCTTCTAAGATACCACTTCCAATGTTTGTGTTTCTCTGTTTGCAAATCAACTTTACCCACATTAAACCCAAAATCTTTCTCACCAAGAATAAGTATCTTCTTAACACCTTTATTAGGTAACTCTAAAACGTCTTCAATCTCGTCGATACCTGCAATTACGTGAAACACAGTGTTTTTGTAACTTACAATCTCTTCTGGAACATTCCATTTTAGACTTCGTCTGTAAGAAACACCCAAACCTTTAATAAGATTGTTGTCAGCCATTTCCAACAGCTTTTTAGCATATTGTCGGATATTACCTTGATTTACTGTTAAATTAACGATATAATCATTCTCTTCTCTTGCGCACCACTCTATAAAGTCAATAAGACCTTCGGAGAGGATGTTGCAACCAATTGCGAGTTCTATCCCTTTCGGTAGCCCTGCGAGCTTCTCTTTGAGTTTGTTGTAATCGCATTCTACTCCATTGACTTTAGCGCTTTCGTGGCAGAAAGAACACAAGCCAGGACTTCCGTCTTCCTTCTGTCCAAAAGGACACTTACTAGAAACCCTAATGTCTATGTTTAAAGGATATGCTAATTGTAAATCTCCTTCAAACTCTATTATTCGTGTTCCGTCCTCCCACATAGACACTAAGGCGTTTCCGTTTTCATATTGTTTATAACTTTTCATCTACTCTGTTACAATCGGAGGGTTTTCAAACAACTTCTCATTTTCTTCCGAGCTAAAATCGTATTCATCACCTGCTATTCGCAAGTAACAATTTTTATCGAAAATAACTCTGTACAATTCGTCAAAGTCTTGAGGTAAATCAAAATCGCCTTGAAATTCAATAGCTATGTGGTTGAAACCTAAAAACATAACATCGTGAGCCTTACTGTTAGCTTTAATAACACTTACCAACAATTGCATTTTCTCTTCGTCGTCGTAATAATTTTCACACCACAATGAAGCGAAAAATGCAATTTTCTCTTCTGTTTTGTTTGTTATTCTTGGTACTTGTCGTGCAAAATAGTAATCACTACAATCAATAACCACATATCCGTCTTTGTCGGGATAAATCGTGTCATAAACTGCGCCGCTAATATCTGTTGCGAACGCTAAGCTGTGCGCTGACGAACTATTCGTTTCGAAAACACTTTTTCTAATTAACTTTTTCATTTTTATTTAATTTAATTTACCTATGTCAAACTCATTAAACACAATCTTCGCTCGTGTTGTGTAGAATCTTCCATTTAAAACAAAAGTTCTATCAACTACATAGCTGTAAGATGTTATAACAAATAAAACATTTCTGTTTCTATTACTAAGTTGTAAAAAGTTGTTGAGGAAAGAGTATCCATAATCAACCTTACAAAGACTTCCTGTAAACAAGTCTATAAGTCTTTCATCTTCGTTTCGATTTAAAAACTTTATAGGTTCAATCTTGTTCCAAGAAGGATATTCAAAAACTTCTAATTCTAATGTTTCTTTCATCTTGTTGTTTACAATAAATGTCTTGCAATTATTAATAATTCTTTCTGTTCTTCGAGAAATTTTTTGGCTACACTTCTCGTTTTAAAACTTAAAACGTGTGGAATCCCCACAGAATCACAAATGCTGAAATCAATAATAGGGTGTACACATTTAAGTACAATAGAATATTTCCAATTCTCTTTACTCCAATCAGCCTTCCATCCTTCGTTGTAATATTCTCTGTAAAACAGAAGTTTTAACATAGCTTCTGTTGCTTCACCGAGTTCTGCACTTGGAGCAGCCAATTCACTAGTTAACCAATAGCATTCGTCCTCTTCCCGAGCCTTTTCAAAAAGTTCTTTGAAAGTTGGTAGAGACGCTTTTTGCTCAAAGCCTTTCTTTTCTACAGAATAATCTGAAGTGGATAATGTGGGGACAACACCTTTATTTTTAACAAAGCAACCTTCAGGTGTATACTGAACTTTTACATTATTTTCAAATTCAACTTTAATAGGAAAGTCAAATTTGTAGTCAGTGAAGACTTCAATAACTTTACCGCTTTTCGGTGAGATAGTTTTATCCCAAACCTCCATTCCTACTTTAAATATTGTTTTCATTTCTCGTTTGTGTAAATTTCTATTAGTTTTTCAATTAACGCCTCTCTTGCTTCTTCGTAAGTTTTATAGACAAAGATTTCTGTTTCAATATCTAAAATTTCAAACGAAAAACCATTATCATTTTTACTTCTGTAACGATGTGTTACAAGTCCTACGAGATTTCTTTTTCTAAACCACTCTAAGACTTCTGTCCAAGTAGGAACGCTTGGAGTACAGTAATAATCGTTTTTGTAAGGAATAAGGTCTGTTACGTCTATTATGGAAGAATCCTCCATTATGTCTATTTCGATAACAACTTTGTTTTCTTCATTGAGTTCGAAATAACATTCTTCGTTATAACCAATTTCTTTTAATTTCTTGGCAATGTCTTTTGTAACTAACCAAGAGGGGTATTTATCGTTTTTCATTTTTTTTTACTTTTTATTATAACATAAGATTTATTGCTTCAATTAGTTCTTCTTTTGTATAGTAGAAGTGAAGTGAATCTAATGTTGTTTCTGTTCTATTTCCATCCATAAAGGTTAATTGTTTCTGTATGCAACCTTTAAAATCTTTGTAGGTTTCAATGCGTTTTATCTCCGCTTTTCCAAAAACTTTAAAATTATTTTTCGTAAAACAATAATAAAGTTCTTTACCTAATATATCGTCTGTTATTTCTTTGTCTGTTTCTTTCATTATGTTTTTAGTTTTTGTAAACCTCTCAACCATTTGTTTTATAATTGAGAGGTTGTTTTGTTATAAAGTTTCAATCATTCCAAAAGAAATCGTCATAATTGTAAAAATTATCAAAAATGTAATCACGATTGTCTCTATGAAATTTACCATCTTCGAAAAAAGCTACTTTTTTACTTTCTATTTTATTTATAATTTCTCTTGTAGGGTTTTTTATCAACAAATATAAATAATGTTTTTCTTTTTTACCTTTATATACACCTTCAACTTGTGTCTTATATAAAAATATGTTAGTCACTCTATCTTTAAACTTGGTATAAGCACGAGGCTCACCTTTGAGATTTGTTCTAAGTCCAAAGAATCTAAAATCTTTACCTTTTGTTGTTTTAAATTTGATTGTCATTCCAAATTGTTCATCTCGTTGTACGTTCCACAGAGCGGGATAATTTATATAAGTACCATAAAATATAGGTTCTTCAAAAAATCTGCGATTTTCATCACGATATTTTTTAGTAGGACTATATTGAGTAAATTCGTATTCGACTTCTTCGGATAGATTAGAGTCAAAAGTTACAATATTGCGAGCATCGTCTCTACCTCCGTATATTAATTTCCCATTGTAATCGTAAAATTTTCTATTTACTCGTTTAAAATGTTTTTGAACACTTGCCTCATCTTTTATTTTATCAAAGTACTCTTCTACGCTTCTCGGAGGAAGTGTTTGATTGTCCAATATTTCTTGGTCGCTATCTCCTCTGTTGTAACCGCTATCATTGGAGTTTCCGCTATCACCCTTTCCTTTGTCGTTTCCGTTGTTGTTGGGTTTTTCTATCTTATTATTGTTATCTGTAACATCGTCGTTGCTATCTTTACTGCAAGACGTTAAAAATACTGCTAAAACAAGTCCTATAATTAGACTTAAAAATCTGTTGTTGTTTGTTAATTTTTTCATTTCTGTTAATAATTTTATGATTCGTGATATTTAATTTCTTTTACAATTGTATTTACAACTTCGTTGTCTTGAACCTGTACTCTTAAATGCAATAGAAAGTGTCTTCTTTTGTACTCAATTACTTTACTTGCATTTAAGAAAGTATCATTGTAATTAAGATTCTGACTTTCCTCAACTGTTATATCGTTACTTTCTCTAAATAAATAAACCAATTGTTCTTTACTTAAACCTTTTCCGTCAATTAGTTTGTCTAAAATCTCTTTTACTTCCTTTTTCATCTTTCAATCAATTGTTTATAAACTTCTCTTTCCTCAACTTGTCTCTTAACTCATCATATCTACCTCGAATTAAATACCTATCTCCACTCTCGTCGAGACCTTTCCACATCTTCTCCCTCAATTCACTATTGTAAATTCGTTTGTCAAAGTCGCCAAGCGTGATTAATACTTCGCAAGCGGGAGTATATTCGCTTTCGCAAGCACAATTTAGGTAATACACTGCTTTTCTTAAACCTTTGGAATCTTCAGAGATAGAATAAAAGTCGGCTATCATCATTTGTGCGGGAGGGTAATCCATATCGGCAGCTTCTTTCACCATTTTCATTCCTTTGAGGAAATCTTGCGGTATAATTTCTGTCGCGTATCGTCCTTCAGATGTTGCAATTCCCCACATAAATACGTATTTAGGTCGCTTCAAATCTTTCAGTTTCTTTACCATATCGATAATGTACTGACCCTCTGTATCGTACTTCTTTCGGTTCAGATAGTAAAAGTACAACTTTTCGCACGATTCGCTATCTCCTTTCTCACACTTGGCTTCTACCATAGCTAATTTTTCTTCTTCTGTGTAGCTTTTTTTATCTTGTTTTCCTTGTGGATACACAATCATCCAAAGTAAGGATAAAATGCCTAAAATTAATCTCTTTTTCATTTATTTGTCTTTATTTAGTTAATAATTTATCTTCTACAAGTTCTTACGTTAAAAGTAGAATAAAGTGAGCCGTCTTCTACTCTTTTTTTGTATTTTTTTCGTCTTTCAATTTGTTTGCTTTCTTGGTCGTTACCAATACATACGCAAATTATAAAAATCAGTCCGATTAAAATGTTTATTACTATTCCCATATTATTTTTAATGTTTATTTAATTGTCAATGTTTGTTTAATTGTTAATAATTTCTACTTTTTCACAAGGTCTTGGAGTTTTTATATTTCTAAAATACACTCTCATAGCTCCTATATACTTATCTCTTTCGTCTGTACCAAGAGCGTTTAACCTTTCAATCGTGTCGCCATTTTTCCACCAATGCGTAACATATCTTATTGCCGTTTCCATTGCGTGTTTAGGAGCAGTTATTTTAATTCGCTCGTGTCCGTTTCCCCACACCTGCTCTATTGAGACAACTTCATACTTTTTCATTTTCTCTTCGTTAAAATTCTCTTTAAGAATGTTAGGGCGGTACTTCGCAATCTCTTCGTCAGTTGCAAGGCGAATGGTCTTGTCTCCAACAATACAATTATCTCCCAAATCCAATCTTACTTGGTCTTCCCACGACTTAATTTGTATCACGATTCCTATGTTGTTATCCTTGTCTATTACTACATCTCCAAGTGCAATACCATTCTTACTAATTCCGTTACCTGTACTTTGATAAAACATAGGGCAATACGCCATAAAATTAGGTAAATTCATTTTAAAAATATTCGTTTATAAATTGTTCCACTTGTTTTTTCTTGTCAATAGGTAAAGACGAAATGGGAGTTACAACCTCACCTATAGTTGTGTCTTTACACGCTTCCTCCATTGTCCCATATAAAACCAATGCACCATCACTGAAAGAAAGTATTTCACCATTCTGCATTAGTATAACATAGCCTTTCAATTTTCTTTTCATCTTCTTAATTAATAAACGTTTACCAACTCTTTTGTTAAAATAACTTCACGATAATTCCCTATCTCTTCGTAATTAGAATCTGTTGTGAGTTTATTTACAATTTCTTCTAATCTTTCTTCAGATAATTTTAAATAGTCATAGTATTTACAAACTTTTGCAATTTTCTCTTTAAGGATAGGTTTTACGTGTTCAAATCCGTTTTCCTCTTTTACTACTAATAGTGTTGTGGTGTAATCAAAACAACCATTTAATTCTGCTTGTATTATATAAACTTTCATATTTATTTAAATTAAATTGTTAATAATCTTCTAATGTGAATTTGTTTGTAAATTCAAAATCTAATCTGAAATTAACACCTTTCAAATTTACATTGTTATCATCCCATATAAGGGTCAAAGCTGCTTCTTTAATTTCCTTATCTTCTGCTTCGATGTTTTCGGACTTTAAACATTTTTTGATTATCTCAGCAAGTTCAATTTCTTTAAAACTCCTTGTAAAAATAACACCTACCGTTGGTACTTCAGATTTTCTATTAAAGTACAAGATGGCACACTTGTCTTCCTCTGTAGTATTTTTATTTTCACTTACTTCCTCTCTAACAACCAAATCATTCCTACCTGCTTGCTTGCATATTTCAACAAGTCTGTCGCTAATAGTGTAATCCACACTTATGTTACCTGCTACATAATCACAAATTGTTTCCTCAAACTCTTTTTTGTTAATAGCCTCTTTTTCGTTGTAGAATGTAAGGATGTACTCAAAAAGATATTGTAACACTTCTAAATAGTTTTCACCACCTTTCTCGTTGTAAAACATTCTGTAATATTTAGGGTCAGTAATGTTTGTATCGCCTACACGCCAAGAATTTCTATCGTACCCGCTGTAATACCAACTTGGCACACCGTCTTCAGATTCTACCCACGCCAAGTATTTTTGAGGGTCTTCATTTTCGATAAAATTAAAACATTTTTCAAGTGTTTCTTTCTGCATTTCTATTAATACCCATACATTTTGCTTGTAATCGCTTCTGTCCCAATCTACAAGTATTATAGAGATACTTTCATCTTTTAGAATAGTCTTCATATAACTTTCTATAGTAGTAACTTCTTTAGTAACTACTTCCAATTGATATTCGTATGTTTCAAAATTGAAGTCATCTAAATAAATGTCATCGTCCTCTTCAATCAAATAATCACGCAATTCACTTCTGTAATACTCTACAGTATCGCACTCTTGCCCATCACTATCCAAGCAACTATACTCTCCAAATGTTTTACCGAAAGGCAGTAATGTGTTAATTCTAATTAAATTTCGTGTTTCCATTTTTTCCAATGTTTTTAATGTTATTAATTCTTTTATTGTTTGTGTTTATTTGTCTTATATTATATATCCCTCTTCATTGAAAAGTAGATTGTTTTCTTCAGCGTATTTTAGTCTTTGATAGTCGTCGCCTAAATAAACTTCAGCTTTACTCATTTCTTCTAAAAAACCCTCGTTTAACAAATCTACACAAATTTTTATATGTTCGTAAATCTTAAAAAGTTCGTTTAGAATGTTTTTGTATTTAGTATTTACGTTGCGGTAGGGATATTCCAAAGCAACTCCATATCTAACGCCCTCAATATCTATCCTATTTTCCAAAAGACCCTCTTTGATTAGCGCAACAACTCTTTTGTCAGCTTTAAAATTTACAATCTCTTCTGGAATGTTACACACCCGCTTGTTAAGGAGAGTTTTGCAATTTTTTAGGAAATCTACAATATCTAAATATTCAGCGTTAAAACGTACACAGCAATTGTAATCGGTATCGTATTGAAATTTATTTACTCCGTAAATACCTAAATCAAACAAGTCGTATCTGTATTCCTCTTCAGTATCTGCAACTTTCTTTTCTGTAAGTGCTTCAAAAAATTCGTCGTTTTTGTGGAGTACCTCGAAAATATTATTTGTATCTCCAAACTCTTTAATTGTTAATTTTTTCATTTTTCTAATGTTTTTTAAATGTTAATACCTGTTTGTTTTTTTTGTTTATAGTGTTGTATAAGTACCTGCCATAAATATTAATTCTCCGTTAGGTGTTTCGGCGTAATCGCTCCACGATAGAGCATTTGCAATTTCTTTGATTTGTTTTTCTGTAACTACAACATCGTTGTCATCACAAAATTCAGAAATTTGTTTAGATAGTGTTTCAGTGTATTTTTCCACATCCTGTGAGGCGTCTAAAACACAAAGTGTTTCAAAATCTTCTCCGAATTGTGTTATTTTAGCATTTATTACTATTACTTTTTTCATTTTTTCCAATGTTTTTAAATGTTTTTAAATGTTTTTGTTATTGTTTTACACTGCAAAATTACAAAGGTTTTTTCAATCTACCAAATTTTTTTTGCAATTATTTTTAATTTATTTTCAATATTTTTTATAACTTATTGTATTTTAATTTGTTAGGTTTGTTGTTTATTTTGTTTTACTTTGTGCTTCTGACTGAAAATAAAAGCGTTCGGGTCGCATACTTTTTCTTTTTTCTCTCGCTTCCAAGTACTCCATATTTACTTTAAACACTTCCTCACCGCCTTTGTAATTAGGTTTAAAGATAGTGAAAGGAATTTTTTTGCTAAAGTTTGCTAAGACTATTTTATATCCAAGTCCCATTTTTACAAACTCTTTCATTACCACCTTGCGTTTATCGTTCGCTTCCTCTTCTGTCTCCTTGTCGTGTACAATCGCTAAATCCTGCCCGACTATTCCTATTTCAATATCTTTCAATGCTTCTCGCTCGTTTAGGAATTTTGCTATTTTTTCTATAAGTGTTAATTTCTTTTTACTCATCTTCTTTTCTGTTTCTCATTTGTTCTTTTAATAGCCTCACCCTCACAAAGAATGAGACTATTGTTGTTAATTACTCTTCTACTTTCATCCAACCTAAAAAAGTAAACAATCTTACAAAGTGTTCGTACATTGTAGAATATCCGTAACCTGGGATATTTAAAAATGTATAGTCTTTGTATTCTAATACTCTAAATCCAAACTCGGCTAAAACATCAGCATTACAGTAATCACCATCTAAAAAATAGTCCTCGCCTATATCAGTAATCCTATGTAAATTTGTGTAAATCTCGGTGCAGCTGTCGTACCACTCTACCTTTAACTCTTCTAACTCTTCCGCAATTGTATCCTCGTCTTTGTTTTCTTTATCTTCTATTTGTGAGAGGAAATACTCATCGCTCGGTAGAATTGCCTCGTAATTGTTAAAAAAGTCTTCCTTATCTAATAGGTCAAACGGAAGGGGTATAAAATTCCTGTTGTAATGGTACTGCCCCTCGCCCATTGCGTCGTTATAGGTCATATCAAATGGTTTGAATTTTGCTTTGTAAGGGTCAAAATTACTCTTTCTCGAAAATTGTGTTGCTTTCTCTAATAATGTTAAATCTTTTGTTTCCATTTTTTCTAATGTTTTTTTAATGTTATTAATTCTGTTATTTTTTTGTAATATCGTGTAAATAAATATCACTTTAATTCATCTTGTTGTGGGTAGTCCGTAGGTTATTCTATTTAACGGAATACCCATTTTTTTAATTTACTTGCACGCCCTCTTCTGTAAAAAGTACTTCATTTGCTTCACAATATTTTGCAAATGCTTCTTTGCTTTCTAAATACTCTTCCTCTACTCTCAGATTGTTTAAAAATCTGTTATTTATGATGTTTACAACTTCCTCCACCCATTCGTATAACCTTTCGAGGTCTTTGTTTAAATCTTTTATTTCGTCGATTAGGTCGGTATTATAGATATTTAATTCTACATTACTACCTGTAACTTTAAACTCTGAGTAGTCAAAGTCGCTTTGTATAATATCTAACAAATGCTTTCTAATCTTTAATTCGGGTAGCTTTTCGCCCTGCAAGTAGCTATAATCATCTTTTATTTTGTTGTTATCTATTTTTGCAAACAAATCGTTTAAATCTCCATTCCACTCTGCAACAACTCTATTAGATGCTGTATCATAGCCTACAAAGTCATCTGTAAATCTACCACCGATAAATTCTACAAAGTTTTTAAACTCTCTTATGTGGTCTTTAAAGTAGAAACTGTCTACTTCTGTAAGAAAATATTTATTTTCTTCGTGTACTTTATTTTGTACCTCTTCGGATAACTCGTTAAAGTAATAAACGTTGATTTGTTTTTGTGCTTTCATTTTTCTAATGTGTTTAAATGTTTATAATTCTGTTATTGTTTTACGCTGCAAAGATACGGCAACTTTTTATAACTTCCAAATTTTTTGCAACTTTTTTTAAATTATTTTTTAAATCTTTTTTCTAACTCGTTGCGGTTGTGTCTGTTAGGTACGAATAAAAACGCTACAAGTTTTTCGTCTTTATATTCTTTTTTGTAATAGTAGCCGTCTAATTCGTTCTCTATTAATCTAACTTCGTCTTCGTTTAACGCTCTTTCTACTGAAAGTCCGTAAGATGTAAAACGCAATGTATTAGGTAATTCGTTACGTAATTTTTCGCTAACAACTTCGGCAAACTTTTTCGATTTAACTCTGTCTTTTGCTTTCTTTTTAAGGATGTCTACCGACAAATACCCATCTTCTCTCATTTTAATTTGTGGATAAATATAGCCGTTGTTACCTATTAACTCTATATAAGTAGCATTCGGATATTCATTTAAAGAGATTCTTTCGTTCTTTTCGTTGTACAAATACACTGCTTTAAAATGCTTTTGTAAGTCAAAAATCAGATTCCTGTTAAGTCCGTTCTTACTTTTATATTCCATCTTCTTTTAATTCTGTTTTTGTTTCTCCAATAAGTATTTACCAAAATCTTTTATTATCCTGTTAAGGTCGCACGATTCGCACTTTAATTTTGATTTTAGCAAGTTTTTAATCTTTAAAAAGTAGTAACTTGTAAAAAGTCCGTTCTCTGTAATTCTGTGCAAATCTTTAGGAATAAGATAATACATTCTTTCAACCTCTGTAGCATCTGCAGCGGGTCGCTGCTCTATATTCTTTGATTTGTAATTTTTAGATTTGTACGCTTGCAAATCTTTTCCAATTTTTGTATTGTAAAATTGTTTTTCGCTCATCTTTTCTAAATTTATTTGGTTTATACTGTTTTAACATTTTCGCTTTCTAAATAGGTAGAATCATTTATCCAAAAACTATTTTTTCCAAATGTAATATTTTTTAAAAACGTTTCGGCATATTGTTTCAAAGTTTCATCTGTTATATTAGATGGTAGATGCTCAATACTTACATAAAGTTTTAAACACTCTTTTAAACATTCAGTGAAAGAAAAATCATCAATGTTGTTTGGTTCAGTGATTACAAATAGTACAACCGTTTGCCAAAATTTATTGTTATCTCTGTAATAATTTAATGTTACTACTTTCATTTTTCTAATGTTTTTAAATGTTAATACTTGTTTTACTAATTGTTAAATACTGCTCTCAATACGCTGTTTTTCCATCGTACCTCAAAGCGTGCGATTCCTAGCGCTTTAATAAATTGCAGCACGCCCGCCGCCGCTATCATTGAGGGCATAAACTCTTTTCCAGTTATGGAATAAGTAGTTAGTCCTGTAGCAATCAAAAACGCCCCAACCATACAATAAAATTTTACTTTGGCGATGTTTTTTACTCTCACAGAGCGTTCTTTTAAATTAAATGTTTTTGCATTGAAAAGTTTTACATTTGTGTACATAATATTAAATTGATTTGTGGCACTTTCGTACCTATTAAACATTCTTTTTTTTAATCAGTTGTGTATTTGTGTATAATGTTTTTATTATTGTTTTAAAGTTCTTTTAATTGTATTTAAATTGTTATTTATTTCGTTTGTTTTACACTGCAAATTTACAAAGGTTTTTTAAAACTACCAAATTTTTTTGCAATTATTTTTAATTTATTTTTAATATTTTTTTATAACTTATTGTATTTTAATTTGTTAGGTTGTGCCTTTGTCAGTATCGCTCTGAATAAAGTCTAAAACTTTCAAAGGCATTGTTTTTCGTTTATTCTAAATTTTTATCATCAGACTCTCTTTCATTCCATTCGCTCTCAGGGTCTAAGTAGTCGTATAAATCAAACCCTGTGTCGCTAATCTCCCAGTACAATGAATCAGCGTTGTAACTTTCATTTTTCAGAATGAAATCTAAAACCGCGCTAAAGTCAATTTTATTTTCTTTCCATCCTTGTACGTTCGACAATTCGTTTATCCAGAAATTAGGGTCTTTACTTTCGTTAAACATCCAATATGTACAACCTCTCAAACCGTCGCCATATCGTCTTTCCAGATAACTGCCAAAATTTTCTTTATTGTTAGTTAAATACGTTTTAACTATCTCTAAAAAGTTATCATCGAAATTGATGGTAATTTGAATTTCGTCGGTTGCGTAATTGTACGCATTTGGACTCCACACGCTCTCAAACTCCAAATTAAAAGTACATTCTTTGTTTGATTTTAATATGCTTGTTAGAGCATCCTGTACTTTTTCAGTAGCAAGTTTGCCAAAGTCTTTTTTAAACTCTTCGGAGTTGTAATCAATATATGTATAATCTGCATCGTGTTCATTGTTATACATATCAATAGCGTTTTCCAACATATAATCGGTCGCAAAAAGACCATTGTAAAAACCCGTAAAAATAGGTAAATAAGATTTTTGTTTGTGTAACATAATAAATTTAAATTTGTGTCCGTTGTGGACTGTTAAACATTAATTGATTGAGACTTGTGTGTTATCTCATTTTGACGGTGCAAAGATACGGCGGGCATTTTAATTGTGCAAGTAAAAAACAAATTTTAACAAAAACTTTAACATTTGTAAAAATATAAACAACTGAAAAATAACTAATTAGCTAAAACGTTTTAACATTTGTAAAAACGTAGAAAAATGAAAAACGCGGGCGGTGCTGTTACCTGCAAGCTAATAGAATGTAAGTAATAATGTATATACAAAGACTATAATAATACCTATATATAAAGATAAAGATAACAAGTAAGTAAGTATATAAAGATATAGTATAAATCATTCTACAATATAAATATAATAAAATAACAGTATAAAATTGCATAAATACCCCAAATTTGTAGCATACCACGCCGAGCCGCCCGATTATACCTAAAACGTATAAAACACGCTAAAAACGGCTAAAAACAAGTAAAAATCAAAGATAGGTATTAGGTAGGTGCTGCAAGGGCGCAAATGTAGGTATTAGATAGGTAGTTATTGAATAGCGTGCAAAATTGTGTCCCTGAAGGCGTAACGCACTGAATATCAATACATTGGCAAGGATTAGTGAAAAAGAATCGCGGGCGGTGCTGTTGCCCCTCTTCTACTGACTACAAATAAACACTATATAGATAGAATATAATACAAAAGTAATAAACTAATGCACTATATACTATCATAATACACTAATACACTAATACATATAACAGTTAATCAATACATATACACACAATAAACAAGTAAAATAATAACTACATCTATAAATATACACATAACAACAATAAAACTATAACAACAATACAGTAAAGAAAAGAATATACCTATACAAATATGCACCCCTCTTCAGATTATAACGGGCGGCGCAAAATCTTTGCCTATTTACTACCAACTCAAAATTATTGTTTTTAACTATGTTAGATGCACCCAACCCCTAACGCACACATAATCAGACCTTTACAAACGCAACAACCCTCACCATTTCGCTCCCCGAAGCAACCCGATAAAAGAATATTTTTCTATGTTTATCCGATTTGTTAGGAAAAAAAACTATGTTGATAAAAAAAATCCCGCCCTTAGACAAAATCGTTTCTACAAAAACGCCAATTTGTAGTATATTTTTCTGTTTGCCCCGATTTATCCCTAAATTACACCTATTTGCCCTATATTTGTGCCGTCCTATACCTACCGCTACCTATTACGCACCTACTTTATACCTTGTACCTATTTTATAGCTACCTATATACTATCTATCATTAAGTACTTGTATATAGTAATAGTATATATAAAAGAAAAACGCCCTCAGATTATTGAGAGCGTTAAATGTAATTAGTTTATTCTTTGTAGGGGTCAATTAGGTAGGACGGCAAACTTTTTTTGCACCCCTTGCGGCATCTTATTGTATCCCTTGCGCACCCTATTGCGGTGCAACCTTGCGGCGTATTATTTGCCGCCTTTGCTGTCATTCTTACTTTGACTTTCATAGTCAGCGCGTAATCTAACATAGATAACAAAGTGCCTAACTATTAATATAAAGAATGTACATATTGCGTATATAAGTAGGCAACCGCCTATCTCATTATCTATATACTTACCTGCAAGGTATGCAAGTATTAAACTTATAACGCCGTGCAATAATAATGTTTTAGTGCGTGGGAAGATTTTGTTTATATCTTTCATACTTGTTTGCATACTATTATCTATTTAGCGTTATCAATAAGTTCGTCAATCTGAAAGGGGTCTAAAAAAGTAGTTAGTATATAGCAACTATCTAATTCAGTACCCTTGCGCCCCGCTTGTACTTTAATACGTGCTTCTAATACTTTTTTTTGTGCCTTTGTCAATGAGTTGTACTCAGATTTTGCAACCGCAAAGCGTGGATGTCCTAGACTGTTACAGTCAATGCTTGTGTAATACATAATAAATAAAATTTGTGCCTATCTGGCGTTAAACATTAAATAATTGAGATAACTACTATCTCATTTTCACGTTGCAAATATACGACGACTTTTCACAACTACCAAACAAAAACACAAGTTTAACAAAACTTTAACATATAACAAAAACTTAAACAATTGAAAATAAATCAATTAGCGATTATTTAATAAAATAGCATCGCATAAATGTAGCAAATAAATTAGTAGTTATCCATCTAAACAAATAGCAAGCACCTAATATTATAGCAAGTATATAGTCAGTCAGTAGTAAGTATATAGACAAACAGACGTCTATAAAAATAAATAAAATACTCAATACCTACACAAGTGCAAAAAGTAATAAGATAGACTACTATTTGCAAGGTAGGGGTAGGGGCGAAAAAGTTAGAGAGGGGCGGGGGAGAGAGATAGGGTGGGTGCGCGCTCGCGATACTCAAAGTAATTTTATTCTACACTCTCGATACTCATTGTAATTTTATTCTGTACTCGTAATACTCAAAGTAATTTTAGCAATCTATATACACTTGTAGTAATTTATGTATTAGCACACTGTAAGACTTAGCAATTATGTAAGATGTAGCATAGTCTTTATGTTAGCACACTCTATGTGTTTCTCTATTCCCGCCCTGCATTCCTACAACTACATATTGATTTCTTATATAGGGGAGGAGGGGTATAGGAAGAAAATGTTATATAGGGAGGGGTATATGTATATAAAAAAGGAAAAGAGGATAGTCTATGTCATTCTACCCTCTCTTCACATTGGAAAAAAATAAATATAATATATGGAAAAAATCTTGTCAACATTCTATTAGTCAAGATAGGGAGGGAGGGAACAGCACCTGCCGCGAAATAGTTGGCACGCTCACCTACGGTTGGCACGCTCGCTCGCAAGCTGAACCCTCCACATACCCAATCTTTCTTCAGAAAGAATTATTTGTGAGAGCAAATATTAATCAACAATAAAAATAGTCCCTTCTATCGTAACATAAACAATATAATACAATAACTACAAAAGATTATGTCCTTTCGGATATACAATTATGAAAAAAAATTTTAAACATAAGATGATACAAAATAGCTTTTATAAAGAGGGAAATTAAAAACTTGTGTGCTTTGCTCTTACGCGATGTAAGAGCAGCTAAGTTTATAAATCACCCTTGATAAAAGGGACTTTGTTGCAGGTAGAAGACTCGAACTTCTAAAACTCCTGTCTCGGAGCTGTTTTGCCATTAAACTAACCTACAAGCGCACATCCTGCTAACATTCACGCGTCAAACGTAAACAAGACCCATCGCGATTTTGTGGTGAGGGAGGATTCGAACCCCCATTCCCGCACTACGGTTTCCTGACCTCTTAGAAGACATCACCAACAATCTTTTAAGATTGTAATCTCTCACTTCTATTACGTAATTCGAAGGAGAAACCCCTTGAAATTTCGGAAGGCGTGCAGGACTCGAACCTACATTACCACGTGCCGCACACGTCGCTCCTACCAATTAGATGAACGCCTTCTTGCAAATAAATAAACATTAAAAAACATCGGTCTGTTTATAACTTCAGACTAAGTTGCGGAGGTGGGATTCGAACCCACGACCTTCAGGTTATGAGCCTGACGAGCTGACCTCTGCTCTACTCCGCTGTTTGTTGTTTGTGGTAGCCATAGGATTTGAACCTATGAACCTTAAAAGGAACTGTTTTACAGACAGCCTGCTTTAACCACTTGCATAGACTACCATTTTTAGCTCAGGTCGTAGGACTTGCACCTACATCACCCTCACACTAAGAGGGTAGTGTTATCTAATTACAACAGACCTGATAAGATAAGGAGTTCTTACCATCCACAAGTGGTATTTCAACTTGTATATGTAGCGTAGACACTCTAGTCCTAAAGCTGTGTTCCAAACTTTAGCGACTTGGAAAGCTGTGTTCGACTCGAACGAACCTACATCCTTGAATGCGTTTTAACCAATCTATTATTCTTACGGGAATAACAAATCATAAACTAACAGCCTTCTTTCGTTAAATAAAATTTTAGACAAAAATGATGTATGCCAATCACATCTTAGGACGCCGTACAGGACTCGAACCTGTGTCTCCCCGCTTCTTGACGAGGCGGTCTTCTACCAAACTGAAATAACGACGTGCCAAGTTACCATAACTTCTATTTCACAATAATGTTTTATTTTTCGTGGAGGTGGGTGGAATCGAACCACCGACGCCAAGCTCTTCAGGCTTGCGCTCTGCCAACTGAGCTACACCTCCTCCTTTTTAAACTTCCTTTTCTATGTACTTACTTGTAGTCAGGACAGGATTCGAACCTGCAATAACATTTCCTCCACCAATTGATTACGTAAAACAAAATGTCTGAAGAGCCTTTCTTGCGAAATACGACTCGACGGGTCTTCCTTTTTCCCCTACCTAACTAATGCGAGAAGTGTAGGGTTTGAACCTACGACCTAATGGTTAACAGCCATTTGCTCTACCGACTGAGCTAACTTCTCTACAATTATGATTGATATAAACTATTTGAACAGTCGAGGAAGCAAGACTCGAACTTGCGACTTCCTGAATCCAAATCAGGTAGGGTAGCCAACTCCCTCATTCCTCGAAGTAACACACCCTATCTCCCGACGAAGTGTGTCCAAGTTTTAACAATTAAATAAACTTATTATTAATATACAAGAAAAATTCGCAAACGAAGGAGGAATTGAACCTCCCACATCTTATTTCGGTGTTAATCTAAAAAATCCTATAAATCTAAAAACCAAAACCAAAAATACGATGACCTCAATAAAATGTTGTTGCCTAACTTCGTTTACTCTCTACCTTATTTCCCAACAAAATAGAGAATTAGTATTTAAAAAATTCAGAAAGAGAGCAGAGTGGGATTCGAACCCACGCGTCCTTCGAAAAGAACCCGATTTGCAGTCGGGCGCGTTCGACCAAGCTCCGCCATCTGCTCATTCTGCTGAGACTTTTACATCTCAGCAAAGTATATAAAAATTTAAATATAATGAACAGTGAAAAATGATTTATTCTAATTTCTTTCCTAAATTCGTTTTCCTCATTTTCACGCTGCAAATATACGGCGACTTTTTGAAACTACCAAATTTTTTCGCAACTTTTTCAATAAATTTTTAATATTTTTCCCAACTTATTGAAAATCAGCTATATCTAAACTAAGAAATTTCGAATGCCTGTTTCTTATTCTCGCTTTGTAGCAGGTTTATTAGCGTAAAATTGGTGTGGAAAAGCTCTTCATCTACATCGCAATGTCTGTTCAACACCTCCAAAAGCATACTTCTTAAAGGAAGTTCTTCCGAGCTAACACCCATATTATCTCTAACGTGTGTGACTACAGCTTGATAAAACTCTTCATTTATCTTAGTATTTACTTTGTTTAAGATTTGACTTTTGTTGTGGCACTTCTTAACATTGTCTTTCGCGTCACCTTTTAAAACCTTTGTTGCAAGAGTGTGTAATGCACCTGCCTTATTGACTAATACCATTTCTCCTGTTAGAGGAGACACCTGTTTGAAACGTGAGTAGAAATACAGCTGATTAAAGTCACTATCTGCAGAAATACAAACTACCCTATCAAACCTTTTGTCTCTTGCATACGCAGAAATTATATCGTCAGCTTCAAAACCTTCCCTTGTTACAAAGTATTCCTTACCTTCAAGCTCTTTTTTTAGATTTCCAAATGCCTTCACGAACGTTTCGTCACTAATAGTCTTTCTGTTCTCTTTGTATTCAGGGTAGATTTCCTTTCTCCAATATGTTGCTTTTCTACTATCTGCAATTACTCGGAAGTTTGAAGTGTTCAATTTCGGAAACCATTGCTTTATGTATTCTTCCAAACCTTCCAAATGTAACTTTCTATGTTTGTGTAACACAAAGGAAATGTTGCTAAGGTCAAATAATAAGACGGAGCGCGGGTCATTCGCAACCTCAACATCCTTACCTTGTAACGCCATACATTGAGTTCGAATAATGTCCTTAGTTTGTTTATCCAAATTACTCCAACCATCTATGTTTTTCATCAACCACACTCTGTATTGTTCTGGAACTTCGGACAACTTCTTACCTTTATGAATACCGAACGTAATTCGGAAGTCTTTCAAGTCTTCTTTTTTAAGAGCAATTACTCTATCAAGCTCTTCTGTTGTCATTTCAGCTCCCATCGGCACTCCTGTTAACAAGTGAGTGTCGTTGAAAACGCCCCACCCATAATCTTCCTTGTTTATAACCCGAAGTTCTTCTATCTTACCGAAACGTTTTACATTGTTACAGAAGTCAATTATCAAACACTCTTTAAGGTTTGGGTAAATAGGGTTTCTAACACCTCTACCGAAGATTTGATATAGTAAGGCAAGCGAGTTTGTAGGTCTTGCCATTATAACTGTCTGTAAATCAGGCTTATCGAAACCGCAAGTTAGTACGCTTTGATTGGTAACGACCTTAATTTTGTTGTTTTTAAAGTCTTCGATAATGCGTTCGCGCTCAGCTTTCCGCGTAGAACCTTCCACACAAGCAGCTTGATGTCCCAATCTCTCGGCAAGGATTTTGGCGTTTTCAACACTATCCATAAAAACAAGTGCATTCCTACCTTCTTCAATGAGTTTCACACAACGTTTGTAAACATTTTCGTTAACTCCTTGTTCAATTATGGCTTTTTGTATAGATTGTTCGGTGTATTCCGCACCTGTAGAGTTTAATTTTAGCAAACTTGAATCAAAATCATATTCTTCGTAATTTAATTTTGCCCAAAACTTGTCTCTTACAAGTTCTTGTATCTGTGTTACGTGAATAATACTCTTAAAAACCTTTGGTGAGCTACTGCAAAGCATATTTAACTGCGTCCAATTGTTTCGAAACGAATCTCCATACGTTTTTAATCTGAAAGGAGTTGCTGTAAAACCTAAAATATGTGTAGGTTTCAAGTCATCTATAAAATTTCGGAACATTGAACCTTTTTCGGGAGGGTAAGAGGCGTGACACTCGTCTACAAGTAGAATTTTCACTCCTTTTTGACGAAAATCCTTACCTAAATCTTTTACAGAGCCTATTGTGGCAAAGGTAACGTGTCCTATTTCTTTTTTACCTGCAGAGGCAGAGTATACAGAGGCAAAGTTTCCGTAAGATTCGTACTTTTCAAGGTTTTGTTTGAGCAACTCTACAGAAGGTTGCAACACAATAACTGAAGAAGAGCAGGCATTCGCCACCGCACCTATTAGAATTGACTTTCCGTACCCAGTTGGGGCGACTACAACCGAAGGTTCAGGTTTATCCTCTGCTAAAAATTTTAAACAAGCGTCAAGTGCTTGCTTTTGATTGTCCCTCAGTGTATATGTAACATTGTTTCTTTTCATTTTTATATGTTTAGGGGGCAAAGTTACAAATAATTTTAAAATCCTACAAGTTTTAAAACAAAAAAAATGTTACTCTTTTCAAAGTAACATTTTAAACAAATAAAAATGAGCAATATAATCAGTTATTCCATCAAAACTGCTAATTTTAAAAACCGCTTTCCAATAATCGTAAGCCATATTTTTTACTATACATAGATTTTACAGCTCTGTAATACAATTTGTATTTTTTACCTCCCGCTATTTTGTAAAAGACATCTCTTTTTATACCTTTGGTTATTGCTCTATCCATAGTCCACCATATTTCGTTAAGTCCGCTTCGGAAAATATCGGTGAAAAGACTTATGTTGTAGAAATAACCATTTGTTTCGTGCATAATCTTATTCTCTTTCATCGTTTTATAGTCAAGAAGTCTTACTTTCTTAGGGGTCACCCACACCGCAAGGTATCCTAAGCCTTCGAGGACGACACCTCCGTTGCGATTGACAAGTTCGTCTCTCACTACTTCGAATATCTTATTGACTATAACTCGCTTGTCTTTACGAAATTGTCTATTCTTATAACCTGCTTTACATTTGGTTTCTAAGAATTGATAGAAGTTAGCGTCGCAAAGAAGAGAAGGTTTAGCCATTTTATACAAATCTGTCTTACTCTCGTCAATTTCAGCTTTATTATAGATTTCATATAACTGACTTCTTATCTCTTCGGAGAAAGCTATATCCTCTTCGCTCCACTTCTGTCTTGTGAGGCGACCCATTCTTCTATCTCGTACTAAATTACTTACCGTATAACGTTTCAAAATTGTTGAATTTTAATTTGTTTATTGTTGAGTTTGTGTTTTTTGGTTTTCATCCATATTAGGATTTTCATCTACAGGAACAGCTTTATAGAAAGAAGCTATCTCTTTAAGTGTTTCTTGGACTACTATCTCTAATAATTTGTCAGGGCAGTTAAACTCATACTCCCACCCTTCTTTACAGCTATCGCAATCCTTCTCTTTACAACCACTTGCGTCATCAACCTCGTCTAAGGACACGGGAAGCAGTACTATATTGACTAATTCTACTTCACTATCGGGTAAGTACAAGTATCCATCGTGAATGTAATAGTTTGTAGGTTTTATAAGCGAAGCAAATTGTCTGTTCTTCTGCAGTGCGTACTTTTGTGTAGTTGTTGGCGTAAATTCTATCTCACCGCCTACGGAAGTTACACTCACTATTGACGCTCCGAAACGTGTGAAGATTGTTTCAGGAAGTTTCTTAACCGACTTCATTAAATTAGAACATCTCCTAAACTCCACTATATCGCACTTAACAACATCATCTCGTTTTAACTGAAAGCATTTTATTGTCTTGTAAAGGTTTTCTTCTCTGTACAAAGACCTATCGTGTAGCTTCTGCGCAATGTAAAACTTAGCTTTATCCTTTGCTGTTCTTAAAATAAAACGTCGTGAAATATGTTGGTCTTTATTGAGCGCGCGTAAATTATTTACCACCCTGCTCACTAACTCTTTGTTTGTCATAATATGTACTATTTATATAAGACAAAGATACGAAATTTTATAGTAAAAACCAAGAATGTAAGTTAAGATTTAGTGTTGTCACGAACAGCCGAATTGTACACTATAGTTGCAATAGAAAGTATCGTATAGATTAAAATTGACGCTATTGATAAAGCAAACATTTCACTTTCGTTATTGTTTATATAAACCTTAGATAAGTACAATGAAGCTACTACCATATTTACTATACACATAACGCAACAACCTGTAAATAATGATTTTAGAACAAATCTTTCTCGCTTTCCCATATTACGCACTTTCGGTATTCATAGAGGCAAATCGTTCTTTACTCGCTGTAGATACAGATTGGAAAACGCCTTGCCACATTTTCATATAAAAATCATACTGACTTCTTATAGCGTCAGAAAGTTCTACAATCTTCTGTACTTCAGTCTTAAAAGATAAGTAACGAGCGTCAATCTCCACCAACTTATCCGCCTGTGCGACAGATGTTGCCTTCCCATTCTCATCTTTGCGAGTTTCAGTAATCTCTTTAAGAATGGAAGTTCTCAATTTCTTTTTAAGGTAGTCTTCCAATCTACTTGCTTCAAAAGTAAATTCGTTACGGCAGGTCATTAAAAACTCCAAACGAACTGTCATTTCTTTTTTAATCAAATCGTATTGGGCAAGGTCTCCAATGTCTGCAATCTTACCATACTGTGTGATAAGATATTGAAGCTCTTTAATTACCTGATGTACTTGAGCTACTTTCTCTTCGGTTATGTAAACCTCAACATCTTCAACTACAAGACCTCCAACCTTTCTTGACAACTCTCTAAGTTTTGTTACCTTTTCAACTTCGCCTTTCGCTTCAGCTTTACCTTCAGCTTGCTCAATTAGTAGCTTCAGCCACTTTACATTTTCTTCTGTGAATGTAATCATTTCTTATTTTGTTTATTTGTTTCTACATACCCATTTTTACAGGTATGTAAATCAGTTTACGTTTTGCAAAATTACAAACTTTTCAACTTATATGCAAGAAAAAGGTCGGAAAAATGTTAAATAATTCCGACCTTTTTGTCGCAAAAACTTTATTAATTTGCGACAAAATCTTGGTCGAACAAAGATAATTGTCGCTTGCTCACCTCCATCTCATTTATCAACTTTCTTGCGGCAGAGCAATAGTAGTTGAAGTTGATAGGGTATTCGCTTATATGCTTATCGGGATTGTACGTATTAAGTAGTTCCACTCCACAATCTTTGTGGAGGTGATTAGGTTTCATAACACCCTTCTCGTACTTAATTAAATACTTACCGACTTCAGCGAAGAAGTAACGATTGATGTTCTGTACATCTTCATTACCCCACCTCACTAACCAAGACTTGGCTACTTTCTTAGACAAGCAGTAGTCGAAAACAGATAATCCGTGCTTTTCAGGATTTCGGATAAACTCTGCAACGTCTATTCCTTTTAAGAAGTATGCTTCCAAAGCCTTCGGTATTACTTGCATATTACTGCTGTCTCCAAGAGGAATATCGTCTCCGTAACGAAATACAGCACCTTTTCTCTTCACCTTACTCAAACCTGTTTTATGAGAAATCAAGTTACAATTGTCGTCCAACATAAACTCTTCCTCAATAAGTGATAGGTATGAGTTGGTGTTTGAAAATATCATTTTTTTGTTTATTGTAAATTCCCAAGTTACTCTAAACTCCTTCTCAATAGATTTCGCTATTCTATAATACTCAGGTAACAAATCTCTTCTTATTTTACAAGTTGTACCATCGGTATTAGTAAAGAACACCGAACAGCCGTCAAGTTCAGAAAGCTCTTCAATGAAACGAAGTTGTATGAGCTGACCTGTTACACGTAAAGCTAAAATCTCTTCAGGAGAGTAAAGCCAAGAAGTAGCGCAGTCTGCGAGTCCAGAAAAACTATTCAAAACCAGTTTTAAAAACTTGTCTTTCTTCTTGTTACCCGTATGTTTGGCTTCAATTCGGTCTTCTTTAATTTCCAAATATTTGTCCAAAACAATTTTAAGGTCTCCACGTAGAAATCCGTATTCAATAAATAATGTCGGATAAAGAGAAGCAATATCGGCGTCCACAATCACGCAATCCTTATCACTTTCCCATATTTGATTATCGTTTACAGAATGAATACCTCCTACTGAAGGTACTATTCTAAAACTTGTGGTTTTGTGAATGAAAGGAATGCCGCTATCTTTTTCTTTTTTCTTCTTATCCTCTTTTTTCTCAAAAGGATTTACAATCTTGTTACAGAAATCGTCATAAATCTTCTTGAAAAAAGGAGTTTTGAAATTAACTTTTGGAATGTAATCTCCAACTCTAAAAGAAGTAGGCGTGTATCTTCGGTTGCAAACATCTTTCTTGTACTGCCAATACGGTTTCCCACAATTCTCATCATAAGTCTTCCTACAATAATCTTCCAACAGATACTCCGAAGCAATCTTGGGAGCGTCCATACTCCAACAAGTTATCTTATACTCTTTGAGAAGATATTGTCTTAACTCTACATCTCCTCGCATTTTTTGATACAATAAAGACAAAACACCTAAGTCGTTTCGCATATTGTATCGTATAAGATGTTCTATTTCTTCTTCATTTTGGAATACGTGGTCAGGGGAGAATGGCAACTCTTGAATTTCATCATAGTTCATTTGTACGGCAAGAGCTTTCAAACTAATGTGTTTACTTATACGCAACCCTCTTGACCAATAACAGAATAAATCTATTGAAGTCCAACCCGTTTTAAACCATTTATACTCTTTATAACTTTCGTAATCTTCTCTCACTATCTTATCGGACATTTGTTTTATCCAAAAAGTTAAGTTGGAGACGGAGGTGGAAGCAAATTCTTCATAATATTGTTTCATAAAGTATTTTAAAACCACCTCGTCATAATGAAGTCCGTTGAAAGTTACCAAAAAACCATTATAGTTAGTGAGCCATTCATAAAGTTCTTTTCGTTGGTCTTTTCTCGGTGATATTTCAAACATGTAATCTCGTTTAGTTCTGTAATCTCTACAACCTACGAAAAACAAGTTTCTATACACCTCAATGTCAAGAACATAAAAATCTTTTGGTTTCTTTTCAGCCATATTAATTCACGCCTCCGTCGCGTATCATTTCAAAAAGAATAATTTCGAGTTCCTCTAAATGACCTTTGCGTACAAGTTTGGATAACCCACTTTCGTCCTCCTTAATCTCTTTTATACTATCGACACTGATTCCGTATTTAGAGTATAAGTCTTTAAAGGCTTTGTTCCAAATTTCTTCAGGTTCACCACCTATTAACCTTTGATACTTTCGAATCATTTCCTTGATAGCTAATATTTGTGACTTTTCAGAAGTTTTCACTTCAGGTAAAGTGAACAATTCAAGTTGTTCTTTGATTTTGAGTACAATCTCTTTGAGTTCTCCCACCTCTCGTTTTAAATCTTGAATTTCATCCTCTTGTTCTTGTGGCTTCTGTTCCGACAGAGACAACTTCTGACTTTTATCAACAATTCTCGCTCCACAACTACTACGATATTCCACGCAAGAGCTTGACTTATCTGTCCGAAATGATACCTCTTCAGTTATCCATTTTATAAAATCTTCATCAACCCCACAATCGCTACGAAGAGCTAAAGAATAGAGACCTCTCATATTCATAAACCAAGTGTCTTCTGCAGATTTTGGAAAGTTTGCTATAATACGTTTAAACCTATCGTTAGTGTTTACACACGTAATCGTAGCTTCATAAGGGTATCTGTAACAAAAAATTTTCGCAATCTCCATACAATTAAACATAGGTACTCCTTCATCTAATAAAAGATGAAAATCCCCATATTTAGGATTTTTTAACAATATACATTCAACGCTCATAATTTTAATTATTTAATAGTCCTACCTTCTTCTATAAAAGTGCGTAACTGCAAGAAACCCTTGAAAGCCTTATTCCAACCTCTCGCCTTTTCAATACCACCATAATAATAGTACTCTTCGTCATCGGGAACATCTAAATGAACAACACCTCTAAAGTTAGTTTCATACTCATATTTTGTCATACACCTACCCGCGTGTTCAAAGATACTATCGTGTCTTTCTTTTTTACACTTATCGAATATTTTGCGCGCCGTTTCCAAAGAAATGTTTTGGTCGTCCCCTACCTTCGTGTAGCTTGTTCTGGCTATCATTGCACAAGAAAGAACAATCTTATCCATTAACGACATTTCAGGAGTAAAACAAGGTTCATTGCTAAAAGGTATATGCCATTCACCTGATTCTAATTCGGTAGGTTCAGATTCATTTAAAGCATCATACATTTTCTCTGCTAAGTCCATAAAATGTATTTCAGCTTGTCCTGAATTACATTGTAACCACTCCAAATCTGTCATATCTTTTAAGTGAGAATGTAATTCTATTGCTTCCTTTTTTGACGTGAATTTTAAACCTTCTATGTTATAAATCGGACATCTTAAACGAAATAGATTTTCAAATGCTTCTCTACTACCTGTTACAATTTGTGTGACCCACATAAAAGGTTCAAGTAATCGATTACAAAGCTGTTTTGACACCGAAGAATTTTCAAAATAAACGTCCTTTGTATGTATAGGGACACCATTTTCATCATTTGTGTAATAAGATGCTGATATTTCTTCATTACTTAAATCTACTGCTAATTTTACAGCAGAATTTATCGCATTTGACCATTTTTCTTTTTTCTTCTCAATAACATAAGGGTCAGTAATATATTCTGTACCTTGCATTCCTTTATGTTGACACTGAAAGGCTAAAGGGATGAAAGGTTCTTTTTTAACAACTTCTACCATTTTCTCGAACGGTATCGCACGAGAGTTATGTACAACAATTCCGTTAGCAATGAAATTGTGATACCTACCATCTACTTCAATATCGTAGGTTTCTCTTTCTCCTACATAGCTGATAGCTGAAATTTTTCGATACAGAAAAGGATTTCTTATTCTACCATCTCTAAGTTCAGAAATATAAGGTTCAAAAAAGGTTATTCTTTCTTCTCCATTTTTAGCGATTTTAGGATTCATTATTTCAAAACTTGTCATAGAAATACTATACAAATTTTGACTTAGTAAAGATAAATCACCAAAGATTCTATTATCTTTAGATTCTATATTAAAATCTTTCAGTGTAATCCATTTCATCCTTCCTTCTTTATTGGAATCTGTTAAGAGTCTATGTTCGTCCGTACATTCTAAATACAAACCTTTTCCAAAATGAATACGATATACTTTCTTTACACCTGATTTAAAAACTTTAGAAATTTTCTGTTTTATAAAACTTTCTTCGTACTTTTCACCTGTTCTATACTCCTTGTCTCGCATATTAAAACTGATGATTTCAGGAAGTTCTAAACCTTTTTCCTGTAATTCAAAAAGTATTTTTATTTGCACAAGGTCGTATTTTTGTTTGTCTTTGTAAAACACATCGATGAAAGTGTTCTCGTCTAAACAACTCGAAGTATTCTTCATAATCAACTTATGTGTGTTCATCTCGGACAAGATGATACGTGGGTAAGTTAATTTGTATGTAATTAACTCCCCACCATTCTCACCTTTTGAATGATTTATAATCTCTGCACTTATTTTATTCTTCATCTTCACCTTGTTTTTCACTTTCCTTAATAAAAGAATGATACACCATACCTGCAATTGGACAGAAAACACATCTCTCATCACCTGTAAATCGGCTAAGATAATTCATAGCTTCGTCTCTCCAAATACTCACATTGACATCCTTACCCTCAATATCTTTGGTTTTGAAATCCCAACCTCCGAAAAGATTAGTTACAGCCCCTCCTGGAATTAAGGAAGTTATGTTTTTCCAATTATCAATAGGTACTATTAACTCATACGTGTCGGATTTTAAAACCTGATATTTATCAGGGAATGCTTCTTTTAAGGCTCTTTCGCCCACAATGTATGCACCTTTTTTACAAAGCGCAAATACTTTTCTTGGTAATTTTGTTTCTATATGATTCATAATCTACTTTTTACTATCGTAATAATTGTTCATAAATTTTGCTGAAAACGTACCTTCTAAGTTACGAATTACAACGCCTTCCATATTTTTATTTTTGTCAAAAATATCTTCACAACGTTTTACAAGTTCTTCTTTACTTTTGAACTCTTCATTAAACAACTCAGGACAAGTAGGTAATTGGAATAAGAACGCTATCTCCTTAAATCCGTTGTAGTCAAGACGTTTGGTCACTCCGTTTTCAATCTTATCCACTCCAAAAAATTTAATGTTAGGTTCTTCTTTCGCAGTAGCATTCAGAGAGTTACCACTACCTTTGAAAACTTTTCCATTAGCTTCACCTCGCAATACAATGTCGTGAATATCATTTTCAATAAGTAAATCTTGATATTTCTTACCCACTTCGATAAAAGAATTTTCATTCTCAACTTCTTTGTAAATATTCAAGTCAGGTTTCTTTCCAAACAACCACTCTAAGAATGTACGTTTTCGACGACCTACAACTCTTCTCACTTTAGGAGATATTGATTGTTTGCGAGAACAAATGTATTTACTTGAAATAGAGACAGAGCTTCTGTCTATTTTCTGAGTACCTACAAGTGTGATAGGGAAATTCAATTCTCCCCATTTGTTGTTAATGTTCTCCTCGTCAGTCTTATACCAACCTTCAGGAAATGGCTGTGTACCACTTGCGAATTTACCACCTTCTGCTCTTGAGATTTCAGGTTCTTCGTATTTGTAGATGCCTAAAACATTACCCTCACAAATGGCAGCCGAAACACTTTCGTATTTTTTGTAGTCTTTCACCTCTTCCAAGATGTAACGAACAACCTCTTCAAATGGTAATAGAATACCATTAGAATAAACCTTACCTCCATTAGGTACTTTACTCAAATTGAAAGATTTAGCACGGATACGTCTTGGTTTTCCTCCAACTTTACCTAACAACGACTTACTTTCATCACCTTCAGGAGCTAAGAAAGAAGCAAATAGGCTTATTTCAGATAAACAATAGTCAGGCTGTATATAAACAGCTTGGTCACCTTCTTTGTAAAGGTCTTTTTGAGCGACAAGTTCAAATCCATTCTCGTTCAAAGTAACTAATTCTACTTTGTTTGCAAGTTCTTCCTTTTTGTACAAAGGGAACTTCTCTTTAATTGTAACAATTTGTACAGCGTTCATTTTATTATTTGTTTTATTTATTAAATTTTTGTTTTACAAGTTTGTCAATAAATTCTACACCGCGTTGGAAAATCATCGTTTTTGTGGAAACATTCACCATTTCATTTTTAGGGTCTGTCCATTTCACCTCAATCAACTTGAAGAAGCCTGCGTCCATATATTGTTGGTAAGGTTGATTGTTTTCCATTAAAACATTTTGTTCACGTAAAAATTTGAACAAGTTGTTTCGACCAAGACCTTTAACATTTAATGTTTTCGCAACCTGATTCATATCAACCAAACTTTCAGAGCCTGCAACAGCATCATAAAACTCAGCTTTAGGTAACATTGTCTTGTTTTCTTCTTGAAGTTTCAATTTTTCCTTTTCGGAAATCAATAATGCTTCAAGAGCTTCGACGTATGTTTGTGGTAGTTTGATTGTCTGCGATTCTTTTAAAGCATTTTCTAAACGTTCTATGTAAAGAATAATGTGCTTTCTCACAAATTTACTTTCGCGCATTAAGACTTGTTTAGCTTGATTGAAAGTTAATGAAAACATAATTCTGTTTTCTCCCTTTTTGTCCTTGTAAGTAACGGGCAAAATTTTTTGCTCGTTGATTTCCTCATCAAATTCATCTCTTATTACACCTAATAAACTCTTGTGTAACAGAGGGGTAAAACCTGAACCTTTTTCTTGTTCTCTAAACAGATTAATTTGTTCTACCAATTCTAAAGAAGTAATCCCTTCTTTCTTACCATTTTGAAAACTGCTTACTAAACCTTCAGCAGTTTTGGATTTTAACAAATCTTCATTTCTATTTGTCATAAATATAATTTAATTAAATTTCAAAATTAAAAGGTTTGGACGGAGAGAAAATGATAAGATTGTTATCTCTATCTCTAAATTGAAAATCCCCTTCGTCTATAACTTGAAATGCGAGTTCTTCCAAATCTTGAGAGTATGAACCATATCTTTCTCTACCATATTCATCTACATATTTGTACGATAAGTATATTGTTTTGCAAGCAAGAGGGTTGTAATTCACTCTTGTTCGGTACAAAGTTCCCTTGAAATATAATCGCACATCAAAATAAGAGTGTTCGATTTGTATGTTCAAATTCTTAATTGCAACGCGCGGAGGCTCATTGTAGGTGTTAATCTCGTCTATTAAATGCAATAGTACATCAACAGACACTGAACTTAATATGTTAAGAACCGATTTCAATTCTTCCTCGTATTCTTTGTTTTCCAACAAATCTTCAATTATCTCGTCAATAGTTTCTTTGTCAAGACCTTCAAAGCGTCGCACATATCTAATCCTACTTGGGCGAGACTTTAAAAACTCATTGATTTCGAAATGATTTGTAGTGAAAAGGAACAACTTCTTACCGCTAAACGTTCCATCAAGTATAGATAGGAAGTGTTTTTGGTCTTCTTCTTCCTTATAAACCTTTTCAAACTCGTCAAAGAATAAAATCACATTGTCGCCCATTTTCTCCAAACAATCTGCAAACTTATCTCCTGAAAATGGAGCAGTTATACAAACTATCGGCATTTTAGATTGTCGTGCTATCATTTTAGCAACAAGAGATTTGCCAGTACCTTTCAATCCAGTGAGCAGCACACCTAAATTTCTATTCGATTTTTTAAATGTGTTTAAAACCCTATCACAAAACAGCTGCTCTTTACCATAAATCTTTTTAGGTAATGGAGGAGAAGACATTTCTGAAAGGTAATACTCCTCACGACCTTTGTCATACAACATTAAAAAAGTCTTATTTGGTAACTTCTTTATTTCTTCTACATTTGAATAGAAGAAAATTTTATTGTCTTTTATTATCATCGTGTATTAACCTTCTTGTAAGTAACCAAATGTTTCCAACTTTCTATAACCTGCCGAAATAAGATTGTCCATTTCTTTCTTTCGCTCTTCCTTAACCCTATCCTCTTCTGCTATTCTTTTCTTCGCAACCCTCTCTCTTTCTGCAAATTTTTCATTAATAACCTTATTTACAGCGTGATACCTTATTTTCAACATTTCGGATAAATGTTTTATAGTATTGTTACCTATGGAAATGTATAAACTCCAAATATAATCTTTCTCTTCTTCTGTTATAGACCCATAAGTACGATAACCTTCTTGTCCAATTTCGTTATTCATTTCTATTCTTTTAAATAATTTCGTAATCAACTTCGCCCATCGTTACAATAAGTTGTCTATGCAAATCATCTACAGCGTAACCTTTAACTTCTAATAAGAAATCAAGGACTAAGCCGAGACCATACTCTGTCACTTTTAACTTCTCTTCATAGTGAGTATCCCAATCTTGTAAGAAATCAAACTCTGTATCCACTATTTTCCAATAGTCTTTCTGCCCGTTATAAAATTTCTTCAAAAATTCGGTAAATTCTTCATAATTGTCTTCAACAAATGTTCTAATCCAATCGAAAATAATTTGTTGAAACTTATAATCAACCATCACTTTGTCATTAAAACGATTGTAATCAGGTGAATGCTCTATGCTCGAAAAGTCAGCTTCAAACTCTAAAGCGTCATTCTCCAAACCGAACCAATATTCAAGTTCATTTTCTACAAATTCGGTGGCTCTATTAGCAACACGTTTTTCGTAATCCAACTTATTGAAAGCAAAACGTTCCTTTTCAACGGGAATTTCCAACCATCGGTTGTGGTTTCGAATAACTTCTTCTTCAGGTAAAGAAAACTCTGTATTTTTAAACCCATTAAACACAGGTAAGTAACTCTTGATAGAGTAATCGTATTCAATTTCTTCTCTTTTCATTTTATCTATTTTGTTCTGTAATTAAACCTTCTATTAGAAACTTAGCTTCTTCTTCGGTGATTTCACCTCTTTTAAGCTGTCGCTTAACATCTCGAATTTCTTTCTCAGCAGTGAGCAACATAATAAAGTAATTACTTACATAAAATCCATTCTCTTCGTGGTGTTTTAACACATTCTCAATATGTGAATCTTCCATTTCACAAAGTGGCGCGAAAACCATTTCTTTTAATCTCTCACCTTTCTTATTAAGAATAGAACCCCACAAGCAAACTTCTCGCGCGTCAGCAACTCCCATTAACACAAAAAGCCTCTCGTCCTCAACATTATAAAACTCACTTGAAGGAATAATGCTTTCATTTTCAAGTAGTTGCACAAATCTCCAATCAGGGTTTTTAAGCCACACTTCTTTTAGTTCGGGTTTGGACTGCAAGCGCGCCCAAGCGTCAACATAACCGTCTTTCACCAAAAACTTCAGAACTCGTTCTGTGTTATACATAAACATATCCCATAAAATGGGTATTCTTGCTTTAACTCTCATCTATTATTCGTTTTTAAATTCGCGGCAAAGTTACAAATAATCTTTATATCTACCAAATGTTTTGCAACAAAAATTTTTATATAGTTTGTTTTTCTGTTATTTTTTCGTATCTTTGTACCTTAAAATTCAACGTAAAGATATGAGTTGTACTTTTGTTTATAAGAATAATGGAGATAAAAAAACAGCGGTTTCAGCTAAGATAGAAAACCCTCTTGCACAAGGCGGGGTTTCTAACTCTATCACTTTCGATAAGATTGTTAGAAATCCATTCTTGGAAAACAAAAAAGCAGTAGAAGGTTTTCTAAATATTTACTCCAAGAAGTTTGAAAAAAGTTTCGGGAAATGGAATAGTTCCGAAAGTGTGGATAGAATTAACACAGAAGGTCTTGATAACAAACAAGTTATAGCTGCTGTTCAACTTGCTAACGATATGCAGAACCCAGTTGTTATGTACAAAGTTGACCGAAGTGAAGTCATTTCTACCAAAAAAGGATATGAAATACCTTCTGAACTTTCAGGAGATTTCATTTATACAACCAACAGAGAACTTGCTAACGCACATAAACCTTTAACGAAAGAAGATGTTGTGGTTGTAGATTTGGGTAATAATGTGTTGCAAGGTGAGTTTTTAAACTTGGAAGGTCAAAGCAACTATGTGGCTGTATCAGGGCGCGAAGCTGTTATGGAACATAATGGCGAACCTAAACTATTCTTTAAAAACTCTCAAGGTGATGTCTTTGATAGCTACAGTGAAGCGATTAAAAACACAAACAGAGGTAATATTGAAGTTGGTTTTATAGCTACTAAAGATGTTACTACAACTTCAGACGAGAGTGTATTTGAAAATTCCAACTCGGATTTTGTAGTTAAGAACAACAATTACAAACTGAACAATAGCGACACCTTTTCAAGTATTGCCGAAATAGATAGTAATAGTGATTATACTTCTGTACAAGGTATTACTAACGACCTTATTAAAAAAGACCTCATTTCAGACCAAACTGTTTACGACAACGGGGTATTTAGACTTGAAGCGAAAGGTGCTACCTATCTTGCACAAACTTATAATGTTAATACCGCAAAACAAGTCGTTGAAGATAAAATAGGTTATTCTCCTGAAAATGTTGAAGTTATAGGTAATCGTTTTCTAACAATAGAAGACGCTCGACCTAACACTAAGGTTATGCGTGACAAAGATGGGAATAAGGTGCGAGTTACTTCTGAGGAGTTGTTAGAGGCTTATAAGAACGGAAAGTTAGACCCTAAGTATGCAAATATAGAATCTATAGACGAAAATGTAGTTTCTGCAGAAATGGAAAGACATAACTTCTATGAGATTAAAGACGAAGAAACTTCCGAACCTAATAAAACTGAAGACCAACTTAAAAGTCAGTTACACAAAATATTTTCCAAACTCGGAATTTCTGTAACAACACTCGATGAATATGCTAAAAAATACAAAGCTAAATACGGAACAGACCCTTCAATACACGCTCTTGCGGATATTGCTAACAAGGTAGTTGCATTTGCAGAGGGTAGAGATACTCTTGAAAATATGACAGAGGAGGCTGCACACTTTATTATCGAAGCCTTTAAAGACCAAGCTACCGTAGATAGACTTGCTGCAGAAGTACATACAACTGAAGAATGGTTGCAGGAAAGCGATATGTATCGCGAAAAATACCGAGAGCAAGCTAAGAACGAAGAGGAACTTGATAAGATGGTTCGTAGAGAAATCTTAGGTAAAGTGTTGCAAAACAAGATATTGGAACGAAATCGTAAAGCACAGGAGAACGAAGATACTGAAGTCACTGAAGAAAACAAGAGTATTTTCGACAAACTTTTAGAACTATTTGACTCTTTTGTAAACAGAATACGTTCTTTCTTCAATCCTGAAGTTCGTTCTGAATTTGAAAACACATTAAACGACATCGCAGATAGTGTTATTCGCGGTAATATCGACGAAATGTTAACTGCTGATAATATTGGTAAAGCAGACCAAAAGACATTTTTCAACACCAAAACTTTTGTCGACTTATTCACTGCGTATTTTGGAGGACTACACTTCACGGCAAAAGGTGCTGAAAAAAGCAAACTTGAGTTTCAGTTAAATATACTGCGTCAAGCTGACGACAAGACTGCGATTTCAAACTTTTTAGGTTATATGGAGAATGAAATTATTCGTTTAACTGCAAAGGCAGAAAGTATTAGAAACGGAAAAGAAAAGATAGGTGATTATGACATTTTATCTCTAACAAGTATTCTGCAAAACGGTAAAGCTCTAATGGATGGACTTAAAGTGGCTTTAGATAAAGAAAATCTTTTAGGTAGTTCAAGTCCTGAATTTGTTAAAAAGGTTGAGAAGATTCAAAATATGATGAACAACCTAAATGGTATGCGTTCTTACATATACAAAGCCAATCTTAAAAAGCTAATTCAAGACATAATGGATAACCCTAATTATACCGATGAATTTAAGAAAAAAGCTGTTAAACTTCTTGAAAGTGAGTTGGAAAAAGTAGGTTGGTGGCGAAATTGGCTTGGTATTATGACCAATTCTAACAACGTGTTTTTACAACTAATGGGTAAAGTTGTTCACGATATGACAACAAGAACCAACACTAAAGTTGTTGAACAAATAAAACCCATCATTCGTTTCTATGAGAAACAACACTTTAACTCGAAAGAGATTGCAAGAATGTTTATGTCTCGCGATAGTGAAGGTAATGTCGATGGCTACATAATATCTAACGGAAAACACGCGGAATATGAAAAAGCTCTAACAAATCACATCTACGAAACATATAAAAAGCACATAGGTTCTGATTTAGGTGATACTTTCACTCTTGAAGATTTTGAGAAAAATGAGAAAAAGTGGCGAGTTAAAATAGATGAGATTTTGGAAGGTAAGGCTTCTTTGTACAATGAAATTGCGGACGAAATAGAAGATTTTCGTATTGAACACGAGGAAATGCCAATGCTCAAAGAGTTTTACTTACAACAACGTAGAGTTCGAAAAATATTAAACCTATCACCTACTACAACAAACTTTTTAAGTTCAATACGTTACCAACGTTGGGAAATTCTAAATAAATACAGAGATAAAAAGACAGGTAAGGTCAATATGCAAGATATATCTGCAAGCGATAAGATAGCACTTGAGAATCTAAACAAAGAGAAACAACTCAGGAAAAGTGAAGTAAATGCTGTAGATGGTTCGGTAAAAATTGACAAAGATATGGATTTGTCAATAGAGCTTCAAAAATTGGATAAGTTCAACGCTATATCGTTCGCCAAAGATAAACAAACAGCAATCGATGAGTTTAACAATGAGTATGAGACAAATATTACTATTTCTGATATTAGCTCGTTTGACAGAAGTGTAGGACAAGCATTCATAGACTTTATTTCTGAAGTTGAACAAAATGAAGGCTCTGAAGCTGCCTTCAACACTCTTATGGCTAACGGAGGTTTTAGTTTTAACGATGCTTTCTGGAACAGTTTCGGAGACGGAAGCATTAAAGAATTACTCACCAATCTATTGAGTGATAACTCTCACAATATGCACGTTGAAATCAATCAAGTTCTCGCTAAAATGAATGAGAAATCTCAACTGCTTAGAATACACACTGATAAGTTCAATCCTTCCGAGATTAACGGAAGCGAGATGACTGAAGTACAACAAGAGCAAGTTAGAAAATTGGAAGAAGAGATTAGTGCTTTGACAGATATTATTTCGGCTAATGTGAAATCTTTCAGAGAAGCAAGGGAAGCACGTAGAACAAATTCAAACGATACCTTTGAAAGTACAACAAATGACGCTTACCGAAAAGCTCTCGAAGAAAATAAAATAGAACAAGGTTCAAATGCAGAGATGGATTTCATAAGAAAACATTTGACTATGAAGAACAAACACGCTTTTGAGAAGTTTGCCAAAGATTTAGTAAATGGAAATCTAACTCCGAGTATGATAGAGTTCCTGATGAAAACAAAAGGTATAGACCCTAAATTGTTTTCTGGAATGACTAAAAGCGATATTGAGAGTTATTTTAAAACTCAGATACTTGGAAGAATGAGTGCTGATGACTTAATAAAAACCAAAATTGCCTATGGGTATACCAAACTTTCAAGCTATTACAAGCGTTTAGCACCAAAAGGTTTTAGTGAACTGATGGAAAATATGCGAAACGGAACTACCTCCGTCACTTCAGTAATTGAACAATTACACAATCCTAATGTTCAAACACAAACAGGAACGGTTTTAGACTTTATGAAACTAAACACTGAACCATCTTGGATGGAAGATGTGAGTGGTAACACAATGAGCAATCCTAATTACAAAGGAGAGTTTAATGGCTTGCGACAATTTAAACACAGCAGTAAATTCTATAACAAAGACTTCTATACCAAAATGGGTATAAAAGATAGTGATATTAATGAGTTTGAAAGCAATATGTTAGGCTTTGACCCTAAAAAAGCTGCTCGTAAAGAGTTTGAATTGTGGCAAAAATTCATCACAATGAAGCGCGACGCGTTGGATATGTACGGAATGAAACACAGCTCGTTGTTCGTACTACCTCAATTTTCTAAAGGACACATTAACAAGTGGGAAAACATTCTTAAAAATCCAACAGAGGGTATAACTAACGCTCTTAAAGACCTAACAGAGGTGCGTGTTGATACACAGGAATATGGTGCAAAATCTGAGGACGGATTAGACTTGCAAGAAACAACAGGTGTTCGAACAATCCCTAAGTTCGGTCTTAACAAACTCGAAGAGAAATCCGATATTTCGGAAGAGTTGATTTACTCATACTCAGCATTACTCACTCACGCAATCAGTTATGAAACCAAACTTGAACACTTGGAAGAAGCTAACGCTATAGGTATAGCTTTGGAACACAAGGAAAAAGAACAAGGTTTAGACTTGAAATCTTCAGGAAGATGGGCGTGGCAACAAAGTATGGATAACTTTTTCTACGGAATTAGTGAAATGTACAAAGCGCAAGTTGATATTTTTGGAAGAAAAATCGATATTGGTAAGTTAGTTAGAGGTTATAACAGACTTGTTAGTAAGGTGAACTTGGCTTTCAACCCATTTGTGGCAGGAACTTCTTACACTACTGCGAAAGTAAATTTACATCTGTGGAAGAGTGACTACTTTGATAAAGAAAGTTATTATTGGTCTCAAAGTGAGTTTAGAAAGTTACTCCCTGCGTTCTTAATGGATACAGGTAAGCGTATGTCCACTTCAAGATTGGCAGTTCTCGCTGAGATAACAGGTTATGACGACCTTAATGAGCGACTTAAAAACGCAAGTTACAACAAGCTGTTACGATTGGCTGAACGCGCACCTCAAGCACTCAACGAAATGGCAAACATTCCAATTCGCTACAGCATATTACTTGCTACTCTTGACGATGTTCGCTTCTATAAAGGAAACTTTATACAAAGTAAAGTGTTCTTTTCGTTAGATGAGCATAACGGAAAGTCTAAAGAGCAAATACAGAATGAATGGAAAGCGTTACAAAAAGATAGTGTTTACAACATTATTGAGACGAAACCTGATGGCTCTTATGAGATACGGGACGATATGAAACAATATAAAGACGCTTTTGATAAAGCAATGTTGTATATCGCAGGTATGACACGTAAAGCAAACTCTGAGACAGATGGTGTACTCTCAAAAGCAGACTCTATCAATGTTAAACGTAACTTTGCTCTATCTGCAATTCTTATGCACAAAACGTTCTTGTCCTTAAATATTGATAAACGTTTTAAAAAGAGACACTTGAACTTCACAACGGGAAGAGAAGAGGTTGGTTCTTATTATAGATTTTGGGAAATAGCTAAAGAGGCTTATAACACAATGCCAAACAAATCCTTTAAAGATTTCATTTCAGAATATAGAAAAATATGGAAAAATCTTTCAAGTGAGGAAAAGGCTCAAATCACTCAGTTATGGAAGGAATGGGCTGTATTAATGGCGTTATTGACAGCCTCCGCACTCGTAGCAGGTTACGCTGATGACGATGATAATAAAGACAATTGGGCTATTCAGGCAGCTTCCTATATTCTGTTTAGAACCACAAGTGAGTTCTCACAATCTCACCCTTTAACAGGTTGGAAACAGATACAAGAAACTATCCAAGAGCCTTTCGTATCTGCAGGTTATCTGAAAGATGTGTTAAAAGAAGACGATTTCAGTTTTGATGAGGTGCAGAGTGGTAAATATAAAGGAATATCTAAAATAAATAAGAAATTAGCCAAAATGTGGTACTTCCGCTCTTATTTCAACCTTTATGATTTACACAACACTTCTGTACAATATCGTAAAAATAATAAACTATCTCTATTTGGCGTCGCACAAGAAGACAAAAAAGAAGAGTAATAAAAAAAGCCTCAATTAAGAGGCTTTTCTTTTTTGTAGTACTTTTATTAATTACATTCGTTGTATTGCTGATTTATAGCTTTAGCTTCTTCCTTAGAATATAGTTTTACAACATTTGTAGGTTTAGGTGATGTCTTTATAACCATTGCTCTTACCAACTCCATATCAACAGAAGGGCGTTGTAAAGGGTAATCATAGTTATTCAAATTTGGATTTTCCATAATTGTCTGCCTTGCATATACAGAATTTCCGTCCATATCACCCACTTTCTCAAACAAACCTTCTTTAACTCTAATAAAGTTGTCAGAAGTGTTATTAGCTACTATAATATCACCATTCACACGATAATCTCCTTTGAAAGATTTCATTTGAGAGAAATTGTTGGAGTAATAATATCTCTCCAACTCAATCATTGAGTTATTGTTATCAATATCTTCTTCGTACTCGAACAAATCTTGCATTGAAGGATGTTTGGACAATAAAGCATATTGTTTTAAGTGTTCAAACATTTCATCTTGAATGTAGGAGTTCTTAATACGTTCTTTTATTAAAGGATTGTTGGTATTAAGATGTATTCCGTTTTCGTTGACTTCAAAATATTTAAGAACATTGTTGTAAAGTGATGTGTTATTAAATTTGTTCTTTAATATATAATTTTGGAAATCTGCGTGGAAATTATTCGTAAGATAATGATAGTTTCCTCTGTACTTTTGATATTTTAGCGTCTCATAGGCGAAATTAGGCATTTTCTCTGTGTTCAGAGGGTTCTTATTCATTAACTTATAAATCGTCCATTTTTGAGCCATTTCCGTGCGATTTTTTAAAGAAGGGTTATTTAATTTATTAGATTCCTTTCTAATAAACTCTCTAAACGCTTCTTTAACCATTTCCACGTTTTCAGGCTTCTGTACTTCTAAACGATTGAACATTCCATTCTTAAAGAAAGGTAACGACTTTAAGAAATAGTTGTTAATCACTTTCGGATTGTTGATTATAACACCCACAGCCTCATCATAGGCTTCTTCAAGCGTATCTTTAACATTCACTTTTTGGTAGTAGCCGTCAGAGGTTTTAATAAGACGCTGCTGCTCAAACAATTCTAAATCCGACTTTTCAGAAGACAACTCTACAAGTGTTTTGTTTCTATTGTTTTCAGAAACCTTTTCGTATTTTGCATCCGCGCCCACATTATCTCTACCGAAGAAAGTATCTATGTCCTCAGATAATTTTTCAATATCTTCTGTAACATAATCGTTAGATTTTAACTTTTCGGTAAAGTTGTAAAGGCTTTCTACAAAATTTAAGATGTCTTCTTTGGACTTTTTATAGTATTGTTCAGACAAGCCGATGACATCAATATTGTAATCTACAAACTTCTCTTCAATGTCTCTGAGCATTCCTACAACTTCCTTCGCGTTGGAATCCCATACAAACTTGTCAAGTCTTTTTAAGAACGCAGTATCTTGACCTATTTCAAGTCCCTTTTCAGAATGTTTCAACGTTTCAAACATCTTAGAAAAAGTAGCACCTTTTCTTCGAACTCTCACCTCGTCCTTAATATCTTGAAGTCTGAAAATTTTCGTCATATTAGAGTACTTGTTGAAAACCGTTTCTGCAAAACCTAAATCATTCTCAAAACGATTTACAAACTGATGATATTCTTTTAGGTTGCTAACAATGTTGTTAAACAACTGTCTGTCTTTCACACCTGCAAGATTTTCTTTGAAGTAATTCTCTACTTCAATAGGGTCTTCTTTTTGCACTTTACCTAAATCATCAACTTCGTCTTTGTATTGAATGAGTTCCTCGCTGAATTTAGAATTATCTAAAGTGTTTTCAAGGTATATGTTGTTTGACATATACTCTTTACGGACAGCTTCAAACAATCTTTGTACATTTCTCTGTACTTCAGGGTGATTTAGTAACGTAATCGCTTCGCCTTTAGAATATAGCTTACTTTCCATTAATAACTCAGGGTCAATGCGGAAGTAGCCGCTCGGGAAGAAAGTTCTGTTTATTTCCTGATACAACTCTTCCATACTACCAACCACATTTCCAAAATCATTGGATAACTTATAAATCTCAGCAGGTGTAACGGCAGCTTTCCAATTCCTCATTAGGTTATCCATAACAAGAACATCTTTGAGATGAGGCTCTCCGTTACTATCTGTAGCATATTCATCTTCAAGATATTTGGATACAGATAAAACAGGTACTTGTTTCATATCAATAGTATCAACACCAAATATCTCTTCTGTAGATAATTGAAAACGTTCAGGTATTAAACTTTCAGAATTTAACAATGTTTCTACAGATTCTCTATTTGATTCAACTCCTCCCAAATTTGTATCTCCGCTCTCATTAGACACTCCATCACCTTTTCTTTCGATGAGTTCTTCTGTATTTTCTCTCTCAGACATTCTAATTTGTCGAACAAAATCTTGTATTTCGCGTATAATTGGGTTTTTACTTTCAACATTCTCTTCTGTTTTTTCTCCCTGTTCATTGTTATCGTAGTTTGTAAACGTTTCTTCAAAAAAAACTTCCTTATCTATAAAGATAGTTCCGTCATCTAAGACTGCGCCCATTATTTTTCCTCCATTTGTCCTTAAAAGATTTTCTTCACCTATTCTGTTGGTAAAATCTTCTATATTGCGAACAATGTTGAAATTGTGAAATTTCTTAGCGAAAACATTCTGTATTTTTCTAAGAACTTTGTCTTGAAATTCACGTCTAAACTCTAATTCCTGCAAATTTAAAACTTCTTCATTTGAAATCTCTTCAGTAGAAACTTGGTACTGACTTCTGCTTTTTCGTAAATTTTCGTATTTTTCTGCTAAAATTCTACCTTTCAACGCATTATATGTTTGAGCTTGCTCTATTTCACGCTTTCTCCGTTTAATGAAACTCTCAGCTTCTTTTAACTCTTCTTCAGTAAAGTTCCATTTACCCATCGTTTCAGCGAAAGTATCAGTATAGGTAATACGCCACAGAGTTAAAGCCTGTTCTTTCAAATGTTCCGAAGGAATAGCTTTAAACTTCTCAACCTCTCTGTGTAAGGTGTCAGGTTCACTAACACTATCCATAAAACCCGCGTGCGCAAGTAATTGTTCTGAAATTCCGCTGTTTTTATCAACATAAACTTCAAAACCTTCCTTGTCAAAACTATCTAATACACGATTAAAGACATTGTTTATTGGGTAGTTAGGTAGAGCTTCAACGCTTTTTAAATAAACTCTTCCGTTATCCTCACGTTTTAACGTTATCGTAACTCCTTCTTCTTGAAATTTGAAATCGTTCAAACTTTGAGCTTGGTTTTGGATAACATCATTTTTAACCTCTCTCAAATGGTTAAGAGCGTTCTCGTAGAGGCGAGAGTTCTTACCATTAGGGGCTAATACTTTTTCTATATAATTTGTATTTGGATTTCTTATTATACTACAATTTGCCATAAAATTTTAATTAGTAAAAATAATTTTAAACTTTTTCACAAAAGGATTTTTTCGACCGCGTTGTTTAACAACACAAGATATTTCAACTTCCTCCCTAAAAGGCTTATCTTTTAATTTTTCATAAGTGTACTCCTCTTTAAACTCCAAAGCTAAGGACGCTGAAGCTGTCTGACTTCGATTAAGATTTCTTGCGAAAAGAGACTCTTTGTTAAACGATAACTTCACTTCATAAACAGCCGTCAAATTAAAGACAATAACGAAGTAAAACATAAGAGGATGATTTAATTGTTCATTATAAATTGGATTTTTATTACAATTAGTTGCTTCGAAAGTATCTTTTAGACTTAATATAATTTCAGAATCAGATGTATTAGGTGTGGCAATTTGACAAGGGTAAGATACAGCGAAGTTGTTACGAAAGTCTTTAACACCAAAGTGATATTCTTTTCTATATGAACTCTCAGGAGGTTCTTCAAAAATAATAGAATTTGTCAGTTTCTTAATAGCATTTTCAATCTTTTTCATTTTAAATATCCAATTACGTTAATAGCTCTACCTTCTTTAAATGCAGACAATAAAACATCTAAATCATCAACTCTGCTTTCGTCCATTTTATCTATCTTAACTACAAATCCGTTCTTATTTACCCAATTGTGAACGTAAGAAATGTAATATTCTAAACTACAATCTGCCTGCGGAACGATTATATCTCCTTGATACAGAGGAACATCTAATCTCAACCACAACCCGCTCTGACAAATTGTCACTTCTTTTATGTATGATTTGTAATATCTGTCAAAGTTAATAGATTCGTCAAACTTTGTAGAGTTTAACAACTCGTTATCTCTCCATTCGAAAGGTGCTTCTTTCAACAAACGAATACAACCTCCATCTCCCGCACAAGAGTCCGTTTCAATAAACTCTTCTAGGTATTTACCTTTGTTTTTATCTTTAAAGTAAATACCTTTTCGGAATAGAGGTGTCCTTTCATTTTCTAATTTTATAGTATAAGGTACTTCCATTCAAGTCTTTATTAAAATGCAAAGATACAAAAAAATTACATAAAAACAAAAAAGAGCATCTAAAAAGAAGCTCTTTATTTCTAATTTTAGAATGGTAAATCGTCGTCATCAGTCTGAACTGGTGCAGGTGGTGCTTTAACAGCTGACTTAGCTTGTTTCGGTGGCTGTGGCTGCGCTTGAGCTTGCGGTTGATAGTGAGGTTGAGCAGTTTGCTGATATTGTGGTTGAAACTGCTGTTGAGTAGGCTGTTGTGCAGGCTGTTGTTGATATTGCACTTGCGGCTGTGCTTGAGGTTGATAATATTGTTGGTACTGAGGCTGTGGAGCAACTTGAGGTGTTCCACTCTGATACTGAACACCTTGAGCTTGGTAATCACCTCTCTCAGCTTTAACTTGTTTGAAACGTTCAAGTTGTTCTGTAAGCACATTGAACAGAATATCGTCTTGCTCTTTAGAATCCCAAAACTCTTTACCTCTGTCTGATACCAACACTGCAGGAGGTAGGTTACCATTCGGATTTTTGTCACTCTTAACGTGATAAGCAGCTTTAATATTTACCTTGTTTTCTCCCGAATCATCATACTGATTGAAAAATACACTTACTTGCATTTTACCTTTAGCGTTCAAACTTCCACTTGTATTGAATGAAACTTTTTTAGTAAAATCAAGATTTGGTAAATACTTGATTATTGATTTTGCAAATCCGTCAAGATTGTTAGTGCTACCTACATACAAAGGTACTGAAAGAGAATCTCTTTCCACGTCTCCTTTAATTGTGATTGTCAGCATTTTAACTTCACCTTTTGGGAATTTAGAAGTTGTAACTCCAAGAAAGTCAATATAACCTATCTCAGTACCTAAAGGGAACTCATTCACAAATCCGCGAATTGAACCATCTTCATTCTTTTGAGTTTTAACATTGGTATTACCCTTAGCTACCTCTTGACGATACTCGTCTTCAGATAGTTTAAGGCACAAATTTCCAGTTTCGAAATTTACACGTAAATAGTTTGTTTTTTGTCCTACAAATTGTCTTGCCATTATTTTGAAAATTAAAAAAATTAATACTTGTTTGAAAAAAAAACCTCACTTCACAATTTAAGAAAAACATTACAATTTTATGAAAGGATGACAAAACAATTTCACTAAATTGCAAAGTGAGGAAAATTAATAAACATTTAAAAATATATGAAAAAAGGATGATTATTTACAATCTTATAAGCCGTCTATGTTAGCATAGCCTGTTTCTATCACAATACAGCCTGTTGTAAGCAATGTTCCTGCAACAGAAGCGGCGTTTTGCAAAGCACTGATTGTAACTTTAGCAGGGTCTATAATTCCCATTTCAAACATATCACCGATTTCTTCTGTAACAACATTGTAACCAGTGTTTATAAGTTCTGTACTCTCTATACTTTTCTTAATGTATGTTGAATTTACACCTGCATTGTCAAGAATTGTCTTGAAAGGTATCTCGAGTACTTCGTTGATTATGTCAAAGCCGTCATAGAAGTCTCGACTTTCTTTACAAGAGACGCAAGGTTCAACAGATGTCTGTAATAAAGCGACACCACCACCAGGTAACACACCTCCTTGAATTGCCGACTTTACAGCATTGATAGAATCTTCAACTCTATCCAACTTCTCTTTGGCTTCAACTTCAGTCTTAGCACCAACGTAAATTGTTGCAATTCCAGAATTGAGTATTGAAACTCGTTTCTCAATATCTTTCTTAGTATAGAAACGCTTTTCCTCTTTTACTAAGCTGTTCAAGGTTTCAATGCGCTTCTTAACCTGCTCTGCATTCTTAGCATTCGCTGTAACAATAAAATCGTCCAAACCTACTTCTAACTTGAAACAAGTTCCAAGTTCTTCAAAACGAATTTTATCCATCTTCTCGTCTCTTTCAGCAGAGTACATTTTCGTTCCTAAAACAGCCGCCAAGTCTTCAAGAGTTTCAGCTTGCTCTTCACCATAATAAGGTGCTTTCACTACAAACACTCTATGCTCAAGTTTGATATGGTTTAAAACAAGTCTCTGTTCAAGAGGTTTATCCATATCTTTACATACGATTATCAAGTCTTTACCTTCTTCAACAGCTCTTGCAATAAGATTTGCAGAACCCTTACCAAAGTCGTCAAAAGAGTTAATGTATTTGTTGGTGAGTAGTATGTAAGGTTTGGAGAACTCCATTCTGCGTTTTCCGTTGGTTAGGAAGAAAGGAGAAGTGAAACCTGTCTCATACTTAACTCCCTCTATAACCTCTAAAAAGGTGTCAGGTGTGTTACTTTCTTTAAATGTAACAAGACCTTTGTATTGCACTCGCTTGAACGCGTTAGATACTATCTCTCCAAGTTCTAAATCGTTATTGGCAGAAACTGTCGCAACTTGTTTGATAGCTTCTTCATTATCAGCAATAGGTTTGGCTGTATTCTTCAAGTGTTCACAAACCAATTCTGTAGCCTTAGCAATACCTCTTTGCAATAAAACAGGATTAGCACCTCTCTTTATTTTTTCAAGACCTCTTTCAAAGATTGCTTGAGCGAGTACCACAGATGTGGTTGTACCATCTCCAACTTCTTTATTTGTCCCGAAGGCAACCTGCTTTAATAAACGAACACCTTGACATGCGTGTCTATCCTCAATATCTACAAAGTTAGCTACGGTCACTCCGTCTTTAGTAACGTGTGCGTAAGTAGGTAGTGAAATCAGAGCATTTCTCCCACGCCCTCCAAGAGTAACCTTAACCGCTTCTGCTACAATGTTTACTCCTTCTCTCAACTTATCTAAGGCTTCTCCACCAAAGACAACCGTTTTTTGTTCTTTTTCGCTCATTGTCAATTTTAATTAGCTTTATTTATTTTAATCGGTAAATCATTTACCAAAACGTAAGTAGGGTTTTGATTATCTGTTTCTATATAAAACATAATCTTTTTTTCGGATTTTAGTTTTTCAACATTAAGGATTGTGTCAAACTCTGTCCTATCGCTGACTTTAATAAGTCCTGATAGAGTTTCACCTCTCCACCTAAAACCCAAATCATTCAGTTTCGAAACGTAAAAGTGAGATATTATAATACCTCTTTTATTCTCTCTAATTCGAGGTTGTATACCAAGTGTTTTAAGTAGTTCTGAAACATAATTTATAAAAACCTCTTCTCCTGTAAGTAGAATTGTGTAATACAACTTTCCTCGTTCGGTGCGAGAAACCAAATTTCCACCACTTGTGAATAAACCTTCTAACCACTTTAATCTATCACCGACCGAATATAAATTGTTGAAAAATTCCAAACTCTTGTTTCTTTTAAAATTCTTTTTGGAATTTAAACCATCTACAAAAGGGTCTGTTTCAAATTCTCCTCCATCGTAGAAATTACTACTTTCTAAACAAGTACTTTCAGCTTTTGCAAATTTAATTTTATCACCTTTAAATATTGACAATAGACTAAAAGGTTGTAGTTTCGGAACACCTTCTCTATAATCAGGTTTAGCTTGTATAAAAACACTATTCTTACTGCAAATTAAAGAGTTTCCTAACTTAGTTTGTAACTTGTAAAGTTCAACTCCATCATCTAAACTTATCTTGAAAATACTAACCTCTTCAAAACGTCCTAAAAGTGTCTTAACCCTTACTTTTTCTCCTTCTAAATCCTTTAATGAGCGGAAACCTTCGTCGGTAAAAACTCTTGAACTCCCACTCAATAAGAATTTGCACACATCTTCTCTCATCTCGTTATTGATTTTCAGCGCAAAAATACAAAATAATAATCAGACTTGCAATAAAAATCTATAAATTATTTTGTTATAGACAGAGGTAGCTTGCGCAAAACCACCTCTGTCTAAAGAAACTTTGTTAGGATTCTTTTACAAACTGTCCATCTACCATTTTACCTTTTCGCTTAGAGATAATATCATAAACACTTTGTAAACAATCTGCAATATTTATCTTTTGTATCTCAGCTTGAAGTAGGAGAGTTACAATAGAATCTCCGATAGCGTCAGAAATGGCTTCTTTATCGCTGTTTTGAATAGCTTCTCGAAGTTCGTTAACTTCTTCTTGTGTTTTTTCCAATTGTGCAATAGGGTTATTTGCTTGGATAATTCCTTTATCGTAACCCCATTGAACGATTTGAGTGTGTAACTTCTTTAATCTCAGAGCTTCTTTTATAAGCTCTCTTTTTCTTTCAATTTTCGCTTGTTTCTTACTCATTTTATCTATAATTTAGTTAAATTTCTTCAAGGTCTTTTCTTTTAAAAAATTCTTCTCGGTCTTTGAGAAGTTCTTCGGCTAAAACATTACGCTGAATACCTCTCGTTTCTTCAACAGCTTTGTTCCAACATTCAATCATTTCTTCGGTTGTCATTTTGGAAATCTCTTCCATTAGAGATTCAGCTCGTTTTTTACCAACTATATCAGAATTACTATAGCTCATTCTATCAATATTAAAAATTCATTATTAATGTGTTTTACCTCATTCTCATGTTGTTTTACAACTTCACACGCTTTTTTGAAAACTCTCATACTTTTGCGTGAGGTGTTGTTTCTATCAAACTTTTCGTGGCATTGATTTTCACTAAACATTCCACAGAGATACAAAATGTTCCAATCACTTGTTGCATTTTCAGGAAAGTTTCGCTTACTCAATATGTGCGCAACTTCGGAAAAATCTCCCTTCAGTTTTTGACCGCATTCTTCACAACAAAGTCTTGCTTGTTTTATCTTTTCTATATGTTTGTTGAAAAAATCGGAATAGCCTGCTCTTTTTTTTGTGTTTTCGGTAGAACGAAATTTAGGTTTCTTAAAACCCACTTCTTTAGCTCTACAAGCGGGACACAAACCTTTACTTCTAATTCTAACCTTCTTACCACATTTATCACAAGAATATAACTTTGTTTCTTTAAACTTAATAGTCATAATGTCTTAATTTTACAACTCTTGCTCTATTAGTGGTAAAATGTTGTTTCGTTTCAACAATTCATAGAGAAACAAACGTCCTTTCTGTGTCCATTTAGTGTGTAATACAGAACCTACAGAACCATCTTTGCGAGTTATTGAAACAGTTTCACTTTTAGTGTAACCTTCTCTGTGATAATTGCTATACAGCAACCATTGCTTAGATTGTTTATATTGGATTTTTTGTTCAGATAAAAACTGATTGAGTTGATGTCCTGACATTCCGTAATCTTTAGCAATTTGTGTTATTGTTAGACAATCTTTAGATTTTAAAATCTCATCGTAGTAAACAGCTTTAGGTTGAAGTTCACCTATTATCTGCTTTTGCTGTGTGTTTTCCAACTTCAACATCTCATTCTTCTCGACTTCGTCAGCGTACGCACGTAGTACTTGAGCAAATGTTTGTGGTACTCTGTTCTGTAACGAGTATTGTCCTGTTTTACGAATTGAAGGAAGCACTTCCTCAAAAACCCAGTCTTGAAACCTTTCAACACTTTCTAATTGAGACTTCATTATAAGTCTATATAAGTTTGCTTCGTCTATGAAAGTTATTTCATTACTTCCAAGATTCCCTGAATTAGGGATACGGTGTTTTACCGTACCGCTTGATTTACAATGTGTTGCAACAGCTTCACCTGCTCTTTTATAACCAAGAACTCTTGCCACATCTACCCCTGCAAATAAAGGGTTGTTGTCCTCATCTATAAGAACTCTCACCTGACCAAAATCAGGATTTTCAAAGATTTGTAATTTATCGCTCATAAAGTTTTATTTATATTACATTGCTGTTACTTTTGTAACTTAATGTTCAACTTTTGCAACATTTCTTCTTTCTTATCGAAATACTCTTTCTCGCTTATTTCCGAAAAAACCTTACGTGAAAAACGTTCTATTTCAACTTCACCTTTGGTGTTCACACTAATTTCACCATTATGAGAGAAAGCAAACTGCTCAGATAAAAACACCTTTCGTTGTTTATAACCCTCATCTCTCGCAATCACACGATGATAACGTGTTTGAATTACTTGCAAACCAATCTTGGTTTCCTCTGAATAAAACTTTCCGATTTCCAATTTAATTTCTTTTGTGTTACTCATTTGTTTCTTCTTCGTTTTTACTTATTACATTTAACAATTCTTTTTTAATAGCTTTTAAAAAATCAATGTCTCCTTCATAACTACCTGTGATTCGCAAAGACTTGCTCATCCTTTTAGGAGGAATTACTTTAGAGAGGTCAAACAACCACTCATAAACCGCACCCTTCTTGTTAGTAAATCGTTCCGCGTCACCTAATCCGTACCTGCGACTTATAATGTCGAATAGAACGCTATCTTTAAGCGAACGATGAACCGAAAACACACTTGGCTGTTTCCATATCAAATTTTCAAGGTACATAACATTTTTCTGATTTCGTATACAATCGTTGAGATAATCTTCCACTATCTTGTAGACAACATCTACTCCGAAACCTGTTTTGTTGATGAACCACATTAAGTTTTCTCTAACTTTTGCTTTAATGCCTATCAACTTATTGTTAAGTTCGTAGAGCTTTATCAATCTGTCTTCTAAGTCTACAACTCTTTCGTCAAATTCGAAAATTTCCAATTCCCTAAAAAAATCCGAAGCCTTAGCAGTAAATCGTAAAGAAGCAAGCTCACCATCTTTACCTTTAAGATGAGTTAACAAGCCTTCTTCAACCAATTTACTTATCGTAGCATTATCGCTTTCGCTGATAAGGTGAAAGTCCTTCTGAAAAACTTTAGTGAGCAATATAAACTCCAAGTCAGTCAGTCCTTTTCTGTATAGATGTTTAAAGTTTATATAACCCATTCTTAATCCTCCTTATTCCATTTGTTATGTAATTCAGAAAGTACATTGCATAATAAAAACCCTACGGCGAATGCAATAGAAACTCTTGATATTAAATACAATTCTTCCATTGTGAGTTGGTTCGTTATCCATTTTGAATAATCAAAACCAAACCAATCATACACCGCCGCGTAGATAGCAAAATTAATGACTATGACTATCTCCAATAGTACTTCTGTTACAAGTTTGTAACCATTCTTTTTAAAATAATTTTTAAATTCCATTTTTATTTATTTTTTTTATTTAACGCTGCAAAGATATGACGCGTTTTTGAAACTGCCAAATTTTTTACAAAGAATTTTACAAGAAAATAGAAAAAAGTTCGTTCTCAATTTGTAACTTACTGAAAACGAACCTTTTAATTTTAACTACTCAGATTTCACAACAGGTTTCTCATCAGCTGTTTCTTCCTCTTTCTTTTCAGGTTTTGGAAAATCTACAACTTTAGGAGCTTTGTTCAAATCTTTAATGTGTGTAGCTTTACCTGCGTTCACATTGTCTTGATGAATGCCTGACAAGTACATTGCGAGAGAACGAGCATTGTGTACCTTTTTAGGTACAAAAATCTTCTCTGTACTTTCAATACGCTTCATCCATTCTACAAAGTTTTCACCTTCTTTTACAGGAGAGTACTCTACAACAGGTTCGATTGCGTTATGAGTTAACTCATCAAGAGTTGTAATCAATTGCAATAAAGCCTGACCACTGATTTCCACTTTGTCTTCTAACTTGTACCCATACAAACTTGGGTCTAATTCTACGGGTTTCTTCTTACCCTTGTCATTCATATTCTTTGACATAACGTTATGTAATTTAAGATTTTACGATTGCTAAAATGTTGATTTTACGGAAGAAGTGTAATGTTTTACCTTCATATTCCGTCTCGTAAGGAACTGCATTCTTGTCAATAAGAACTATATCCCCTTCTTTAATGTCTATTTCGACTTCTTTGTTGTGGTGTGTACCGCAAGATACAACCACGCCTTCCAAGTGTCCGTTGGTTAGAAATACATCTTCATTGGATTTCAATTCTACCAACACTCTGTCTGCATAAGAAATAATTTTACTCATAGTTATTTGTTTTTAATTAAAATATTTTTGCTTATATTTTTTACGTAAATAATTAATAACATCTTGTACAGAATTTAAAAAACCATCTTCTAAAAGAGAAGCGACTTTAATCTCCAAGTCGTAAAGTTCATTCATTCTATCTTCTGACCCGAAATCATTTCTCACATCTTTATAATGTTGTCCAAAAACAACATAATTGAGAGCTGTAGAAATTCTTGTCATAACAAGAGACATAAAGTCTTTATTGGTTATTTTGAAAACTTCATCAGATAGTTTCTTGTATGCGTCTCCTGCCTTATCTCGATACTCAATCATCTTGTCACGAACAAAAGATAAAACATCGTATTTAAATTCAGGATTCAACCACATTGCAAAATCAACAAACAATAAAGGGTGCATCCAAGTTCCTCCATTTTTACCTCTGCTTGCAATATAAATTTTATCTAAAGATATATTTTCTTTTGAAGAAAGAATTGACACAAATTCTTTTGTTGAAACAAAGCTCAAATAATCTTTTAACTCTTTTTTATTAAAAGGTAATTTAAACTCATTTTGTAATTCTTTCAAAATAACTTGTCTATCACCACTTTTCAACCTATTTTCTAAATCGGGTACTTTCACCCTATTTAAATCTACCGCTGAGTTCCAACACTTTAACAACTCTGTAGCGTTAAAATAACCATCTTTCGTTCTTTGATAAACAGGAAGATTTCCTATTTCTCTTTTCATAACTACATTCGTCTTCATCTAACTAAACTTAGTTTTTAACCTTTGCACATCTCTTGAATATTTTTCAGGAACACCTTTAGCATAAGTTCCATACAAACCTAAAAACTTAACTTTGAGGTCATCTGTTATTATCATACCAAAGTTTTCCATATACAATATATGTTCTACTAGTTTTACGAAATCTTCCATTTTTTCTATTCTGTTTCTTTAGTTTTAACTTCAGTTAAACCTTTGTCGAAAACTTCTATATCTATTTCGCCAATTTCTTCTTCAGAAGGTTTTGGAGTTTTAGAAATAAAAGCCTCGTGTTCTTCTTTAACCTTATTTGTTATAATTTCCATTAATTCAGGATTATCTTGTAACGCCGATAAAGCTCGCTCTCTACCCTGACCTATGTTTGTATTATCGTATCTAAACCACGAACCTGACTTTTCAATAATTTGATATTTCAACGCCATATCGAATATTTCATCTTCTGCGCTGAAACACTTGTCAAAATAATAATTGACTTCACCAACTCTAAGCGGTACACCTACTTTATTCTTTTTAACGGTTATTTTCATCAAATATCCAATAGGTATGTTGTCCGAGTTCTTAATCGCAGTACTCTTGCGCACCTCCAATCGTTGAGAAGCATAGAACACTAACGCCTTACCTCCCGTAGTTGTTGTACTATCACCTCCCCACTGCATTGTTTGAATTGCAGAACGCATTTGGTTGATGAAAATTACAATAGTTTGTGTGTTGAACAACATACTATTGAGTTTGACAACACCTTGTTGAACAAGACGAGCTTGAAGACCAACTATATTATCACCCATTTCGCTTTCCAACATCTTTGTAGGAGTTATAGCGGATATGGAATCTACAACAATCACAGAGAAAGCATTTGTTTCAACCATTTGATGTAAAATATCAAAAGCCTCTTCACCTCTCTCAGGTCGAGCATAGAAAAGATTGTTTACATCTACACCTAAATTTGTAGCGTGTTCGGGAGAAAAACTATGCTCAGCGTCTATAAATCCACACATACCACCTTCCTTTTGAGATTGCGCTATTGTATGTAATGCTAAACTTGTTTTACCTGCAGATGATTCTCCGTACATCTCTATATATCTCCCTTTCGGGAAACCTCCACCAAGTGCAAAATCCAAAGACATTATATTGGAAGATAATTTAGGTACAGACAAATCCATAGTCCCTGCCATACCAACTATACCTTTACCATACTTCTTCTCTATGTTAGCGGTTAACTTCTGTAGCACGCTCAAACCTTTACTCTCTACTGCCGTCTGTTTCTTAGCCATTTCTTTGTTTGTTTTAATGAGGAAAAGTCATTTACTGTAAAATGACGGCGCAAAGATACGATAAAAGTTTTAAACAAACAAATGTTTTAAAGATTATTTTTTCACAAGAGGTCTAACTTTCCCTATCTCTTTTATTAGACTTGAAACAATAACTTTCAATTTATCTATAACTCTCGCTCCATTAATGGTAAAATGTTGTTGTTCTTCAACAATTGATACAAGAATAAACGTCCTTTCTGAGTCCATTTTGTGTTCAACTTACTTCCTTTTTCACCATTTTTGTAAGTAATAGGAACGGTTTCACTTTTTGTATAACCCTTGTCTGCGTGGTTTTGGTACAAAAGCCAAGTTCCCGATTGTTTGAATTGAACCTTCTTTTCAAACAAAAATTGATTTAATGCCTGTGCTGTCATTCCGTAATCTTTAGCTATTTGAGTGACCGTTAAACAATCTATGGAACTTAAAATCAAATCATAGTAAGTGGCTTTCGGTTGCAACTCACTAATAACTTGTTTTTGTTGACCTACTTCTAAGCGAAGCTGTTCGTTCTTCTCAACTTCATCAGCATAAGCGCGCAACGCTTGCGCAAATGTTTGAGGTAGTTTCTGTTGCGCAGAATACGAACCTGTCTTACGAATAGATGGAAGTACTTCATTAAAAACCCAATTTTGGAATTTTACAGCTTCTTTTTTGCGAGATTGAAAAATAACTCTATAAAGATTTGGCTCGTTTATAAAGTTAGATTTAGTGTTCCCTAACTGCTTGATTATCACGCCCTCGTTATTAGATAGGGCTTGTAAATCAACAAGTTGTATTCCTTCTTCATCAAGTCGCTCCTTCAAATGAGAAGGGTTTCCAATACTTAAAATACGACAAACGTCTGCTAAGCAAAACAAGGGTTCATTACTATTATTCACGATTACCCTAACCTGACCGAACTCAGGATTTTCAAAAATTTCTAATTTATTATTCATAACCTTAAAATAAAAAAATAGACCACTTGGAGTGCTTTAGAAATTATAACGAATGAAATTTCCTCCAAGTGGTCTTGATACTATCTATTGTGTTGTCGTTATAATTTTAAAGCGGTGCAAAGGTACAACTATTTTTGAAACTTGCAAACTTTTTGGAAGAAATTTTTATAAAAATTTTCAACCACCTACAAAATTAATTCGTAAGTGGTTGGAAGACAAATAAAAATGAGATATAATAAAATTGTTTGAAAATCCATTAAAAACCTCCATAAGGAGAGAATGTTTGAGAATAAGGACTGATAATACCGCTTGAATAAGGACTTGCAAACTGCTGTCTTAACAACTTTTGTTCTTTAAACATATCCTTATCCATTGGGACTTCTCTTCGAGGTACTAAGTTTAAACTATCCCAATACCTTGCGAGTGCAAGGGCGTGTCCGAAAGCAACTAATCGGTCAGCGTTCATTCCTGGGTAGTAACCTATCATCTCTTGCAACAAACCTTCGTCAGGTATTCTTACAATACCTCGCTTCTCAATAGCGTCTCCATCTTCGGTGTGACCTACTGTTATCCATTCATTAGCATAATTTTGAGTTATATTGAATATGTAGCGTTGATTGACAATGGAAGTGTTCATACCCACCTTGTTGTTTTGTACAGCGCGAGGGTTTATTTGACTTTGAACAAGCTCCTCTCCATTGGCAAGTAATATTCCATCTTTACCTTTTCGACGTAAGTAAATCTGGAACGAAATATCCGCGTTCTCCATCAAACATTGTGCGCCATAACCTTCCAATAACATTTCGCAAGTTTCGTTGAAAGTGTCAATCCTATCAGGTCGCGCCGCATAAACCGCAACAACTCGGTCTGCAAAAGGGTCTTTTATATTAACAGCTCGTTTGAAGATGTATAAAACACCTATAGAGTCCGTATTCGCCTTATCGTGTTTGTAAGGGTCTAATCCTGCAACATAAGTGAAATCGAATTTTGGATTTTCAGGTGGTTCTTCGAAAATAACAATTGGAGCGTCAACGTTACCTCCTTTAAACGGAAACGGAGCTAATTCTTTATCAGAGAAGAATGTTTTTAATCTCTTTGTTCCGTCCAATCTTGTGATTTCAACTTTCTTACCTGTTAAACCTTCTTCTCTAAGATGTTCAAGGTGTTCCTGACCTTCTTTCGCACAAAATGGGTTTTCTATCCTATTTACAAACGACTCCATTGGGTCGAACGGATATGACATTTTTTCTTGTGCGAGAGCGTCCTTATCGTTCTTCTTATTTTCTCTATCTTTTTCCATTACCTCTTTAGCATTAGCCCAATCGGTAAGGTGTAATTCTAATTTTTTTAAACTTTTGCTTTCTACTTTCTTGTAATCAGCTAAAGTTGTAACTTTCTTTTTAAGCCCTGATTTGTAAGACATTTGTCCTGGTACGAAAATACCAAAACTCCTTCTCTTCCAAGTAACTAATCTTTCTTCTCCAACGTAGTTCTCTAACAATTCCCAATCCATAGGTAGAATTGCATAAGAAGCAGGGTTTAACAGCATATCTTGGGCGTCTCTTGACATTTCTTCCTCACCTCCTGTACCTGTTAAAACAACAGGACATCTTCGTCCTTCAGGTGTATCGAATGACGGCAACGCTTGTTGATACATCAGTTTGCAGTCAAACTTACCTATCTCATCCACTGCAAATACACTTGGTGAACCACCTGCAGTCTTCAAAGAGTCTGCTTTAGAACCTGAGTTTACGTTGGAAATGTAAAGGTTATTATAGTCGATAACGGTGTTATCTTTCTTCTTCAACCCTAATTGCACGTGACTATCCCAATCTTGTCGGTTATTCTGAAGACGAAATGCAGGATGTACGTTGTTCATCGCTATCATTATCGTCTTAGATAACTTTTTCAAGTCCCTTTCGCTACCTCCTACAACGTACCCTTCTCCATTTCTTACAATTGTGGAACGCCAAGATAACAAAGAGGCTTCTAACGTTGTCTTACCAATCCTTCGGCTTCCAAACATAAACAAGCTAAGGTTCTGTTCCTGAGCGCGTTGATAGCTATCTACGAAAAACAATTCGTTATCTCGTAGGAACGGGTGTCCTATTAAAATCGATTCGTTAGGGTCGTAGAAAGGTGTTCCTTTGAACATATTCATCGGCATATCCGTTTTAAAATAGTTAATATGCCAATACAATAAAGGGTGAATAAAAACACCTGCAATTGTAACACCTTGCTTTATTTTCTTCAACTCCTCTTCATAAAAGTCCAAAGTATCTTTACTTTGTTCGTAGTAATGCTTGGTTAAATCGTAAGGTGGAGGGTTTTTGATATTTCGGAACAATTCCGTACTATTCATCACATCATAAACTGTATGTGTGGCTAAATCCTCTGTAGTAGCCTCTTCTACCTTATTTAAGGACGTTTTAATGTCTTTTATGTACGGAAACATATCTTCCATAGTTTTAGCCATTAAAAACGGTATTTTTTTATCTCCGTGAATAGGTAACTCCGAGTGTTGTTCCTCTCGATTTATGTTCAGGTCGTAATACCTATCCGAAAATTTATTGTAATCCGCAGTAAGTTTCGCTTGAAACTCCATTTCCCTAAGTTTTCTGTCAGGGTCTTGGATGTTTATCAGCATATTGGAACGTAGATACAAATGGTAACGCTCCATATACAACCTTACTGGTTCTAACAATAATTCCAAGAAATCTTGAACGTATTGATAACGCAAATAACTTTCAAACTTTTTAGTAAATTGCTTAGCTCTATCTAAGGCAATATTGATAAAGAGTTTTTCTATATCATACAACTGTTCTAAGTTCTCACTAAAGACCCAGTTGTTAGCTCTACAATGTTCTTGATATTGCTTGAAAGTTGTTTTGTAATCATCTATCCAACGTTGAATTGGACTTTTTTTGCTGAAAGCAGTGTTAGTTGAGGTTTGTTGATTTGTTGATTTGTTGGTTTCCTTAACTTTTTCTGTTTTCTTAGCTTGTTTTGCCATTATTACGTTGTTTAATCCGTCACTTCTTCCACTTCAACATCTACTGTGGGTTCTTCTATTGGAACATATTCCAATTCTGAAGGTTTGAAGTCGTGACCAACTTCTTTTGCTTGAGATTGCATTTTATCAAAATTCTCAAGAACATCTTTAATAAATTGTTCTTTAAAACCTTTATCGTCTTGTTGAGCAATATGCTCTTTCATCAACCTTACAACCTCTTCGTTCTTAGGAATTATGTCGCCGTCTCTATATGCAAAGAATTGACCTTCCTCCTCTTGTTGAATAAGTAAATCTAAACGTTCTTTATCTTTTTTATCAAAATCAATTCCTTGTGATAAGGCGAGTGTGTAGAGTTCCACAAGACGAGCATAAGATTTCACAATCTCTCCCTCATACAAGTTGTAATAAACTCTATCATACTTGTACTCATTCAAAGCGTTATCTACATTGACGCCCTTTCTGACATTTTCAGCCATCTGTTGAACATTGTTGTTAATTCGAGTCGATTCTGAACCCATTTTATTCAACAATGCGTCAGTGTATTTCAGTAAATAAAGTACTCTATTTTTTAGTTCTTCTTTCATAGTTTTCTATTCTTCTGTTTCTTCGGTTTCTTCTTTCATCTCTTCAATAGCACGTTCTAATGCAGAGTAGAAATCTTCGTCGTTAATATCCAACAACCAAGATATACAGCCATCTTCGGGTTTTTCCCACAAAATAGGCTTGCGCAAAAAAGAATAAAGAAGCATTCCAAAACTATGTTGTTTCGGAGATACTTCACTTAATTCTTTTAACTTTAAGATATTTAATTTTTTGTAATTCATAAAAATAAAAATTGTTGAATTTGTCGTTTCGCAACGATTATTTTGCAAAGAACTTAAACTCTATTCTTGTACGTTTAGTTCCTTCAGAACTGTTGTAAGCCAAATAAACTTGTTTAGCAACGCCAACGCCTTGAGCTTCAGCTGTTAGGTTGAAAGTAATATCAAGTTTGTCTTGGTTCTTCACTTCCTGACCCTCTTCATTTGTTGGTTTACTGCGCTCTACAGTTGTACAAAACGGACAACCAGGTTCTGCTGAAAATAGTTTATATTCTTCTTCTTTACCTTCTACAATTAGAGAATAAGATTGAGGAGCGTATTTATCTACTTCTCCACACTCTACCACAAAATGGTCTCCTTCAAGAGCTAAATCAACATTAGCTTTGTCTTCTGAAAGGTTTATTATGTTAATATCTGTTTTATTCATAGTTTCTAATTTTATCCTATTCCATTTGGGTTTTTGTCCCAAATATACCGCGCCACAGCATTCTGTTTCCGTAGCTGTTTTCTGTTCTATTTGACAACCACAGGCTGTACAAAAAGGTTTACTAACAACAGTAGAGCGTATCTCTTCAAAAACCCCTTTTTTCTCCTTATTTAGAGAGTTTAAAGGACAGGTTGCACAGATTTCTCTTCTTTTTCTTAAAATCTCAGGGTCTATATTAGACTTCTGAGTGAACGCGCGATATATTGTTTTTATCTTCCCTACTTTCTCCATAACCTAAGATTTTTTAGCTAATTCTTTTTGAAAATCCTCTATCTCTTCGAAACTCATCTCGTTTGTGTAATGCGGACTCTTTGTGGTTGGATAGCGATAGTGATAGGAAGCTCGTTTCTTCTTTTTGAAGAATCTGTGAATCGTCTTTTTGTGACCTTGAAGCAGTTCATATTTTTTATACAAAACTGCCAACTTTTTAGTTTCTACCTCATTTAATCCTTCTCGCTTTCTTTTCATTTCCAATCTACTAATAACGCTTCGGATTTTCGTATCATTTGCGTACAAATAACCAAGTTTTGGAATTTTTATAGCTACACATTTCGTGTTCTTAGCAAGATGTAGGATATACTCCACAACAAATTTGTAAATTTTTCTAACCTCTCGTTCACTTTCGTCCAACTCCTTAGCAACCCTTTCGATTATGTCATCTGTAAAACATATTTCTGAGTTATTACTTGTCATCTTCTAAAACTTTTATATCGGCAGGTCTAACGTCTTTCCTCTTCTTAAAGCGGATGTTACAAGACACTGTATCACAATCTATATCTAAGAAAAATTGTTTAAGTTGTTGTAATTCAGGACTTAAACTTCGCTTTTGAGCGTTGTAAGGGTCTCGAATTAGAAACATTTTCTTAGTGAGTTCTGCGTTTATTTGATTGAGGTTTTTGATATTTGTATCCAACGCTTCAACGATTACATTCTTCGTCTCCTTTGAGTAACCCATTGTCATATAAAATGCAAGAACATCTGCAGCTCTTTGGTTTAGGAAGTTATTCTTACTTCGCTGTTGCATATTTATCACAAGCGCATAAATCGACATTATCTTTCGACAAATATCCAACTTGTCACTATAGCTGAGATTGAAGTACTGAATTTTCACATTCTCCAAAAAACGAACGTCATAATCTTTCAAGCAATTCAAAATTTCAATGTTAGTTTCTTTCGAACCTGTATCCAGAACTCTGACAACCTTTTTCAACTCTATCCTTTCAGATACAGCATTACTATTTTCAATATCTTGTGTAATATTCATTTTATCGCTTATTTAACTTGAAATTTTATGCAAATGTACAAAATCTTTTTCAATCTCACAACACTTTTACAACTTTTTTGCAAACTTTTCTCATTTCAGTCTCAACCTTCATCATTTAAAAAATTTTCAACTTTTTAACTTTCAACCTTGAGGTCAAAGGAATGTTGCGCTGTTGTGGCGCTGTTGCGAAGCTGTAGCTGTTCTACCGAACACTTTCGCTTTCTTTCTTATCACGTTCCTCCGTCTCTTCTTCGTCTCGTTCCTCCGTCTCTTCTCGGTCGCTTCCGCTCCCTCACTTCGTCTCATCTTCCACCTTCATTCTTTGACTTAAAAGTTGAAAGAATAAATCTTTGAACTTTTTGAAAGAAACTCATTGTCGTGTTTTTCTGAAATCTCTCCCCTAGTCCCCTCTCTTTTTTTAAGGTAGTTTTAGGGTACAGCTATCGCTATAGAGTGCTTCCTATGGAGGTTTTGAAGAGACTTTTTGAAACTCTCCCTGAGAGAAGTGAAAATCACTCTCCCTATCGCTTCTGCTTCTTTTCCTATGTGGCTCTACGGCGTGTACTTCGACTACAGAAACGTGCATCCTCAACCCCTTGTGTGCGGTAACCTCCTAAGACAAGATTTAGTCTTCTAAAGCTGGTAAGAAGTATTGGATACAATAACTGAATGTTGTTTGCCTAGCTGAAGGTCTTTCCTGATATTCACCAACAGTTACTCGAATAGCTGAATTAGCAACCCCTTGTTGCATACAACCTCTATCGATGCATATTTGTAGCCTCTCTTGTAGTCATCAGAATCGGTGCCAGAAGCCTCTGTCACGACACCTAATCCCCCCGCCGCTTCAATTCAGGATAATTGTTTTCGTGTTATAGATTCCAATTTCCCTATAACACGTTTCTACGTATCTTCGAGTATCAACAATTTCCCTTCGTCTCTCCCTGAGACGCCTATCCACGACAGCATACTTGGTTTTACGCCCTCGCCCCTGTACCTTACTATGGCACTTGTCTATATGTCCCCATCAAAGCCGATTGTGCTATTAACACATTTGGAAGACTTATCCTTTTTAACATATAGACCATTTAGAGACACCTTGTTTCGAACCTCCTTGTTTTTTATTAAGCGGTTGCCCGCAGGGTTTACTAAAAACTACAAGTCTACTATGGTCATTCAGTTTGAAAAGAATGTTAGATAATACTCTTTAAAAAGGTAACTCGTTGATATTGAGTTTAGTAAAACCTTAGTAAGGACTACTCCTAACATCTCCATTTACTTTTCAGGGTGCAAATATACAACATTTTTTTAAATTTCCAAATAAAATTGAAAAAAATTTTCATTTTTCTTTAAAAAAGTTTGTTTGTTAGAAAAATTGTTCGTAATTTTGCCCCAAAAATAAATAAGAATAGGTTATGAAAATAATAGGTGTAGACCCAGGTACATCACAAACTGGTTGGGTTATTTACAATACAATAAGTCATTCAATAGAGAATAGTGGTGTTACGGATAATGAAGAGTTTTTAAATTCTGTAATAGAAAATGAAGACTATGACATTATGGCGATTGAAAGAATTGCCAGTTATGGTATGCCAATTGGAGCTGAAACAATTAGAACTATTGAATATATAGGTCGTTATTGGCAGAAAGTTTTAGATAGCAATAAGATTTCAGCTAAGGTTGAATTGTTCTACAAAAAAGTAGATATAAACCCTACTATATGCGGTAGCAATAAGGCTAAGGACGCTAACATACGTCAAGCTATTATGGATATGTTTCCGAAAAATGGAGGTGGTTCTAATCCTTCTGTTGGAACTTCTAAGCAGCCAGGTGTCCTATATGGAATTGGTACACACAAATGGGCTGCCTTAGCTGTGGCTTTAACGTGTGCCATAAAGAATAAGTTGATAACTTTAAAAATATACTAAAATGAGAAAGAATAGAAAAGAAAGACAGAAACGTTCCACATTAAAAGTGTCAAATTCTTCCTCTGTGGAAGTTAATCGTGAGAGTATAATTAAGAATTTGTTATATTTGTATGGTAGTTTATCAGAGCGAAAACACAGAAACTACATAATGGAAATATTGGAAGATTTTGATGTGACTCACCTTCCTACTTCCTGCGATGAATGTAAATCTCAGGACGCAGGTAGAGAGCAAGTTTTCGAGCGAGCTTTCACAGATAAAGGTTTGTATAGTGTTATGAAGATAAAAAATACTTTTAATAAACATTACGGAATGAATGTTGACGAAAAGTATGTAAAGTCTAAGATTAAGGAGTATGGTTTCAATACACCTAAGTATGTTGTAATTGTTGAAGGTATGAAGTTTCCAAGATACCGACGTATTATAATTGAAGATTTATATCATAAGATTTTGTCTCACGAAGAATAATTATAAGTTATGGATTTATCAGTTTTCAATAGTACTTTTAATAAAGAGTTTCGTAAAAATTTTGCAGAAAATAAAAAATTAAAAGTTAAAGACGGATTTTTCTATTATAAAACAGTAGAACTTATTGAGAAAAATAGGAAAGACGTCATTTTATTTTTTGAAAGAAAAGTTAGTTATGAAACTTTTAGGGATGAGATACTTGAATTGGTTTCAAGAAATCGAGATTTTTTCAGTAATAGTTTTCCTGAAGTTAATTTCGAAGATAGAGGTTGTTTGACGGTTTACGCTTGGGTGAAAACAAGAATTGAATACGCTCAATATGTTGTCGATAAGATTAAAACTAAAGAGAAGATGAAACAAAAAATAAGAAGAAATGATTAAAGTAGTTATTGCAATAGCTTTGTTTTTATGGATTGTTTATGTTTTATTGCAAGAACGCTATGAAAACAGAAAGAAATTTTAGTAATTTTAAATCCAAGAAGATAAATTTTTTATTATTTTCTTGGATTTTTTATTTTTTTGTTGTATATTTGCACTTTAAAAATTTGACAAATAAATTTTTAACGTGAAACTGAACAATCGACAATTAAAAAGATTAAAGACACTTTACAATACTTCCGCTAATATAACTGAAGCGGCTAAGAAGTTGGCTTTGGAAATGGGGATTGAATATGGAGACCCTTTTCGTAGAAAGTGTTCTAAGATATTAGAAAGACTTAAAGTTACAAATAATAAAGTTCGTATAGAAGATAGCGAATCGTTTAAAACAGCTTTGAAAAGAGAACTTTCTAATAAAAAATACTACATAATTACGTGGGAACAGAATGAAACACCTATTCATCAAGAACTTTATAGTAATATTTTAGCTTATAAAGAATTTTTGAATGCTGAAATGAGTGTTATTTTAGGGAGATATAAAAATCCAACTTCGGTTTTTGCAGACGCGAAACGTGACAATTGGAACGAACAAACGCGACCATATTGGGACGCAAGAGAACACAACATTCATAAACATTTAAAAATCCTTGCCAACATAAAGATTTCTCCAACAAGAAAATACCCTCTTACTGGGATACAAGATTTGGCTGATGGGAAAACCGTGATTGTTGGTCATCCTAAGTTACATTTGAAAGTTGAACCTACTCTTGCAAATTATCCTGATAGAATGATTTTGACAACAGGAGCTATAACACTCCCTAATTACACAGATAGTGCAACAGGGGTTATAGGCGAGGGGTCACACAAGTATGGTTTTGTAATAGTTGAAATAGAGGATGAAAACACTTTTTTTGTTCGTCAGGTTGAAGCTGAGGAAGATGGTTCTTTCATAGACTTGTGTTATGAAGTTAGAAATCAACAAGTTACAAAGATAAATAAGGCGTTAGGTCTTATCTGTGGAGATACTCATTTAGGTCAGTTAAACCCTGAAATTGACAAGCAAAACGATTTGATTTGTAATTATTTCAATGTCGATAACGTTGTGTTACACGATATTATTGACGGAGAAAGTTGTAATAATCACAAGATAAAATCGCCAATTCAACAATTCAAACGTTATGAAAAAAGAGAACATTTGATACACCAAGAGCTTGAAAATCTATCGGAATGGGTTGGTAACAAACTGAAATTCAAACCTGTTATACCACAAGCTAATCATAACAATCGTTTCGATAGAATTTTAGAAGAGGATTGGCGTAAAGACATTCATAATGCGTTGTTTTACTTAGAGTTCACTAAGAAAGTACTTGACGGAGAAGTAGAAGACGGAGTGGTTGCTTATTGGTTGAAACATCGTTTTGGAGACAATGTTGTCACATTAAAACATACAGATAGTTTCAAAATAGGGAAATACGAGTGTTCACAACACGGAGATAATGGTTCTAACGGAGCAAAGGGTTCACCTATAACATTTAGAAATTTAGGAATACCAATCATTCTTGCGCACACGCACACTCCTTATCGCGCTGACGACACACTCTACGTCGGAACAAATACAGAATTACTCCTTGACTACAATCAGAAAGGAGCAAGTTCTTGGATGCATTGCAACGTACTTGTATCTAAAAATGGAATAGCCCAACATATCATATTCAACAATTATAAATTTACAACATTCGAACTAAACTAAATTAAATTATGAGAAAGTTAATAGTAAAACTATTCGCGCTTGATTACATTGTAAAAATTGGAAGTAAGAAGTTAGGATTCACACGTTCTGCAAACTTCATTTTTCCTTCACTTTTAGCAACAATGACGTTGAGTGCTGCACACAATCCTTACTGGTGGGTAGGACTTGTGTTTTTCTTCATCTTTGTATTTTTTGGTTTTGTCTATTTTAGAATTAAACCGTTACAAACAGAAGACGTTCACCACTTTGATGACCCGCAACTTTACGCGTGGTTCGTTTATCACAACTATCGTTACAAAACAGAACCTACTCGTTACAATGGATTTTGGGTATTGCTCGTAAATCCAATTTGTATTATAATTTTCTTATCCGTTTTGTTTTCGAGACTTTCTTAATTATCTTTGTAAAAATTGTTGAATAATGAGTTTTAAAATGAATAATTGTTGCCCTAGTTCACCTTGTCGTCCTGAACCTTGCGGTTGCAAGTTTTTTGTGGATAGCAAGTGTGTGATATATGATGGTAGAGGTTTTAGAGCTATAAACCTCCCTAAAGGTTCGAGAGCTGAACATATTTTTGAGTGGATAGATGATTTACTTTATAAAATCCTGAACGATACATTACCTTTCCGTAACATTGGAGATGGTGCTAAGGTTTATAAATCGCGTACCACTGATGGTTATTACGAGTTCCGTACGATAAAATCGGCAGATGAGGAAACTCTTGTTATAAAAGAAGAGCCTACTCAGATAACTATTCAAGGCGCGAAACCTACGATAGAACGTCGTGGCGATATAATTACTTTGTATTTGACCACCGATAAAGGTAAAGTTGTTGCTTCTACAATCGACTTACAAGATTATGCACAAGCCTCTCAGGATATTCACGTTAGTGATGTGAAGTTGGAAGGTTCTAACCTTGTGTTTTCTTACAACAAGGTAAAAGCCCCATTATCTGTAAATGTTGCTTCTTTCTTGGCAGACTTTTATGGTACAGAGTTAAAAATTCAAGGTACTACCTTAACTTTGGTTCGTAATGGAAGTCTTCCTCCCTTATCTGTAGATTTGTCAAGTTTAAAAGACAATATAGATACTTATACAACTAATCTTCAGTTAGATAATAAGACTATTGTTTTGTCTCAAAACGGAAAGACTGATATTCGTTTAGACCTTACACCTATTGCTGGTGGCGGAGCTGTTACAGATACATTTGTTGAAGGTTTTGAGTTGGACGGTAATACGTTAAAACTAAAACAGAACAATGGGAAAGCTGACTTATCTGTAGACTTGACAAAGTATATATTTACTGCTGACAAGCACTTAACAGGTGTTGAGTTTGATAATAATACTTTTGTGTTGACACTTAAACGTTCTGAAAATTTACCAGACTTAACCATTAACCTATCGGCGTTTAAACCTACTCAAGCCAATCTGACACAGAGTGATTCTACAAAACCTGACTTTATTAAGAATAGAAATCTTTATAAAGAAATCACTGCAGATTACACTTTAACACCTGCTGACAATAACACGGAGCTGTTCATTAACAATGGAGGTAACCCTTTAACAATTACCATTCCTGAGAAAGCAACTCTTACAGCGGGTCTTGAAGCGAATAATGCTTATTTTGTTTCTTTCACTCAAATAGGTACTGGAGATGTTACATTTACAGG